ATTTTAAATTTTTGAGATATGCGTTTATATAGATTTATCAATACAGATAAGAAAATTGACGTAGTTGTCGTTACAGATGGTTCTTGTGAACAAAAAAGAGTTTTTATCACTGAATCTCCAAGAGGTGTTGTTCCTGCTGGTTCTGTCAATCCTTCTGCTGATGAAAAAGCAGGAAGCGATGCTTTTCTTGCTTTGGGTTGGAAATGGAATGTGGGGGAAAGTGTTCAACATGAAGAGTTGGTTGCGTTTGCTGAAAATAATGCTCTTACATTGACGATTGAACCGCAGGGGTTGAATGAAATTGTTTCTGTAAAGGCTTCTTGGAATAGTAGCAATATTTGTATCTTGGAAATTGCTACGACTGTTCCGGCTGAAAAAGAAGTGGAGATTTATTTTCCCAATACAGTAACGTTAAAGGATTCTGTTGGACGTTATGGAACAATTAGAGGTGACAAGAAAGTGCTTATTTCAAAAGTGAATGGACGTACACCTATGGAATTTTCTTTGGCTGATCTTGGTTTGTCTAAAAAGGAAGATTTGAATCTTGTTGTTATGTCTGACGATGGCGTTCAGAAGTTCGAAGTAGTGGCTCATTAATTTTTAGAAGCTATGTTAAGACTTCTTTTTACAACAAAGGATTTAAGTAAGCAAATGACTGTCATAACTGATGGTATTGACAGTCAGATGAACGTCTTTGTAACTGAAAATACGGTAGGTGACGTTGAATATTACAAATCTCTTGGTATTGTAATTGATGCTGGTGTCACCTATAATATCGGTAAGTTCAAAGAATGGTGTCTTGCGAATGGATTGGGTCTTATTGGTTATCCCGAAGGACTGGGAGAAGAAAAGATTAATTATGTAAACGTTCTCGACAGAACGGAATATACATTTGCATTGCAAACAGAATCACTTTCTTTTGTCAATACGGGAGAAAGTAAGAATTTTGTTGTTACTTCCAGTAAGCAGGAATATAGGGATGGTGCGCCTTATGGAAAGCCTATAGCCGTTGCTATTCAGATTAAAATTTCCGGTACAGGTTTTTCGGGTAATGCGGAAATAAGTCAAATTTCTGCTACAGAGAATCCTACTGACAAGCAAAGAACTGGTACAGCTACAATCATTCAGAATGAGAGTGGAAAAACAGCAACCATTTCTTTAAGTCAAGCTGCATCTGTTATTACTTATGAAAATACGATCACAGCCAATAAGACAACTCTTACTTTTGCTGCAACGGCAGGTGATCAAGTGGTCACAATCACTTCTACCAGACAAAAGAAGCTGAACGGTAAGAATAGTGGTTCTCCAACTACCGTAAATACTACAGGAAAAGTAACCGGTACGGGTTTTTCTTTGAAAACTCAATCGGGAGCAAATTATACTGTTTCCGCCACTGAAAATACAAATGAGACTACCGGAAGAACAGGGACTCTTGTTGTGACACAGGAAGGGTCGGGAGCAAAATCAATTACGATTAATTTAAGCCAGCTAAAGGCAACTGTTGCTTATGTTTATAATTTGTCTTCTAATCCTTCAAGGGTGGAATTTGCTGCTACGGGTGAAACAAAAACGCTTTCCATTTCTTCTACAAAACAAAAAACAGTAAATGGAAAGAATAGTGGTAGCCCTGTGGCTGTGAATTATACAACGACAGTTTCCGGTACAGGTTTTTCGAAAGGAACAACCGAATATTCCGTTGTAGCAGCGGTCAATACTGGTACAGCAAGAGAAGGGTCAGCAGTTGTAAAACAATCGGAAGGAACAAAGCAAATAACAATTACGCTATCACAGGCAGCAGGCACTTCCGCTTAATTTTTTTATTGACGTGAGTAGGAAAAGAGACAAAAATAAAAATCAAGGAAAGTCAGACCTGTTAAAGGGTCTGGCCAGCCTTTCTTTGGAAGATATTGTAGGATTGCAGAAAACTCTTCCTACTTTGCTTCAATCCAAATTACAGCAGATGTCTCGTTCTGATGATTTGGAAAATCTTTTAAAAGCTAATTTGTACCTGGATAATGTCAATCAAAGACAGGACAATGTAAAGGCTGTGTTCTTTAATCCAGATGAAGCAAGTGATACGGGAAGAGGATATAAAGACCCTATGTTTTACGGGTCGCTTCCTTTTGAAGTACTTCGAAGGATGGGGGACATTTTTGTTGTCCGGGCTGTGGTGAATACCCGTGTTGAACAGGTACAGAATTTCTTGCATTTTTCAACAGATGAACAGAAAGAAGGTTACACTATCCGAAGAAAAAGAAATCCTTTTGAGAAACAAAGTACAGAACATTCAAGAGAAGATCAGATAAAGATAGCCTATATTCGTAAATTCTTGGAAGAAGGCGGTTTCCATGACAAATGGGAATCTTTTGATACATTTCAGGATTTTGGGAGAAAAGTTGTGTTTGACAGTTTAACACTTGATCAGCTTGCCTTTGAGATTGTAAGGGACAGATCATGGAATTTGGCGAGATATCGTGCCGTAGATGCTTCTTTGATCCGTTTCTTGGACAGTATTGACCCTAAGTTCCGAGACGAGTTTGAAAAGTACCGTTTCAAAGGTTATCTTCCTAAATATTGTATGGCATGGCAAGGACAGATCATGGAAAATCCTGTTACGCATGAAAGTGTTATTTTTTATCCCTGGGAATTGGGCATCGGTATCCGCAATAAATCCACCAACATCTATAAAAATGGGTATGGCACGTCAGAACTGGAAACATTGTCCAGTGTTATGACGTGGATTTTGTGGGGGTTTGAATATAACGGAAATTATTTTAGCAAATCTTCTCAACCAAAAGGAATCATAAATGTTAAGAATCCGAACATATCTCAATCTTCTTTGGATGAGTTCAGACAGGCTTGGCAACAGACTATGGTGGGTACCCATAATAGCCACAGAACGCCCATTATCAACGGGTTAGACCTCCAGTGGTTAGATTTGAGCAAGAACACCAACCGAGATATGGAGTTTAGCGATTGGTTAAAATTCCTGTTGGTTATGGCTTGTGCCGTATATCGTATCGATCCGTCTGAACTTGGTTTTCAATTCAAAGATCAGACTAATATATTTGGACAAGCTGGTCAGAAAGAACGGTTGCAACACTCTAAAGACAAAGGATTGAAGCCTATCCTTGTGTTCTTGCAAGAGGTAATCAATTATTATCTTGTTTCTGAGCTGGACGAAGATTTTGAATTTGTCTTTACAGGTGTAGACGCAGAGGATGAAGGCAGACAGGTTGAGATTGATGCTAAGAAGATTCAAAACGGTATGGTTTGCTTAGAGGATATTTTTGAAAAATACTCTGGACGTAAATTCAATCCTGAAACGGATACTATTCTGAATCAATCCTATCAACTTCAAAAGCAAATGCAATTACAGCAAGCTATGTATGGTGGAGAAGCGATGAATGAAGAAGTGGATCGTCAGATAGCTTCGGAAGAAAAGGAAGATACACAAAAATCATTCAGTTCGAATCCTATCATGGATGCTGCTATGTCTTACATTGAGAAGAACTGGGGGGAATCGTGAACGTTCGATATGTAAAGAACATAAAAGTCGAGAAAATGCCGTTGGTGTCAAATATACATCATCATGTTGACCCTATGCGTTATCCTAAAGTACAAGAAGGTTATGAAGGGATGGCGCAGGTCATTTTCTCGACACAGATAAACAATATGTTAATGGACTTGACGAAGAAAATGGTCAACCAAAAATCGAAGTAGCCTATGCTGTTTACACCGGAAGAAATACAGCAGTTGTTTTTCATTGTCGATTATCGTATTGCACGAGTGATTGCCGATGTATTGGGAAAAGATTATCTTTCCCCAGACGACATAGATGTACTTAAAAGGTTCGATTTTGACCTAAAGACAGAAATTCTAAAAATACCACCTTACTGGCAAGCATTCATATTTGGACGGTTAGCAGCCATACTTTCCCCAGCACAGCTTTCTTCGCTTAATTTTGATGATTTGAGACAATATGTCGAGAAAAAACAATATCCACAATTGACAACAAGGGAAAAGGCAGAATACAATGCGTCTGCCATGCGTTCTTATTCTTATATAAAGGGAATGGGAAATAAAATAAAGGATTCCCTTTCTTCCACCATATCGGAAGAAGAAATGAAAATAGCTGTTGCGGAGCGAGAAAGGGAAGTTGAAACAGCTATTAAAGAGGAACTTTCAGAAGGGGTTCTAAAAAGGAAATCTGTTCAGTCTATAGTAAGTGCGCTTGGGCATAGATTGGATGAATGGAATCGTGACTGGGGACGTATAGTTGCTACTGAAATGGAGAACATTTTTCAGATAGGTACGGCTCAAATGATAATGAAAGAACATGGCATTCATGCTAAGGTGTATAAGCAAACAATGCCACAAGCCTGCCGGTATTGCTTAAATGCCTACACTACAAATGGCTATGGTTCTAAGCCAGTTATATTTGATTTATCCGAATTGATTGCTAACGGAACGAATATAGGCAGAAAATCAAAGGATTGGAAGCCTGTTTTAACAAATATTCACCCTTTTTGCAGATGCAACCTCCGTTACATTCCAGATGGTTATGAATGGGATGATAAAACACAATCTTTTGAACCTAAAAAAGTGGAAGATAAAGATCGTGTTGAGAGAAAATCAAAGGTGAAAATTACAGTAGGAACAAAATATTTCGAAGTATAATGAAAACAAGAACAATTTTTAATTCTGGTTATATCAGCATACCTACAGTGGATAGTTCAAAATGGATAAAGGATATTCAAGTGGGTGATGTAATAAGAACCACTTCCGGTTATAGGAGAGTGGTTAGGGTAACGCAGTTTGAACCATCATCTATACCTTGCGTTTTGGATGTGTGTTATATTACCGAGGACGAAACTCTTGAAAAGGGGTATCGGGAAGATGCGTTGCATAGGATAACGGAAAATTCTTTTGTTTTGTGTGATAACAAGGTGAAAAAGGCTAATAGGATACGACCAGGAGATGTTATTATGCTTAAAAATGGTTGCAAGGGCAAAGTAACCAACATTATACAGATACCTATTGATAATGTTTCGCAATATTTTTATAGTTTTGAACTTGATAAGCCGGACTTCTTTTTTGCAGATAATGTTTGCATCCCGGACGTAGTTTGCAGCAGTAATTCAAAATAAAATTTTTTAAATATGGCGTTGAATTTGAAAGCGTTACTTGGTTTACAGACGCAAAAAGAAAAAATAGATGAGTACAAAGGACTTCTTAAAAAGGAAAGAGAAATAAAGCAAGAGGTAGATTCACTTGCGGAGAATTACTCTTTACAGAAGTCTCAATACGATTCTTTGAGAGGTAGTGACAATGTGGAAGCCGCTATGAAGGCAGAGAGTTGTTTCAGTGAGTTCTTGAAACAGCAATCAAAGGATTTAATGAGTGTTTACAATAGAAGAAATTCTATCCAGAAGTCGATTGAGAGACTGGAAAATGATGAAGATTTTGCTGAAATGGCAAAAGATATTCGTCACCTTTTTGAATGTCGGGAACTTTGGAAACAAGGATTGATTAAAAAATCGGTTTATTTTGATTTGTTCAAAGCAAAGCAAGGAAAGGTGCAATTTGCCGATGTGCTGGTTTTTAGAGGCGACAAACTCCTTATCTTGAACCGTGTGGGAGAAAAGGGGGCGGTATCAAACGATTGGTGTATTCCAGGGGGACATGTTGATCCAGGGGAAACTTTCTTGCAAGCAGCCAAAAGAGAGCTGTTTGAAGAAACTGGTATTGATATGTCGGAAAGTTTATTGATTCCTGTTGGTAAGTATATCCCCAAAAGAAAAGGGATAGAGATTCACTATTTTATGTGTCATATTGACGATCAGACACCAGTCAATATCCTTGTGGATGCGGAAGAGGAAACAGGGTCGGAATGGATCAATCCTTACACGGAACTTGATCTTTACAACTTCATTTTTGATATGAAGGATAATATCAAGCGCATTCTCGGTATTGAAGTGCCGGATGAATTTCAATTGGTAATGAAGTCATTCAAGGACGGGAAAATATCAAAGGAAGTATTTACTACCTATTGCGAGAAAAATCCCGAAAAACTGGAAAAATCAGCAAACAAGACTTTTTTCACACATGAAGAAAGAAAGGATTTGGCAAAGAAGGGTGAGGCAATGCCAAATGGGAAATATCCTATTAGAAATCGCCAGGATTTGAAAGATGCTATTCGTTTGTCCGGTAGTTCTTCTATGTCGAAGGAAGATGTAAAGAAATGGATCAAGAAGCGTGCAAAAGAACTTAATTTGGAAGATGAACTGCCGGAAGATTGGAAAGTTGAAAAAACAATGGATACAGAAGATGCTCATACATTGCAACGTGAATCTTTGGATGGAGAAACTAAAAATATCGTCCGTACAGAAGATGGAGTAGGAGAAGGCTGTTCTCATGAAGGAAAGATTGAGAAAGCCATTACTTTCAAGAGAACTGTTTATGAAGAAAAAGAAGTGGAAGTTGAAGAAGAGCCAAACAAATACACTTATGGAAACTTCCAAATCTCCTTTAGTGATAATGACGGAGGACATGGAGATAAGTTTGCCGATTTTTTAGCTACTTTCCAAAAAGTAACAAACTTATGTAAGCCTTTTTCTGTGGTTATAAAGACAGAAGATAACGGTGAACAAGAATGGAAATTTGGAACAAAATTCTGTTTAAACAGTGTCTCCAAAACAGAAGATATTAGAAAATCACAAGAGGACACTATTAATAAAGCAAAATTTGCTACTTCGAGATACATAATTGAATGTGTTGACAAAGGAGGTAATCTTAAAAATTTATTAGAGTATATCAAAAAGATAGGGAACAAAGGACATTCTTTTGGTATTGATGTGGATAAAGATAATTCAGATTATAAATCTTATTTTAGTTGGGATGGGGATGGTTCGGATTATATTGAATCCATTAAAGCAGAAAAAATAGAGCCTTTGTATAAGTCAGGTGAGGATGTTTTCAACAAAGAAACTTCTAAAGAAAACATTGAAAAGTCCGAGAAGAAAGATAAGAGTATTTTCAACACTTATCTTAATTTTCTGGAAGGAGCCAAAACGCGTCTTAAAAACATTCATTGGGGGGAGGAAGATAATTCTAAACACGTTTATCTTGATGATCTTTCGGAAAATGTTTCTGAATTTGAAGATAAGATTGCAGAAGCCGGTCAAGCAGGATTCGGACGGTTTAAGGATGGAGAAATACAAGGTGACGAGGTGGAAGAATCTGATCCTATCGCTATTTGCCAAATGATATTCGACAAAACGATTGAGTTCAGAAAAGAACTTGCTGAAAAGGATGAATACATTGGTGAGGTAAGTTGGATTGATGATTTTCTTGCCACACTCAAACAATCGAAATACAGATTGCAATTGCATTAATACAAAAGGTATAGATTGTGATAATTATTAATAAAAGTTAAAATATTGGGTTATTGCAATTTATACCTATTTTTGCAGTATTTTTGAGTGTCGCTATTACGTTTATATTTAAACTCAACAATCATAGAATGTTTGATAGTTTCAAATTATATGTAGACTTGGACTTGGAAAAGGCTAAAAAGGATGATTCTTTGAATGAATCTCCATATTCTAATATGGTCTTTTCTGGCGTAGCTTCTGATTCTTCAAAGGACGACGAAGAAGAAGTATTAGAGCCGTCTGGGTTTATATATGATAGATTTTTGAAATCAGGATTGTTCAATCTCGATCATTTGCCGACAAGATCGCCTATCAATAAAAGTAGATTTTGGATAGGCGAGCCTATTGAAGCCTATGTGAAAGACAATAAGTTTTTTGTGAAAGGTAAATTATGGGAAAAATCACCGGAAGCTCGTGCTTTTTGGGATAAGGCTATTGAGATGAAGGAATCCGGTTCAACAAGAAAGCCTGGAATGAGCGTTGAAGGTAAGGCTTTGGAAAGAGATAAACGGAATCCAAAAAGAGTGACAAAAGCCCTTATTACAAACATAGCGTTGACTATGACGCCTGTTAATACCAAAACTTATCTTGATATTGAGAAAAGTAAAGGGAACAGGGGGAACGATTTGTTGGAAATGCAGAAATCCGCTATCCTTTTTGAGTATTGCACCGAAAATGGGATAGTTCAGATAGATAACAATTTTAAGGTAAATTTCCAAAAGTCGCATTCTTTTGATGTTGGTTCTTTTTGGGAAATTTACAAATCAGTTCAAAAAGGAAGATTGGATAGAAGTGTTCTTGATACACTTGTAGAAAGAGTTCGACAATAATTTTTAAATAGATAGTATATTATGCTAAACTTGAATGAATTTAAAAACGATCCGCTATACAAGGCACTCGAAAACTCTGGTTTTAGTGCGGAAGATATTGCTTCTATGGTGGAAAGAGGTGATGTAACTTTTGAGAAGTCTAAAACTGTTGCTGAAATGAAGGATTCCGAAAAGAAGGAAGAAAAAAATATCGGCAACGATAAGAAGCATGAAGATGCTCTTAAAGAGGACGAAAAAGAGGACAAGAAAGACGTAAAGGATTTGAAAGAAGACATCAAGGAAAAAGAAGATAAAGTTGAGAAATCTTTCTCTATGGAAGATATGAAATCTTTCGGTGCTTCTTTGGCTGCCAATATCGTAAAAGGAATGACAGAGGTTATGAACGAACGTTTTGGTAACATTGAAAAATCTTTGGAAACTTTCGGCGCACAAACTCCATCTTTCAAAGGTGTTCAGACTTCTGCCGTTTTGGAAAAATCTATGAAACCGGAAGTGGACGAAGAAGGAAAGACTTTGTTGTCTGTCACTAAACAGCGACCTTTAGTTACTGCTGCCATCAATAAGGCTATTGAAAACGAAGGAGAAGAACTTGAAAAATCCATTGGCGATGATGCTTTAGCTTTCTTGGCAGATACGCAAGCCGAAACTATTGGCAAGAACTTGGCGAAGTTCATGTACGAAAAGTATAATATCAAGTTCCACAAGTAAGAAACAATTCGATTGAATATAATATAAAATATTGATAATCATGGAATTATACAATTATAATGATTTGGCAGCTTTTGGAGGTAGCAATAACGTTGCTGACGTGTTGAAAGCTATGGAAGCCGGCTTACAGACTGGTATGCAATACAACGACCAGATTAACAATGGTGGAGGTTTGAAAATAGAATCTTTGGATGCTTACATCAAGGTTCTTGCCAACCGTTTGAATCAGTTGGTCGTTTATAATGAAATGCCGAAACAGAGAATCGAGAATACGGTTCATCAGTACAATCAGTTGTACAAATATGGTGAAGATGTAGGTATCTTCAACCGTGAAGGTGAAACACCGGAAGAAACCGATACTCAATACATTCGCAAATCTATTATCGCTAAGTTCATGGGATTGACAGGGCAGGTAACAGACCCAGCAATGTTGGCGAAGTTGGCAGGTGGTATGAATATGTACACTCGTGAGGTACAGAACAAGACAACTTTGTTGCTTACTTTGATTGACACTAACTTGACGAGTGCGGATTCTACTTGTGTGGAAGAAGAATTTGATGGTATTTTCCGTCAGCACATGATGGGTGTCGCTTCTGCTGATCGTGGTTCTACGGAAGGTATGAGCACAGAACAGATTTTGGATGCTTATTATGGCTCTGCTGCCGTTATTGATGCACAGGGTGGCATTTTGACTGATGCTTTGGTAGAAGATGCTGCTGACGCTGTTGTAAATGTTTACAACGGTTATATCGACCGTATCGTTTCCGCTCCGGTTGTATTTAACAACTATGTGAAGAAATTCCATGAATCGAAACGTGTTGTTGTCGGTATGGCTAACAGTGTTGTAGGCGCAACGATGGGTCAGTCTGTAAACAATATCGTAACGCAGTTTGGTAGCGTTGCAGTTAAGAGCGATAAGTTCTTTGACGTTCGTAAACCTATTAAGGCAACTGCTACAGCTACTTCTCCGAAAGCTCCGGCAACTCCTGTTGCAGGTGGAACAAAATCGGCTGTTATTGCAGATGCTAAAACCAACTTTACATTACATGCGGGTTCTTATGGTTATCTGGTAACCGCAAAGAACCGTTATGGCGAGTCTGCTCCGCTTGAATTAACTGACAACGCTTTGGCTGTTGGAGCTAATCAGTCAGTTGACTTACAATGGACAGCCGGTGTAGGTGGAGCTTATCAGGCTACCGCTTATGTGGTTTATCGTACTAAGAAAGTAACTGCTTTGACAGACACGACAGAATATTATCCTATCTTTACTATTCCGGTTTCTATGCTGGCTGCTGGATATGATGGTGCTGCTGCAACTAAAGTTCGTGACCGCAACCGTATCATTGCAGGAACTAAGTCTGCTTTGATTTATTACAATGACAGTCAGATCAATGAATACTTGCAGTTCGGCGACACTCGTAAGATCGACTTTGCAATCACTGCTCCGTCTCGTAGATTTGCAATTTTGAACTACGGCACTCCGGTTTTGTATCAGCCCGCTAAGATGTGTCGTGTCATCAATATCGGTGATGAAGGCTTAGGTGCATAAGAGATCATAGGAATTAAAATAAACAAGAGGGAAGGAAAGGGTTCTTGGCAACATCTTCCCTTCCCTTAATAATTTAAGTTTGAAATATGGTAACAATCGTATCAACAATCTATAAGGACACTGTTATCCAATTTGGAGATGAACTTGTGAAGTTTACGAACGGTAAGTCAACCGTAAAGGATGAGACTTGGGAATATATCAGAACGGGCGGCTTTAAAGGAATCACTTCTTTGGAAGATGCAGAGAATTTGGAAAAGGAAAAATCTGAAAGAGAAAAGGATGATGAAGCCACTATCAAAGTTCTGAAAGATGAGTATGACTTTGAAATCAAACGTTTGAACGGTATTATCAGCGACAAGAACGCTCAAATTGAAAAAATGAAACAAGCTGCTGATGTTTGGAGAAAAGAGTGTGAAAGATTGATGAATGGTGGAAAGCCAAAAGAAATAGAAGAAGAGAAAGAGAAAGAAGAAAGTTCTTATAATGAAGAAGAAATTGCTTCTTTGAAAGAAGATATGTCCAAAATGTCTTTCGAAGATTTGAAAACTCTTGCTATTGAAAATGGTATGTCTAAGCAAAAGGCAGGAAGATTCAAAGAAGAAGATCAGAAGGACGAACTTATCAATGCGATAATTTCTTTACCTAAAAAATAAAAGGTTATGCCGGGACAACTGACGTTTACAATAAAATATAAAAAGAACACAGGATCGGTCATTTCGGTAGCCGAAATGTGGAACAACTACTTGTATGGTATCACTATACAGGCTGGAACTGGTACGGCTTTTTCTGATGATGCTCTTAGAACTTATCTTAGTGCAGCGCAGAGAGAGGTTGAGAACTATTTCAATCTTAAATTTGTAAAACAGTTGGTTGAATCGGAAACGCATTCTTATTACAGGACAGATTATTTTCAGCAATTCCCTATCATACAAACCAACTGTCCTGTAAGAGTTCCTCTTGCGCTAACAGGTATGTTGAATAAGATGGAGCAGATTATTTATCCGCAAGCATGGCTTACATGTGAAAAGGATATGGACGGGATAGGGAAACGGAGAATGAGTGTAGTACCTACTGGGGCAAGTTCGGTCAGGGGAAATGCCGATGTTATTCTTACAGGTATAACAACTCAAATAGGATTTCAACGGTACACAAACATACCGGACTATTGGGATATTCAGTATATAACCGGATTTGATTTGGATAAAATGCCGGTTGATTTGATAAATCTGGTTGGTAAGCTCGCTTCATTCGGCCCGTTAAATATTGCTGGAGATATGATATTCAATCTTCCGGGTATTGCGTCCATGCACCTGGAGATAGACGGACTTAGACAATCCATAAACTCTACTGCTTCTGCTGAAAATGCAGGGTATGGGGCACGTCTGAAACAGTATCAGAAAGAAATAGAGGAAACGGTAGGACGGATAAAACTTGTGTACGATCAGTTTAAATTTTTGGTATTATAAGGAGGACGTATCGTGGCAAAAAGCATTTTACAATCACCTATTCCGGCTTTAAGCAATGCAAGTCCTGAATTTATGCGTTCAGAGTTCGATTCTGCTGTGTATTTGAAAGGATATGAGGTGGTAATCGAAAAGGCTTTGAGATGTCCTTGCAACGCACCAGATTCTCCTTTGACGGATTGTCAGAATTGTTTCGGCACAGGATATTTTTATGTGAACCCTGTAAGTACCCATGCACTCATAACCGGAATAAACGGAAACAACGATTATAAGCGTTGGTCGGAAGAACTGATAGGAACTATCAATGTAACGGTGACGGATACAGATAAACCGAATATGGGGTATTTTGATAGGATCACAATTCAAAAGGAATACTCTTATTTCAGCGAAAATCTTCCTGTAAGAACGGACGGAGAGAACTTTTTCGTGTTCACGACCTACAAACCATTATCCATATATAGTATTCATGTGTTTGACGGCTCAACAATGCCTTTAAGACAACTTTCAGTGGGAGATTATAAAGTAAGTGATACGAGCCCTTATTGCATAATTTTTACCGCTGATATGACTTTAAATCCGGTTGTGAGCGTTTACTATCAACATCAATTGGAATTTCATGTATTAGATTTTCCGCATGAAGTTCGTGCTTCATGGAAAAAGAACAAGAAATCAGGGCAATTGGAAAGGACAAGGCTTCCTATCCAGGCAGTAGCAAGAAGAACACATTTGATAGTCTCTGAAAAACCTAATTTTGACGGTTCGGGCGTTATTTTGAACGATAACATAACAATGAAGATAGAAGAATGATTGTTCCTATAAACATAGACTTAGGTGATCTTGTGGAAGAGTTTAATCTTTCAGGGGATCAATCTGTGTCTTTAGGCTCTTCCATTATAGATGCTGTTGTTGCTGAATATCAGCTTAGGTGGCAAAATCTTATATCAAGCAATCTTCATAAAACAAGGAATGAATATAAAAGGGGAGTTTTCATAGAAAGAGAATCCCCTTTGTCCGTTACATTTGGGTTGACAAACAGAGAATCTTCTATTCCTTTGATGATTGAGGAAGGGCAACCACCTTTTGATGAGAAAGAAGGATTTAGAAATTCACCGAAAAGAAAGCGAAAACAAGGTGGCGGGTGGTATATAAATATTCCATTTCGACATGCAACACCTGAAGCTGTAGCAACTTCAGGCTTATTTTCAACGATAATACCTCAACAGATTTACGATGCAGTTCGAAAGACAGGAAGGCTGGGGATTGGAAATTTACAAGGAAGGTTTGCCGAAAAAGGAGAGAGGAAAGAGATAAACAGGTTGGGAGTAAACAAACCATCTTACATGCACAAAGCACCTATTTATCAAGGCTTGACGAAAGTAAACATTGCTTCTACTGCAAACGAAACAAGAAGTGGTTACTTTACATGGAGAAGGGTAAGTGATGCTTCTGATCCTAACAGTTGGTGGAATGGTGGTATTATTCCATATAAGCTCATGGATAAGGCTCTTGAACAAGCTAAAATAGATGTTGTCGCGGATAGGGTTATAAACGAATTTTTAAAGGCTATTTAGTTATGATACAGATAGTTAAAATAAAAAAGATTGTAGAAAGTTGTTTGGAATATGTTCAGACTGACTTTGAAAGTAAAAACAATGAAAAGGATTCTTTCTTGTATAAGGTGTTGGGAGACACGCAGGATGGTTCTTACAACTTCTATGAGCAGGCAAAGAATTTGTTTTTGCGGAAAGAAACAAACCCTAACAACATAAAGGTATTGCTGGAATATCCGAAAGACAGAGCAGGACTTCCGTCTTATGTGATTCGTGAACCGGGAAAGAAAAGTGGTATCGCCAACTCTATAGGTAAGATAGAATCTTTTATGGGTGGTGTTCCTATGTACAGAGATACAAGACAGTATGGATTGGAAATTATGTGTTTTTCTGTAAATATGAACGAATCAATTCTGATGTCAGAAGTTTTGTATGCACTTTTACTTGGTTCTTGGGATTTATTGGCTTCTCAATTTCTTAAAATAGAGTTTTCCATGAAGGAACTGATGATGGAGAACCATTTGATGCCAACTCCTATTTTTATTCGTTCTATAGGATTGGAATTATCTTCGGAAGAAATAGCTCCAGGTCTTGTGGATACAACTTTACTTGGAAAGATCATTTTTGGAAAGATCAACCAAGTGGATAGTATTGCTCTTGGCGACCCAACCGCTATCGATGGACTTCCAGGGGTGGAATCAGAAATTAAAGGCGGTTGGTAGAACATTGAGCGAAAAATGATTACCTTTGGTGAAACAAATTTGAAGAAGAGAATCAAAGGATTTGTTTTCATTATCTGAATTTTCAACCTTTACGGAAGAAAGATAATTTAAAAAGAGAGGTATGATTCCACCTAATTATTTAGAAAGGATAGATGGGATAAAATCATATAAATTCGATATATAAATAATTAAATATAAATAATATGAGCACATCATTCATATTTGGAAATAAACAAATAACTCTCCCGGGAAGTTATAGTCGAATCGTTTCTGGCGAAACGTCACCTGCCCGTACATTAGATTATTCTAAAACTATAATCATAGATACTGGCGTTTATGGTGCAAATTGGTGCGGTGGCTCTGGTGTATCTGGGGAAAATTATCAGAACTTGGATGCAGTTTACAGATTTGACACGTTGGCAGAGTTTCGTTCTTTCATGAAAGGTGGTATGTACTGGAAAATTGCAGAGGCACTTTTTACTCCTGATTACACAAATCCTGCTTCTACTGGTATCTCTCAACTGTTGTTCGTAAGAGCTGCCCGGACAACTGCTGCCACTATCACTTTTGCAACAACAGCGGGCGGAACGTTTGAAGTTAAAACTTTGGACGAAGGAAAGGGAGCAAATGGTACATTTTCGGAAGCTGGCAATCTGATTACTGGTTATGGAGTTTCTATTGTGGCAGGAGAAGATGATCCTGAAAAATGGATCATGAAGTTTTACGTTGGCTCTTTTACCGGTTATGCAGAGGATGGTTATCCTATTGGAGAAACACCGGAAGATCAGGCAGTACCTACTTTGGTATTGCAGTCGCCTGAATTTAATAATATTCAGACTTTGATTGATTGGGCTAAATCAGACTCCAATTTTGCGAATTTGTTTGTATTGACAAACAATGCAGAGAAAGAAGGTGAAGGAACTGTAGCGGGAAACGACGTAACAACGGCACTTGCAGGAAAGAAATTCGTACTTGCAAAAGGCGGTACGGAAACTTATAATGCCGATTACATGACACAGGCTCTTGCTGCTATCACAGGGTTGGATTATAGTTTTGCTCTTACAGATCAGTTTGGACAAAATGCGGATTCTGCGTTACAGAAACAGTATATTGCCCACATGAACAGCCAGGCAAAATACACCCATTTCTTGTTTGTTGGAGGATATGCTGATGCTGCTAATTTCTCTAAATCACTTGATTTGGCAAAAGGCTTTAATAGTGAGCTTGTCCAGTTGGTACATGGAGGCGCAGGCATGACTTCCGGTATTACAGGTGTAAAAACGCGTTGGTGGGGTGTGATGTATAATTTGTGTTGTATCTTGGGAAGAACAGCTGGAAAACCGCCTTATATTCCTGTTACAAACAAGACGATCGGTATCGACAAATTACAGCATACTTTGAGTGAAGTTGAAAAAACGAAGGCTTTGGATGCTGGTATGCTTGTGACGGTTTACAATGACTACACTAACAATTTTGTTGTGTTACAAGGTGTGAATACTTTGCAAGATAACAAGGTGTTATTCAACTCTAATGGTCAGAGCCACAGTATTCAGTTCATGCGTATCGTTGCACAGATTAATAAGGAATTGGTTGTAAATGCTTCTATTGATCTGCTTGGGCAGGAAAATGGTGTAAATGTCAATACTTTGTCTGCTGGCGCGGTGAAGGACTGGACGGTTGCTTATTTGCAGTCAAGAGTAGCAACGGAAGCTCAGGACAACTTGCTTCTTTCTTTCAAGGATGTTGTCGTAACAAGACAGGAAGACGCTTGGTTTGTTACTTACAAGATCGTTGTTAACAATGAAATCAACAAGTTGTTCTTTACAGGCTTCTTAATTCGTGGATAATAATTCTAAAATAGAATATCATGCAGACATTTAGTGCACCTATGGCATATATCAAAATTGGCGGTGAGACTGCTGGTTTTGTCAGAAATATTACCGTACAGGAACAGATCAATCGTGTGGATGTACAAGGATTGGGTAGTTTGCCTATTCAGGAAATCCCGCCTGTATCTTACAGATGTTCCGCAACTGTGGACCAGTTCTTTTTGTCTTTCAAAGCTCCGGTGGTAGAAGCAATGATTCATCGCTTGGGAACTTTACAGGAAGTACTGGACACTCTTACATTCGCAGAACAAGGTTTCTCTATCATGATCTATAAGAAATTGGTTCAGAACTTTGATGATGCCCGTAAGATGGTGACGCAGGTTGACCCGACAGGTCAGACGGTTGCTCTTTTAACTCCGTGTTTCATTGAAAATCAGAATTGGCAGTTGCAAGAGCAATCTGTTTCAAGTTTTAATGTTAACATACGTTATCTTAATCCGATTGTAACTGCTGAATATTAACTACATTTAATAAGATAAGTTATAAAATTTGTTAATATAAGGGCTTTGGATTGATTTTGTAAGAATAAAATAAGTTGCTATATTTGCTTCGTTGCTGTGAAGCAATTACATTCAATCTTATTATTCATAATAAAGGAAGGTGGGCGTTTGTCCACCTTTTGTTTTTAGAAATTATTATTATTTTATTTGTTTGGATTGTAATTTTTACTATCTTTGTGGCGTGTATTAAAAATTCAAGGTGATCATGAGTAGTAGATTTAAAAGTTTAGCTGATCTTGATGCTGCTTTTCCTACAGAAGAAAGTTGCGTAAGATTTTTGGAAGCCCTTAGATGGGAAGATTCTTATCCTATTTCTCCTTATAGTAGAGGAGCTAAGATTAGGATTCGTGGTAATGAGTATATTTGTTGCGATACAAATAAGGCTTTTGATGTAAAAACGAAAACTATCTTTTTTAAGACATCAATTCCGCTTATAAAGTGGTTTAAGGCTTTGTGGCTGGTTTTGTACGATGATACAATAAATTCTGTTGAAATGGGCAGAAAATTGGAAGTAACTCAAAAAACAGCTTGGGAGATGATGAGACGAATAAAATTTTGTTTAACTAATTCAAATTGTAAATGATATGATTAATAAGATTGAGTGTAAAGGTGTTCTGCAATTAGGCGGTATGTCGATTTCTTGCTATGTTCTTGAAAACGGAATGAGGGTTTTGTCGGGGAGAGGTATGCAAGAAATTTTAAGAATAACGGACGAAAAACAAGGTGGGACGAAATTGCCTACTTTTTTAAACAATTCTACAGTTAAGCCTTTTATTTTTAGAGATTTAGAGCCGGGACGATTTCAGCCTTTAGATTGCTATCTTGGGAATCAAAAGGTAAATGGATATGAAGCTACTGTGTTGGTGGATATTTGTGATGGAATGCTTGAAGCAAGAAAGCATATTGAATTGAGTGACAGACAAAAAATAATTGCAGATCAATGTGAAATTTTGGTTCGGTCTTTTGCCAAGGTTGGAATCATATCTTTGGTAGATGAAGCTACAGGTTATCAATATGACAGAGAGAGGTTTGAGCTTCAAAAAATCCTTAACGCCTATATATCGGACGAAATATTGAAATGGCAACTTACTTTTACAGATGATTTTTATAAAAATATATATCGTTTATGGGGGTTGCCATTTATCCCTAAATATATTAGAAACAAGCCTTCTTTTATTGGAAAGCTAACAAACAAATATATTTATGAATTGCTTCCGCAGGGTGTTGTAGATAGAATAAAAGAAAAAACGGGCAAAACTTCAAAGGGGAATTGGAAATATAAGTGGCATCAATCTTTGACACCAGAAATAGGGAGAGAACATTTGAAGAAGCAGATTATAGAAGTTACAACATTGATGTCTGTTTCTCAAACGAAAGAACAATTTGACGATCTGTTCCAATTGAAATACAAAACACCTCCTATTCAGTTACAGACAGAATTTGAAGAAAATTCAAAAGAAGAAATTTGTGATGAATTTGATTCTTCTATGAGTAAAATCATAAGGACTTCTTTTGAATCAAATAAAGAGAAAGGGAATGAGTAATTTTTTCAGAAAGCGGAATGAAAATTCCGCTTTTCTCTGTTTTATATGTATATTTGTGCGTATCAATCAATTAATCATAAAAACAAAGTATGGGAACAAAAGAAATTACAGTAAAAGGAAGAAAGTACGAGATTCAATTTCCTAATGTAGGACAGTATTACCAGATCGAAGTAAACAAACAAAGACTGGGGAAAGGGAGTTACAACTCATTGATTGGCAACCCTACTATTACAGCGCAGCGTGCGTTGGATATGATTGATGTTGAGGCAACTTTATCCGTTCTTTGTCCGCAGTTGGTTGCGGATTTGAAGGTAAAAAGTTTCTCGGAACTTGGATTGAAAGATTTTAAGGAGATCAGCGATATTTACATGAACGAGGTGTTCCCTTTCTTGAAAGAGGCTGAAAAAATACTTTCTTCTGTGGACTGATGAACCGGGAAGAATATAGGAATTTCGTCATAAAATGGAATAACACTTTCCCTATTGACAGGTGGTTTAGGAACAAGCACAATATTCCTTTTCTTTCGGAAGAACATAAGAAGTGTGATTTCTTTACTGAACTTATGGAGTTCGAAGAAGAAAAGGCATTTTATGAACTTAATCAAGAAAAGAAAGAAAGAGAGGAAAAGACACAAGAATATATTCCCAATATCGGGGATTGGTTAAAAGCACCGGAAGGTGAAATTTCGGAACAAGATACTGCCTTCTATGAAGATCAGATGTTTAAGATGATAGAGATGGAACAAAAGGCAAAAGAAAAAGGTAAGGAAAATGGCGGATAATGAAAAAAGACTTAGGGTGTCGGTAGATGTCTCTCAACTTAGGTCGGTCGGGAGAGATGTTGAGAATATGCAACGAAGAATAGTCGAAAACAATAACGACATTATTCGTCAGCAGAACGATGCGCTCAACCAACTTAGGGAACAATTGAACCTTTTGGGACAGCAAAATTCCGAAAAGGGTAGACAGACTGCAACACCTACACGTCCAGTTATCCAACCTACACCACAACCGGAAGGAGAAGATCAAGAAACTGCAACACCTACACGTCCAGTTATCCAACCTACACCACAACCGGAAGGAGAAGATCAAGAAACTGCAACACCTACACGAAGGAGAAGAAAAAAGCAACCGGAAGCGGACATTTCGGGAGAAAGAGGTGAATCCTATCAAGATAGAGGAACAAGAGCTATCGACTTATCATCTTTGCTTGGTGTAAATCAAGAAGGCTTTCGGGATATTGTGGAAGCCATTTCTTCCGGTAATAGCGATTTGTCTGATATAACAAAGCAAATTCTCCAAAACGTACAAGCAGGAGCACGCGCTTTAGAGGGGATACAAGAAGGTGTCTTTTCTATTGATGAAACTCTATACAATCAAAGAGGAACTTCTTCTGTGGGTGGATCGGGAATACAGCCTATTCCAGTGCCCACGCCATCACCAGTGCCAGCAAGAGAAGAATCACCTATTACAAGAGAAAGAAGGGAAAATGTACAAAGAGGAAGCGACAGAAGCACAGCTACCAATATCGCTACAAGAGTGATTTCCGGCGTTGGAGCTACATTCCAAAGTCCTGCTGCTATGGGTGGAGGACTTATATCTTCTTTGGGCGGAATTGTGGGAGAAGGTCTTTCTTTGATACCTGGTGTAGGAGGGTTTTTAGGTGGTGTAACCACTGCGGTCGCCAATGTCATGGCGGGAATTTTCACTACATCTGTTGAAAAGGCTATGGAAGCGCAAAAGAGAACCATACCTTATGCGCAGACAATGGGCGTTTCCGCAGGACAAGCCATGCGCACAGCCTTTGGAGAAGGTAGTTATGCTGCTGGTGTTCTTGGAATGAATGTAGGAGAGTATATTCAAAGACGTGCTGCGCTTATCCGTGCCGCCGGAGGAAAAGAGGGAACAGTTGCGCCCGTCCCAGAAACACAAAGTTTGATGGCTGTACAGCGTTTATATGGACTTAGTGATCGTACTGTAATGGGAATGCAAGGGGCGATGCGTTTTGCCCGTACAGAGGAAGGACAAACAGCTTCTTCATCTGCTATTATCCGTTCATTTGAGCAGACAATGAAACAGCTTCAAATTCCTCTTAGTGAGATTGCCTCTACAATGGATGAAAGTATGACTACCTTTATCCGTTCTGCCGATGATATTCTTTCTCGTACAGGTGAAATAGATGCAGCAAGCATAGCTTCTATCATGCGTGCCGTTCGTTTGCAGACAGGAATGGAAGGTAGGCAATTGGAGCGCGCACAGCAGGCTTTTATGGGACAAGGGATTTCACAAGATGATGTAACTCAAACTCTTTTGTTCCGTGCTGCTCAACAGGCTACAGGGGCGATGAATCCTTCCGAGGTTCTTGCTGCTATGGACGATTTATCAAGAGGCGAAGGGGATAAAAATATAATGAAGCGGTTTCTTGAATCATTAAAGGAGATATCGGGAGGAAGTCTTGAAATGCTTCGTCACTTGATGCGAGGTGCTTTCACAAACCTTTCTTATACGGACATCAACAAGATAACAGAGCGCAGGGATATTGATTTTGGAGAGTTCTTTGAGAGAATGGAAGAATCCAGGCAGGCACTTAGGGGACAGAATGATCCGGTAAATAGATATGAGCCTACTGCGGCCGAAAGAACTGTTACGTCTGGCGAAAAGATGATGTCTACTTATGAAAACAGAATGATTGGAATTGGTGAAGCAAATATAGACAGGTTGGGCAAAATGTTGAACGCCATAAATGGAATCTACAATAGCATAACGAGTTTTCCTACTGCTGTTGAGAATTTATTTACACAATATAAAGATGCTCTTGACAGGGGAGATGGAGCTACGGCAACGGCAGCAAGAACGGCTTTGCAGAATTTCCCAGGCATTATGATGGAAGCGTTTTTTAAAAAGATGATTAGATCGGAGGAATAATCTATGACAGAAAAAGACAACAACAAAACAAGTGTACCACCAATATATCCACTTCCAGCATATAGGTATTCCACCATACAGGATTTTATTGATGCATGGCAAAAGATTATTCCCACTGGGAAGAAAAAATATACCCCGTCTGATTTATTGAAAGTAAAGAATGAAAAGGGGGTTTCCAATCTTGATATTATTTGGGGGACTTATGACAAAGAGGAACAAGCGAAATACAAAAGCGATTATGATTCCGGCACATTGCCTTACGTAAAGCAAGGGACAACTTTGTTCTGCCCGAAAGATGATACGCCATTGTCCCTTACAAAAGCTGCAAAAGAAGGACAATTTGTATCACAAGGAAGTTTCAAGGCTTATTGGGGAGAAAACTATGAAAGTCTGATAAGTGATGAAGAATATTTGCCCGATACAAGTGTAACTTCCTCACTCAAAGGGACAGGAATAAATGCTAAGATAATTTCCATGAACGTAAGGGTATGGGTATATATTAAGGCTTTGGATAAGGTTATGGACTTATCCCCTTACGTTTTGCAGGTAGTAACGACAAAATCAAAACAAACGGGAGAATTTACTATTCTCTTATCACCCTTTTATGCCAATGAAAGTTCTTTTGCTTTTGGAGAGTCTATTGTGGAACAGTTTAATCTTGTTTCTAATAGCGGAGCACAGGTCAAGTCTTTTCAAGAAAAGTTTATTCAAAACAATGATATAGTCTTTATCCGGTTTGAACGTTTAAAAAAAGAAAAATCAACGGGAGATTTGGATTTAGGAAAGCAAGTGAACTTGGAAATCCCTGTTTCTAAAATAGCTAAAAACAACATTTGGGATATGATAGGTTTTGTGGACACTTGTACATCCTCTTTTGCAGCACAAGGAAACGTAAAATCTATCACTATAGATGGAAGGGATATAAATAAACTTTTTACAGAGGATGGCTGCTATTTTATCCCGTTGCTTAACGCTACTGATACGTTTTCTCATTGGTACGAAATGAGTGAGGATAGTATTTGGTTCAAAAGGAACGTTCTTACAGGAGCTTTTTCAAATCTTTTGTGGTCATACGCAGAAAAGCCTATACGGGAGTGTCTATGGTTTATTGTAAACGTCATGTCAACAATAGGAATAGCCAAAAATAGTGTATTTGATTCCTGGCAAGACAAAAGAACAGAAGGGTATGATATTGGAGCAAAGGAAAAACGTCCTGTTAATGGCGTTTGGCAGATAGTGAAAGTATTTGTGGAGGATATTCTTGAAAAAAGAGTTCTTATCGATTCTTCTATTGCCAATCCGAACGGCACGTTATTGGAGTATATGACAAGGGTATGTCAGTTTCCTTTGGTGGAATTTTACTTTGACACCTATATTAATACGATAGATATAGTTGTAAGACAGTCTCCATTCAATAAGGATGCTATTTTGGGAGCTTATAAGAACGGGCAGTATGTGACGATTACTTCTGGCAATTTACAAGGATATGATTTGTCTTATGACACAAGAAGTTATTCTTGGTATCAGTTAAGAGTGATGGATAATCATGCCGGACAAAGGAACACAACAAGTCTTGCTTTTGTTCCTATTGTGTATTTGGATGATTATGCCGAAGTGTTTGGTAATAAGAAAATGTCTTTTACAGATCAATATTTGAACTACAAGGAAACGGACGGAGTAAACAAGACGCAGACATTATCCAATTTTCAAGAAGCAGCATTGAATGATCTTATATACATTCTGGAATCAACAGCTTATCTTCCTTTCACAAGAACAGGCACGATTACAATAAATGGTGACAGACGGATAAAGGTTGGCACTTTTGTTTATTTTGAGCCAACAAATGAATTTTTTTATGTATCCTCTGTTGTTAATAATGTTTCTTTTTTGGACGGAAATTTACAAAGACAGACCATTATACAAGTAGAAAGGGGTATGTACGTGCCAATTCTTTCCAATTCTTTCTCTTCTGTAAAGGATAGACAGGATAATGCAGGGAAAGAAAGTAAAGATGTGAAACCGGATTATTTCAAATTGGTTGATTTGACTGAAATGAAAAATGCAGTCAAAGTAGCTCAAAAAGATCAGATCGCTACACTTGTTTCTCCAAAAGTGGATAGAGATCAGTTTGAATATTTTCTTAATCGTAAGATGTTCAGTTAGTTATGGCAGGTGGAAAAGTAAGAAAATTGAATGCGTCCCCCGAAGCAATTTCATTCGGGTTCATTGTTGTTCCCAATGGAGTGGACAGGGATTTGTATGTGGAAACTTGTTTAAGGAGAGGTCGTGTTTCTGTCATGGGAAATGGGGGAGCTTTCTTTCGGGATATTTATATAACAAATGAAGTTTTGGCTAATATCGAGTTCCCGGAGAAAGAAAATGAACAAGGGTCGGCGGTAGTGATAGCGAGCAACCCGTATGACGGTGTTCCTATTGTGATAGGGAGCTATCCGAGAAATGATCAGTCTCCTATGTGGAAAGAGAATACATTCCAGTTCAGAAAGACAGTAGGGAATGTGACTGCATCCTTATCGGTTGATCCGGCTAATAATGCAGTAATTGTTTCTATCAATTCTCCTAAAAAAGCATCCGTAAAGGTACTTGCTACAGGATCAGAAGAATCTGAGGTAATTGTTGAATCCACTGGAAGCGTGAATGTGACCGGAGGAACAAATGTTTCCGTAAAGGGATACACACAGATAGAGGCAAAGGTTGTGAATCCAGAAAAACCGGAAGAAGAGGAAAGAAAAGTCTCTATGGATTTGGAAAAGGTTTATTTTCATTGGAAAACGGAGGAAATGGAACAATCTTTGCAAGTGGATAATTCCGGTGTATCGGTAAAGATTGGGGAAGATGTACAAAGCACGATAACGAAAGAACAGTTAGATTTGAAAACGGGAGCATCTACACTGAAAATGAATAATGATATTATCGAGTTCAATGGAGGCGGGCTAAAGGGTCTTGTGGAGCTTGATAACCTTACAAGTAAATTGAACACTTTTGTTCAGTCTTTCAATTCTTTTGTAAGCACTTACAATACACATTCTCATCCTGTATCAACGGCAGGATCGGCAACAGCACAGACAGGTTCAACTACAGGTATTGTTGGGAGTGCACAAACGGCACAATCATTCAATGCTTCTGATTATGAGAATGAAAAGATAACACAAGGATAGGAGAATGTGGGAAAAGTTTGTACTTTTGGGAAACAATTAAATTTTTACAGCCGTGGCAGTTTTGGATTCAGTGGTGAAAACAGCGAAATCAACACTTAAAAATTTGGGTCGCTCCATGATGGCAGCGCAGTTCCCGAATGATTTTGAAGTGTATATGTGCTCTTTAGAGTTGGCAGATTCTAAAGGGAATACGATTGATGTCTTTACTTTTCCTATTAGCCCGGAGAGTATAGACAAGAGTGAACCGAAAAGAACTACGGTAGTCAATACGGCAGGAGGCATAACGGTACTTACTTCTCCTGTTTTCATGCCGCAGACGATCACGATAAAGGGGAACTTCGGAAGGACATTCAAGATTCTTTTAAGCGGTTCTGATAGTGTTTCATTGACTGGCGCGGCTTTCAGTATCTCGACAGGAAAGCGTTATCTCTATCAATTACAGGGAAAATCCACAAGTTCTCTCACTATGCCTTCCTTTGATGCCGGCATCAAAACGGGATACGGTTGTATCAAGATACTGCAATCCATTATAGATAAAAGCAACGGAGTGGATGAGAACGGGTTTCCCATGAAACTTTTCTTCTATAACATGGCACTTGGTGAAAGCTATCTTGTTACAATCCCACCGCGTGGCGTTAATTTCAGTCAGAGCATATCAAAGAATATGATATGGGAATACAACTTTGAAATGACCGTTATAGCTCCTTTAGAAGCAGTTTCGGGAGCGAAGGGTAGTAAGGGTTCACTTTTGGAAATGTGTGCCTCTAACGCGATACAAAAGGGCATAAACGAATTTGCAAGTTCAATCTCTAAAGGTCTGCTGGGTAATGAATGAAGCATTTGAAAAATTTTACAACGTAACGGGATATGATATAAAGTCGTATTTCCAGAAGTTTGTTGATTTCTGTACCAACGATTATCCTCTTATTGTGGATTATTATAGTAATGGTGGGGAGATGGACAAGGATTCTTTCTTGCGCCTTGTTGAACTTGTGAGAGAATCGGAAACGATTGAACCTTTGTTCATCCTACATGAAAATACTCTGGACGATATTTCCATGTGGGATATTCTGGACAATTTTACGGAAACGCAGACAAAACTTTCCACTATTAAAAGTTCTGCAAGGTGGCTTAGAAGTTCTTCTTTAGACAGGAACAATACTTTGCAGATGGAAAAGACACTTCGGACAGGTGAGCGTTTTGAAGATGTGGCACGTCAGCTTAACAGTTCCAACCCAGAAGATGATTGGATGAACATTACAATACCGCAGTATATAGAAGAAACTGATTATTCGTTCTCCGATGGAGGGAACAAGTTCTATATCAATTTAAAGAACGCTGGGAATAATTATCTTGATACTGTTGTGGACGTACTTGTGGGAGATAATATCTTGGGACGTGACATAGATGTGAATTTTGTCTTTGAGAATGACGATTTAAAGATAGTGATAGGCGATGATGCGATCCGACAGGCTTTGGATACTATTCTTTCCTCTCAAAAAGGTGCTATACCGGAGTTTAAGGATTACGGAATAGCCAATGAGTTTATTGGAACAACGGTGAACGCAATTCAGTACCCTTCTATTTTTAAGGATATAATGAACATGTTCCAAAGGGATTCAAGATGGGATTCTGTGGAATTGATAGATGTAAAAAGAGAGGAAGATGCCGTATTCCTTTCTTTGCAATGTAAAACGGTAACAAAGAAAGATTATTTGGTTAATGTTCCTATATAATTGATATTCAGATGATTACAAAAACAAGTGCAACAATAACTAATCTAAAGAATCTCTTTATAGAGATGTTTTTGGATAAGACAGCTAAGGTAAGTAATGTAGCTGATGGTTCGGTTGTGAATGCTACGGCATTCGGTGTGGCGAAAGTTGCTCAAAAGGCAATGAAGGATATTGCCATAAAGGAAGCGCAGATATTTCCAGATACAGCTACAGGCGTTTATCTGGATAAGGCTGCTGCTTTGTATGGTGTCAGTCCGCGTAAAGGTGCTTTGGGTTCTTCGACATATATAAGGGTATCTGCTGATCCAGGTACAGTATATGATACGTCTGTTACTTTTGTAAATAAAAATGGTATTCGTTTCCAAGTTGATGAAGCATTGACTGTAGGGGAAAGTGGTTATGGATATGTAAAGGTAAGAAGTATCAACGCAGGGTATTCCACAAACGTACCGCCTAACAGCATTACCAATGTTTCTCCGCAGCCACAAGGTCATATCGAATGTACGAATGAATATTATGCTATTGGAGGACGTGATAGTGAGGATGATGAAACGTTTAGAATCCGTATTAAGAACAATCTGAATATCCTTAGCAAGAATACAATAGAATACTGGACACAGACACTTAGCAACATAGACGATCGTGTCTTAAAAGTAATGAGTGCCGGTCTGGACGAAAAGGGCATATATAATCTCTATGTTGTTTCGCAGAACGGTATTTTCTTTACCGAGGAAGAACTTGATACGCTTCTTGAAAGCGCACAAGGTTATTTTGGTATTTCAGAACTGAATATTGAGGGAAAGGCAGTTGGTATAGGTATTAAGAATATTGATTGGTTCTATGTAGGTTCAGAAAGAGGATTGGATTTCCGTGTACAGCTTCAACCAGATTATGATGTTGCCACTGTTCGTCAGAACATACAAGTGAACCTTACTAAATATCTTGATTTTCGTTTTTGGACACCTGGAAAAATCGTAGAATGGGACGATTTGCTGGATATTGTAAAAAAGACCGATGGCGTAAAATATGTGCCGGACGAGTATTTCTTTCCGTATTACGATCAGCAAGTCCCGGCAAATCAGCTTCCGCGTATAAGGGGGTTTGTTATGCGTGATCAGGATGGAAATATCTTGTACGATTCTGACAGCAATCTTTCTCCGTTGTTTTACCCGTCTGAACCGGAGGATTTATTTGTAGGCATCAACGACAGCTTACTCAACCTTTATCAAGAGGTTTATTTCAATGTAACAGATTCAGAGGGGAGACCTGTTGAAGGGGCAAATATTTCTATAGGAAACAATGCGGTTGTAACTAATGACAACGGACAAGCTACTATACGACTTGCGAATGGACAGTATGAATATATCACTTCTGCTTCGGGATATATCCCTGTGGAAGGAATGTTTGTTGTGCTGAACGGCAGTGTTTCTATTGATGTGCAAATGGTTTTAGCTCCTTATACAGTAACTTTCCATGTAACAGATGAAAAGGGTGTTGCTGTTCCTTATGCGAACGTTACGATGGACAGAAGAACGACTACTACCAATTTGCAAGGTGTGGCTTCTTTGTCCGCAAGGAACGGGAACTATCCCTACACTATTGAAAAGTTGGGATATGATGAGTATTCCGGCAGTGTAGTTGTGGATGGTAGAGATAAAGAAGTATATCCTGAATTGGAATTTAAGGTATGGACGATTACTGTCATTGTAAAGGATAAGGAAAATCAGCTTATACCGAATGTCATTGTAAAGGTGAACAATGGAGAATATCTTACGAACCAGCATGGAGAGGCGGAAATACCACTTGTAAATGGTGAATATCCTGTAACAATCGAAAAGACAGGATATGATACTTTACAGGGGGAAATTAAGGTCAACAACCAGAATGCGGACGTTACCTTTGAGATGGATTTCTTTTTATACAATGTGGAATTTAATATTTCGCAGGTAAATCAGGGGAATCCGGCAGAAGGAGCTACAATCAAAATAGAAGGACAGCCAGGAGTATTGAATGTAAACGGTTCTGGACAAGCTACTATAAAATTAAAGAGTGGAAATTACAGCTACACCGTGCAGAAAAAGGGATATGATGATTTGACCGGATCGTTCAACGTAGAAGGACAGGATACATTTATTCAAAGAACCCTTGTATTGAAACATTATAATGTGGTTATCACTGTTCTTGACAGTGATAACAGTAGTCCGGCACAAGGAGCAGCAGTAAATATCAATGGCTCTTCTTATTCTACAAATGAAAGAGGGCAAGCTGTTGTAAGCCTTCAAAACGGGACATATCCTTATACCGTAACAAAGTCGGGATATTATGACGGCAGTTCTTCGGTTACTGTTCTTGACAGTGATAACAGTAGTGTAATAAGTTTAAAGGCAAGACTTTACAATGTCATAATGACGGTAAAAAATCCATTGAAAGAACCTATTAAGGGGGCTACAGTGGAGATAAATGCAACGTCTTATCAGACACAGGATAATGGTGAGGTGTCCTTGCAGTTAAAAAATGGTACATATCCGTTTACGGTGGTTGCCAATGGTATGGACGATTATTTAGGCGAGCTGGAAGTTGTAAGTGCAGATATTCCGTCTTTTCCTGTAAATATGGAGTACAAGAAATACGATATTGTATTTACTGTACAGACAGATGAAGGTGTTGCAATTGAAAACGCTAATATTCATATCAACGAAAAGGACTATCAGACTTCGCAGGGTGGTTTGGTAACGGTTCGTCTTTCTGACGGGCAGTATCCTTATACGGTAACGAAGGAAGGTTATGTTCAGACACAAGGTAATGTGGAAGTTTCCGGTAGCAACAAGAACGTATTAGCTCAACTTACCCCTATATCATATAATATTACGTTTGTAGTAAAAGATAACATGGCTTCGCCCAATCTTTTGCAAGGAGTGTCTATTGATATAGAAAATGAGGACAAGACAGTTACCACAAATGCGTCAGGAGAAGCGATAATCAGTCTAAAAGCTGGTAAATATACCGCTTCATTCATGAAGAACAGCTATAAGACTGAAACTCTTTCGTTTGAAGTAATTGGAGAGGCTACGTTTACGCAGATATTGAAGAAGATATGGAATCTTACCTTTAAAGTGACCGCCGCAGGAAAATCAGGCTTAAAAGATGTGACTGTCAGTGTAAGTGGACCGGCCATATTAAGTGGAAATACTGTAAGTCTTAAAACAAAAGATGATGGAACAACTGATCCTGTGCAGGTAATAAACGGTGCTTATGATTGGAATGCGTCACTCACAGGATATTCGCCGGAAGAAGGAGTGGGAAGTGTTCAGGATGCCGATCAGGAGAAAGTGATAGAGTTGACTTATGGATTTGAAACTACATTTACAACTTCACCAGCCACACAAGGCGTTGAAATTACTATTGATGGTAATGATACAATCACAACGGGGCAAGACGGTATAGCAACAATAAATCTTTCCACAGGAACGCATACTTACGCTTATTCAAAAACAGGTTTTTTAAACGGGACAGGAAATGTGCGAATCGAAGAAGCTGAAAAAAGTGTACAGATAACACTTGTTCCCGGAGCGACAGTTACATTCCATACAAAGGTAGGAAATTCTGCTTTGGCGGATGTAAAGATAATTGTAGGGCAAAGTAGCGCAAGGGCACTTCCTGAAACCATTGTAACAAACAGTCAGGGTATCGCGGCAATTGATCTTCCTACAGGGGATTATCAATATCAGATTCCTACTACAAGTATGGATAATCCTAATCTGGTGGAAGTGCCAAGCGGAACATTTAGTGTGGCAATTACCGCAAGCGTCATTGAATTGGATTTGGCTGATTATGTAAAATACAATGTTACTTTCCAGACTGTTCCATTCACACAAGATGTAGCTATAAGTTTTGCCAAGGCAGAATCTTCAGACACACCTGTTGCAAGTGGAGCTACTGCTTCTAACGGCATTCTTACTTTGACTTACAAGAACGGACAGTATATCTATACAGCAAAGAAATCCAGTTATAAAGATGTAACAGGTGAATTTACAATTGCTGGTGGAGATCAGAACATAACGGTTGAGATGCTTCAAATTTCAACGGTTACATTTACTGTAAAAAGTCAAAATGATAGTTCTCCTATTGAGAATGTCGTTATCGAAATGACAGATCGAAGCGATTCATCTAACAAATACAAAGGGACGACTAACTCGTCTGGTGTCGCTACTATGACGTTTGATGGTGGAGAGTTTGAGTGGTCACAAGACAGCGATGCGGATTTTTCCAGTTGTCCTGTTTTTCAAGAAGATGAGAAATATCTTGTTCCAGCGGACGGCGTAACAACAGATCAATTAAAAACCTATTTCCCCAATGGTGTAATTGTTTCTCCATTGACAATTGTTCAGGATAAGGATAATAGTAGTATTACGGAAAGTCTTACCAGAATTTACAATTCAAATAAAATAGATGGCTGGGAGGGAAGCTGGGATAAAACGAAAAAGAATCTTACTTTAACGAGCGTGATCAAGACATCGACAGCTTCTACAGAGACTTATGTTTTGTTTAATGTGGATGCCGGACTTATGGGGTTTTCGAATGGTCTTTTCCAAATTGGCACAGAAAAGACAGTGGATTATCACAAGGCTTTGGATTTTGGTTTTAAGGTAAGTGGTGTTCCGTCCAATCTGAAGATAGTTATAACTTATGGCTCGCAAAACGCTCCCTTAACGGTGGAGATGGAAAATGATGTAATTCAAAGATTCCAGCTTTCTGATCTTTTGTTGGATACAGAAACAATAGGTAATTCTACCATTTGGTCAGTGCATGTGCAATCTTTTGACGGAGGTACATTATCCGCAGATGATTTGAAAGATTTGAATATCACATTCTCTTTCTATGGCAAAAAGGCAATAAGTTCGGATATTCCGGCTGACAAGGTTCTTTATGGGAACTATGATTATACAGTTACGCCGCCTTCTCCTTTGGAAGCACAATCAGGCACGTTGAATGTAAATGCGCCTGCCATCAACAAAGAAATTTTGATTGCAAATAATGTAGATGTAACATTTAAGGTAACTTCAAAACAAGATTCATCACTTATTTCCCGTCCCAAAGTTGGTGATTTTGTGTATGGTGACAAAACATGGTCAACTGAATTGGACGGCACTAAAACTTGTGTCGGTGTCATTACTGATGTAAGAAGCAAGGATTTTGATTTTATTGCTTTGCGAGATGTGGACGCGGCGTTTTGGGCGCAGACATTAGGCATTATTCCTAATGTAGTTACCGAAACAAACGAATCTTTAGCCATGTGTGACTTCGCAGGTAAGACAAATTCTCAAAATATCATACTTACGAAACCAACGGAAAGCACGGCGGCACATAAGTGCGCAGCTTATTCTACAGAAGGATTCGGTACAAATTCTTGGTTTTTGCCTTCTTGTGGACAGTGGAATGTAGCTTATTTGAACAGGGTTAAGATCAACGCTTCAATAAATACGACAATCGGTTCAAATCCATTGATTAGTGGTTCATATTGGACTTCGACACAATATAATTCAAATGATGCTTTGATTTTTGGTTGGGCTAATGGCACAAAAAGGGGAACGACCAAAAATGGTTCATATACAGTTCGTCCTTTCTGTACCTATGAATACAATCCTGTTCCAAACGGTATATATATTTACGATAAAGATAATAATCGTTACACAAAAGAAGAATGGGCATCATCTGGTAAAGGAGTGTCTGCTGTATGTGGTATAGGCATTTCAACCGATACCAATTCGTTCATGGTATCGACAGCCATAAGTGCCCAAAGCTATCCTTTTGGAGGCCAAGGTACTTTGATCTCCAATGTGCCAATGTTAGACATTAATGTAGCAAGCGCAGACCTATATAAAGCAACACATGGGTTTATTTACACTGATGCGATAATATCTGCTTTAGGAATTAACAACGCACTTGCGGCAAAATATGCTAAGACATATACGTTTGGGAATGGGCAGAGTGGATATTTACCTTCATTTAGTGAAGTAACTACTTTGTATTCTTACAAAACACAAGTAAAAGAGATTTTGAGCATGTTGGGTCTTTCTTTATGGGGGAGTGTACTTATTCAAACTTGCACCCAGTATGGGACTCATAATAACGCAACTCTTTATTGGACAAATGGAAATTCTACTCAATTAGGTAAAAATAGCAGTTTTATAGTTTTACCTTTTACTCTTCTTCCTTTGCCTAATCCAGCAATTCCTATCGAGAACGCTCTTGTAAAAATGACATCTGCATCAAACAATTATCAGCAGAATACAAATAACAATGGAGAAGCTGTTATTTCTGCTGCATTAGGCGTTGATTATGATTATGAGGTCAGTGCTGATGGTTATGTAACGCAGAACGGGAAAGTCGGTGTATTAAATGAAGCGAAAACAATTGAGGTTACTTTGCAACCTACAAGTGAGCTTACAGTAGTTGTCCATAGGAACACATTAGACGGGGCAACTGACATTTCCGGCGTACAGGTTGTTGTGACTGAAAATAAGGAAGGAGGGGTGCAGATGGCTTCCGGTACAACTTCACAAAACGGGACAGTCGTTTTATTTGTACCAGACGGAAGCTATAAAGTAGCTTTTTCTAAAGATGGATTTGAAAGCAAAGAGGAAACGGTTGAAGTAAGCGGGAAAACTGCGCTTAACACCTTCCTTTTGCAGATATACAATACTATTAATGTTCAGGTAAGAAGAGTTGGCTCGATAAACTTTTTACCTTCTATATTGGAATTGAGACAGTCTGATGGAACAACCGTTTTGCAAACAGCTAATATAGGTGGAAATGGTTCTGGTAACTTTACAAATCTTGTTTATGGTAAGTATGTCCTATATGTTGCAGAAAGCAACAATGCAAAAGAAATGAGACAGGAAATAACTGTAAACAGTGAAGGAATGCAAGTGCAAATGAATCTTATCCCTCTTTATGATCTGGTTGTAAAGGTATTGCCTTCTGGTGGTAACGTTACTTTCACTGGTTCGGATGGTGTTCAAAAACAGGCTTCGACAAATGTTTCAAACAATGCAGCGTTTTACAAGATTCCTGCTGGAAATTATTCTATTAATGTTACAGGAGATGCCGGGTTTGAACCTATCAATACAACAGGCGTAATCGAACAAACAGCCGATCAAACTGTGAATTTGGAATACACCCTAACTAAACCGAACAAGTTGGTGCAGATAACAAGTGACCAATCCAATTACCAATTAGATACTTCTTACAAATACGTTTCCCTTTTGATAGTTGGAAGAGGAGGTGAAAAATTTGAGTATTGGGATTCTTGGAATGAATTTGCATTGATGGGCGGAACAACTGGACAAATTGTGTATATTCCTAATATATTGATGTCGGATATTTCAAATGGCCAAATAAATAAAATTACATTTAGTTCTATACCAAATATAGGCAGTTGGGCAGAAGGCACAGAGTATTCCATAAGATTAGGAATAACAACTTATGAATATAGAGCCTATAATGGGAAAGATAATGCTCAAAATGATGCCGATTATCCCATGCCACAAGAAAGTAGATTGGGCAATTATTCTGTATATAATGCAAAAAGTTCCGGTGGTTTTGCCGCCCATATGAGGGGTACATTCTATTGTAGTGGAAGCCCGGGAAGTCAGCCCGCAAAAGAAGAAAGTGCTTCTAACTTAGGACCAAGAATGCAACCAGACGGTGCGCCAGGTGGAGACGGCAGATATGGATATAAAAGTTCTTATGAAAATACTGTTTTTGGAGACGTAACTAAACCTATTCAATCCTCAGTTGTTATTCCTGTCCAATCTATTTTTGGAGGCACAAGTAAAGGTGAATCGGGATATCTGAACACTCTATCTGAACAAAGAACTGGTGCGTCTTCATGGGGAGGTGCGGGCTATGGCAGCTCTTTTTTTACTTCTCCAGACGGAGGAACAACAAGAATTGCTGGGTATGGTTCTGGAGAAGAATCTTCTCCGGCAGATGATGATGCGGGAAATATTACGAAACCAGGAGAAGGTATTTTCTGCATATACTACCACAATGAACCTATTTGATAAACTAAAGGGAGAGTTTTAATTGCTCTCCTTTTTTTTGCTTTGATTATAAAAGAGATACAAACTTACCGTGTTTGTTCGGAAAAGATTATCTTTGTGACAAGTAATTACTTAGATAAAACAAACAATTAAAAATCATTGCAATGGATATAATCAAAAGAACAGTAACAGCTAATTCAAATAAACTTGTTACAACAAATGGTGAAGCTGCACCTTCTTTAATCAGCAGTGCATGGAACTTTGCTACAATTGATAAAGATATTGTGCTGATTGACCAGAACGGACAAGAAGTTCCATTTGTAGTTATTCCTCTTTCAGAAGGAACAATTAAAGTAATCCTTTCAGGTGGAATGGAATATACCATTTCGGAAGCGGAAGTGAGTGCAAATATAGGAATGCCACTCATGTACATGGTTCAGAAGATTTTGAAAGAAGGGACAACGGCAACCAATCTTAGTATAGGTTTTTAAGGAAAGGAATTGACAATGAATTTAATAGGAAATATTAATGCAATTCCTTTTAGGAGATTTAGGGGAGGGGGTGGAGTAACTCCTTTCCCATCTGTACCTGGTATGATTGCAAGATATTCAGCATTAGGTCTTACTAATGAACAAATGGCAGAGAACCCTGTATGGAAAGACCTTACAGGTAATAGGCATGATTTACAGATGAAGAATTTAGCTTGGAAGGGGATGTCAGGGGTTGGAGGATATGTTGGTGATTTTTCTAAATGGGTGAATAATAGAGATACTACAGAAATAGGAATAACTAAAAGTAACTCGAAAGTCATTATTGATGTTAAAGTATCACAGGGTTCAGGAAAGAATATTGTGTTTATCAGTAAATCTAATTTAGGTATATCTAATAATGTCACCATTAAGATTACAAGTACTTACCCGGAAGGAGTTATGAAATTTGCCAATTCCGCTTCGAATAAGTATTTAAAGTTGCCTTCAAATGGAATAATAACATTACAAGATAACCCAGAATATACAAGTAATGAAATGCATCTTCATTTAGCAAGTGCGGATTTAGGTCAAATCACCATCGAACAACTACCTCTCTACCCCGGTGCACTTGTCTTTGACGGAGTAGACGATTATGGTGTCTGTGATAACTTCCCCATTCTGACTAAAGAAAAGGGATATACGGTTGTAGCGTTGAGACAGTGGATTACAAGGGGTGAAATAGCCCAAGGATTAGTATCTAATGTAAAGAATTGGCTCAAGGATGGTGCCTTCTTGTTAGAATATAGAAATATACAAGCCGATCATCTTAATAAGCCTATATCTTTTGGAGCAATAGGGAGTGAAATGGATTTACCACACATCCTTACTTATCAGACATCTAAAAGTTATAATGGTGTTTCGATTACAACTGGTAATTTTGAGGGAACAGATGTGCTACATGTTGGGAAATTAGCTCCAACTAATGTAGGAACTTGTATTAACGCTGCTATTTGGGAACTTGTATTTCTCGATCACGATGCCACCGAAGAAGAACTGACCAAGATCAAAGACTACTTCGTTAAAACCTATCCCTGGCTCTTTCCCGACCAAGCATGGACTGTCACCGGCAAAACCAACGAGGACGAAGATCGTGCTACTATTGCCAACATTACAGGCAATGGTAATAATCTTGTACTGTCGAACTTTGGGTTTATTGAAGGGAGTGGCTACAATAAAGAAGGGGAATATGCTGGCTATCTAGTTACTGATGGGGTGGATGATAAGATAGTTTCGTCATCTTTTGAAATGGGTAAGGATTTTACGATTGTTGGGGATTGGAAGTTTATTGATAATAAAAAGAGTGGTACTGGTTTAGTAAAAGGGTCTAGTTTTTATATCTACAACACAATGATTGGACTTGATCTTTATATTAATTCAGGATCAGTAAAAAATAGTCTTGACGGAATTAAAAGTATTAATGCTGCATGTTCAGATGGTAGGGCCTATGATCGTAATTGGAATGAAATACTGGCAAATACAGGTAATGTAGTTGGTTCTGGTGGTCCATTGGAGGTATCGAGTAGTGGTGGTAGGTTTGATCGAATAGCCTTTAAGAACCTTGCAATTTATCCAAGAATCCTCTCCAAAGACGACTGTATCAAAGCCTACAACTACCTCCAAACCCTAAAAGCAAAGTAACATGAGATTGGTTGAAAAGCATATTGTTAAAGATAACAGATTTGAAGATATTTGTCTCAAATCAGGATTGCTCTATAATTATGTTTTGTATAATGTACGTCAAGGAATCTTCAACGAAGAGTATCTGAAAGAATATGAATTTTCAACCAAACTTTGTAAAGAAAACCAATTTGATTTTAGAAATCTTCCATCAGCAATTTCCCAGCAAGTAGTTGCGCAGGTATTTTCAAATATAAAAGGATGGATAAAATCGAAAAAGGAATTTGAAAAGAATCCATCTAAGTTTCACTCGAAACCGAAATTACCTAATTATAAGAAAGGGGGAAAGCAGAATATGGTAGTTTTTACAACCTCCGCTTGTAGAGTTAAAAATGGATACATTTACTTTGTTAAAAACATAATTCAACCAATTAAAACCAAAATAGGAGATAATAAACTATGTCAAGTTAGAATTATACCACAAGCTACTTGTTATGTAGTTGAAGTGATTTACGAAAAGAAAGAACAGGATTTGAATTTAAACAAAGATAATGTTCTTTCGATTGATTTGGGATTGAATAATTTATGTTCATGTATTAACAATGTAGAAAAACAACCTTTCATTGTAAACGGACGAATTATGAAATCTTTTAATCAGTGGTACAATAAGAGAAAAGCTAAATTAATGTCTTTTGCAGGAGATAAAGGAACTTCAAAAAGACTTAGACAACTTAACAATTATAGGAATTTTTGGATAGAGGATCATATTCATAAGGTTAGTAGATTTATTATAAACTATTGTGTCGACAATAATATCGGTAGTCTTGTAGTAGGACTGAACAAAGGATGGAAACAGGAAATTAATCTTGGAAAGAAAACAAATCAGAAGTTTGTAGAAATTCCTTTTTCAAGACTTATAGATAAAATCTCCTATAAATGTAAATTAGTTGGAATTAGTTTTTATCTTAGCGAAGAATCCTATACATCAAAAGTTGATCATTTGGCTTTTGAAGGATTAGAAAAACATGATGTTTACTTAGGTAAAAGAAAGAAACGTGGATTGTTTCAAAGCTCTGTAAATAAACTGATTAATGCAGATATAAACGGAGCTATTGGAATTGGAAGAAAAGTATTCGGTGATTCTTATGCAAGTAGGATAATCGATAGTGGGTTAGCGTTTAATCCGGTCAGAGTAAACATTGTATAGTGTGGAAATTTGATAAATAAAATTTAAAATTTTAATGACGTGAAATACGCAATTGTAAACATCGTATGGGCAAAATCACATGGTATTGAAATACTGCCCGAAATGAGAACAAGTATAGATCAGAGTAAAGTTATTCTACATGAAGAAATGTTAGTACCTTTCGAAGATGAATCATTTCCAAGATATTCATTTAGTGATCCAACTTTTATTGAATTGTTAAATAGTGAAGAATGGACTAGTACAGAAGAAGAACCTGTAATTAATAGAGACTTTAGTCGTATCTTAGCTTTGAATATTCTTGATGAAGAGATTACTAAAGAAATCAATACATATGATCTTACTCCAGGTGAAGCATTACAGGTTAAAGATTATTATCCTGAATGGACAGCAGGTATTGCAGTTAAAGCAGGAGAAAGATATTTATCTGACAATGTTCTTTGGGAATGTATAAAAGAACATACTACTCAAGACAATTGGAAACCTTCTATGGCTACTGCAAGCTTGTGGAAAGTAGTAGATGAAGAACACAAAGGTACTATCGATGATCCTATTGTTTACATTCCACCTATGGAGATATTTAAGGACAAATACTATATCCAAAATGGTATAAAATATAAATGTACAAGAAATAGTGAACAACCTCTTACACATGATTTATCAGCCCTTGTTGGATTATATGTTGAGAAAGTTTAATTATTAATAAGCTAAGGATGTCACAGGAAATCTACAATAAGACCGTGTTCAAACGGTTCTTCGAAGAAAACGATCCTGCTGTAATGGAATGGGCGGAGAATGTACTTGAAAAGGTATCTTCTCCCGGCATTCTTCCTACTTTTATAAAGAAGGACGGAGAGGATTTTAAGGCGTATTGGGAAACAGTCTGTCATATCTTTGCGCTTGTTGTTTTATATGCTAAGCAATACAATGAGATTGACACAAATAAGATTCTGTTTGAGCTTTTTATTGAAAACAGAGGACTTGTGACAGACGAAGTGAACACACTTGAACAGATGAAATATCTGTTCAATAATTATGTGAAGGAATATAGAAAAAGAGGAACACTTGATATTGTAAACAAGGAAGGCGCAATACTTGGGGAACTCCTCCGTCTTATTAGATACAAGACGGAGGATGAGTTTATATTTGCACTTTTGATGTCTCGTGATACTGGATGGACAATGGGACATAGCTCTCCTACATGGAACAGGACAGACACGGTTTTGAATGTTACAAAAGGGTATGAGACAACGGAAAGCGTAAAAGATTTGAATGCCTATCCACTTGTGAACCCTACAGGTGTTGTTATTGTGGATGATATAGACAACAATGGCACTCCTATACAGGTAATGACTTTCGTTGGAAATGCTTGGGTGGGTATTTCTTCTGAAATTGACAAAACGAAGCTCCTTCCTATTTCAGAAAATCTTTCTTATCAGATTTCTTTTAAGGTTAAAACATCTTCCACAAGCAACCAAAATTTGAAATTCGGTGTGGAAGTGTTTAACGAAGCCGTTCAACCTATGATATGTAAGGAGTCTTATGGAAGTGCAGAGAGCAACAATTTTGTTTCCGGCAGCAAAGGAATCCTGGAACTTCCTGTAGCCGGAGTGTATTATGAATGTCGGGCAATTCTATCAAGAAAGAACAGGGCATACGCGAAGCAGTTAGAGCTTAATTTCTCGAAAGGGAGAGGGCTTCAAATGAAAGACGGAATGAAATTCTTGTCATTAAGTCTTACACAAGACAGGTCAAATTCTTCCGCTCTTGTGTACATTTACGATATAAAGATAAAACCGCTTTTCCTTCCGTTCTATCAAGGTAATTTAGGGGAAAAGGACGTGATAGCTGCTTATTATCTTAATAATTCCCTTACAAGTGAGAAAGGAGTAAAAAAAATTATAGAAGATTACCTTGTTACCTATAAAAACATAATGGGTAGTGAGGATATTCAGCCTTTGAAAGAGAAGAATGTTATTTTCAAAGTATTGTCGGATAGGGGAGCTTACATAGAAGGAGCTTCTATTTCCATTTTAGACAAACGTCTTGTGACGGACAGAAACGGGGAAGCATCTGTTGTACTTTATCCTGGTGATTATTCTATTGATGTGGAGAAGTCTTTGCTCATGAATATAGAAGATAGATTGTTTCAGGTGTTGGAAGACGATGAAGAAACGCAGGTGGAATATATTCAAATGCAAGGAGATGTGTATGAAAGAAAAGTCACGTTCGTTGTAAGGGATGAAGGCGAAAGACCTATACAAAATGCCCTTGTTACTTTTAATGGTGAATTTAAATATACGGATTCTTCTGGTAATGCCATATTTATGGCTTTTCCTGGTTTATACCCTTATACTGTAAGCAAGACGGATTATTATACCATAAGTAAGAACATCAATGTACAAGACGATCAATCCGAACCTGTAACGCTTATATTGATACCAAGATATACGATTACATTTACGGTGACAAATTCATCTACTGGCGCAGTGGAAGGTGCAAATGTGACACTTACCGCAAAGGACAGACTGGCAACAGAGGATACTGTCGCTTATTCGGAAAGCAAAAGAACGGGCACGAATGGGAAAGTGACATTCACGAATATATTGGGAGGTGATTACACTTATCTTGTTGAAAAGCAAAACTGGATTCCTGTAAATGGGGATGTTGTTGTGGACAGTAATAAGGATATACAAGTGAGCTTCAACCCTATGCCTACTTTTAACATGACGTTTACTGTAAATGATTACAACACCTTTACGGGAGAGAAAAAGCCTTTAAATGGAGCTACCGTAAGATTTGCAGGTTTGACAAAACAGACTTCTGACAATGGGCAGGCTGTTTTTGAAGGAGTGTTGGGGGGAAAATATTCTTATGATGTATTTTACGACAACAATCATCAACGGGTATATGTGGAAAACTATGAGTTTTATAATAATTCGAACCTTACGATAGACTTGAAACAGCTTACCTATAAGACTACTATCAAGGTGTATGGCGCAGGAGGAACAGTCGTTGAAGGTGCTAAAGTAAACGTGAACGGTAAAGATTTTACACAAAAAGATTCTTCCGGTGTTGTATTGGAACTTCCCAATGGACAATATACCGTCATAGCATCCTATGAGGAATACGAGGACAGAGAACAGCAATTTACTGTAAATGGAAATGATCAAGTGGTGAGCATCTATATGGATCAAACTTTATATGATCTTACATTTGTTGTAACAGAGGATAACAGTATTATTTCCAACGGTACAAGGATAACGCTTAACAGGGGAGGTGCAGGAGAACAAACAGGTCTGACTAATAACGGACAAATCAAATTCTCTGTTCCGAGAATGCGTTATGATTGGGTGGCTTCGAAGCAATATTTCAGTGATCAGACAGGGGTTGTGCAACCAAATGACCTTCCAAAGACGGTGAACGTTGCAATGCCAAGAAAAGAAACGAGAGTGCAGTTCTATGTTTATAATTCCGATACAGGGCTTCCAGTTTCAGGAGCTTCTGTAAAACCAGAAGGACTTAGTACGCAAAATACAGGGTCGGACGGTACAACGACCTTTACGATGCAGATGGGGAAAACTTACAGATATGAAGTTTCCGTTTATGACTATCAGCCTACGGAAGGTTCTGTCACAGTTAATCAGGAATCAATGCCACAACAAAGGGTAGGTATTTCTAACAAGACTTACAGTGCTCATATTACAGTAAAATCCCGAAATGGGTATAATATTAATCGAGCTTACGTGACTTATGGAGGAAAGAGTGGGTACACCAACTCACAAGGACAGCTTACACTTACTGGAATACAATCAGGGTCGTATAATGCTACTTGTACAGCAGACAATTATCAATCCCAAACGAAAAATAATATTGCAATATCGGGAGCTGACACGTATATAGATTTCACTCTTGACTATGAGCTTACGACAACTTATATTTATCTTAGAAAGGAAAATGTATTGCAACCTTATGCTTCCGTGAATATAAGAACTACCGCGCCTGACGGATCGTCTTATTACAGTGGTACAGATCAGACAAATGGAAGTGGTAGGATAACGGTTTCTTCTCCTTCTGGAGGTTATGTGTATGCTTCCGCTACGGATTCGGAATGTGTAGGGACAGGGGATGAATCAACGAACGCAGGAGGGAGCAGTATTTACCTTTATCTTTGGAAAGCTCTTATCGTTTCTTATAGCGGATCGCCTCAAACGCCATCTGTATCAGATGGCGTTTATGAAATAGTGGAGAGAGAAGTAAGGGTACAAGGCGGAAGTAGAAATACAAGTAACCCTTCTACTGTGTATGCCAATTTCAGAAATCATACAAGAGCTACTGCAATCAAACAGTGGCCCGAATCATTTTCTATTCGGGGAAGTTCTGGCACTTATAATATGGACGCTGCCGGCGGCAACCATTCTGCCTTTAGAGGATGTACAAGTCTTTCATCGATTGCAACAAACACAATTCCTTCTATTTCAGGGGGTGTTATCTGTTGGTTTAGAGATTGTACAAGTCTTAGGTCTATTCCTTCTGGTTTGTTTACCAAAATGACAGGTAATTCTTGTGCGGGTGCTTTCTGGAGCAGTGGGGTTACAAGTCTCCCGAGTGGTCAACTTGTTCCTACTTCATGTGTTTATCATTCTTCCTTGTTTAGAAGTTGTAAGAGTTTGACTTCATGCGTTGGCAATGGTACTTTTGGAAGGGGAGGTGGCACAGAAGATTTCCATGCTGTATTTTTTGAATGTACGGCTTTGAAAAATACAGGAGGTCAATCAGCTACAAGTTCTCCATTTAGCAATTCAACGAATGCACAGTATATGCAATATACATTTCAAGGCTGCACAGCCATAACCGAACTTCCGGTATTATGGTTCAGATATTGCACAAACATTGTTTCTTTTGTTGGTTGCTTTGTCGGTTGTACAAGTCTTGTCGACGGCTGGTCTACCGCTATGTTTTCTTACTCTTCGAAGGCAACAAATATGCAGTCATTGTTTGAGGATTGTACTTATTTGTCTATTCCTTATGGACAAGGGCTTCCGTCAAGTGTAACAAACACTTCAAGAATGTTTGCGAATTGTAGGAATTTATCTGATATATCTTCTTTTGATATGAAGAATGGAAAGTTGCAGAATGCAGAAAGTATGTTTGAGAACACGGGTGTGAAACAAATTCCTGCTAAGTTCTTTAATGATCTTACGACACTTACTAATCTTAGGAGATGCTTTGCAGGATGCACGTCACTCACTTCTTTTGGAAGAACAGGGAATTATGTAGGACAACCAGGAACATCTGCACGACCTGTGAATGTGGATATAGGAAATCAGTTTAATAATACCAATTTTGAGAATATCAGTGGTAATTTGAATTGCACTGAAATGTTTGCAAACTGTACAAATCTTTCTTTAGGAACAGAACAAACCTATGCGGTTTCATACACATCCCTATATGATAGGTCAGTGGCAGGCGTAGGAAAGGTTAATATGGACAGAATGTTTTATGGTTGCTCGAAACTTGGAACTGTCCCTGTTATTCAAATCCTTACAGGATCATCCAATTATGTAAAGATAACGGAGTCTGGGAACAATAACGTAACAAGTCATAGTCAGACTTTTACAGGTACGAATTGCGAGGGTGTCCCAAGTGGATGGAAATAGTAAGTCAAAAATAATTAAAATATTGGGTATGAGCAAGTTAAATGTTAGTAGAAATGTTTTTTTAGAGAAAGAAGAACTTTCAAATATGATTTCTTTCTTTGCTACAGCACCGCTTATGAAGGCGGTGCTACAGGCATCTTATTCTTTTGGGATGATTACGAATGACCCATCTAAGATCAATCCTAATACAGTTAACAAACCAGTAGAAGATGAAAATCTTGTAGAACCTTTTAAAGTGGAAACAGGAACAAACTCTGGCACTATTAAGGTACTTCCCGGGATGGCTCTTACCAGTGCCGGGAACTTTATAGATATCAATGTAGAAGATAATATTCTTGTACCGAACGACAGCAATTTCTATTGGGTGAAGATTGCTTACAAAACAAGAAATTACGAAAAGGGATATGTAAGCGTAAACTCACAAGGTATTGTGTCTGGTTCGGTTGATTTTTCAGGCAAGGTGAGAGGGCAGTCTTCGTCAACTCCTATTTCTATTAGGTTTGAAAAACAAGACGGTTCTGTTCCTTTGAATAATGGCGTTTATCAGATTGTAAACATAATTGACAGCCAAAACTTACTTCTTACATCCGCAACTACATTTGTAGCGGAATCGAATTTAAGAGCTATTGTGCTTGGGACACTTCCTTTGGGAGGTGTATTGACTTCCGAACAACGAAACGGTTTGTACACTTATGACGATTATGCCATTTCTTTAGTCCCAGAAGTAAGCATCAGCACTCCGCCAGACAAAGAAGTAGATGAATATTATATCGCTCGTGTGCAAAATTCTGGCGGCACGGTATCTGTTTATAATGAGGTAAAAAGTGAATATTGGTCGCTTGGAAATATATTCATGTCAACTTCTAAAAGTTAAGGCTTATGTTACGTTTTTATTATACGGTCAGTTCGGGATATAACAGTCCGCAATCCAAAATTTCAGATTCGTTGGGTGGATATAAATCCTCCACTCTTGTACCTAATGATGTATTTGGCAATTTATTTGATGAAATAAGCCTTAATTTGGCTTCAAATCCTCACAGCCAATATGTTGCTCTTGTTTTGAAAAATGAGGGCACAGAAACGCTTAAAAACGTTGAATTATGGTTTTCTTCTGTAACAAATAACCCCTACGGAACAATCACGGTAGGAGCTATAGGGATGGGAAAGGACGAAGAAGAAAATCCGGTTACTTCGCGCACATCTTCCATGAATGAAAAACCTTATTGGATTCAATTTTATGAAGCAAAAGAGGAAGAACCGGTATCGCTTGGCGATATGGAAGCTGGGGATGAAATTTGTTTGTGGTTTTGTCGGTCGCTTGATAAGAAAATTATAAAAAATGACTATGATATTGTGGCAGAGAGAGATATGAATACACAGAACCGCTATAAAAAGGTGGAAAAGCAGACAGAGGAAATTTTTAACATTAATTTGCTTTGGGAATAAATACAATAATTGTATTTTTGTCGGTGTAAGGGGAGAGAAATTTCCCCTTCTTTTAACTTCAAAAATATTAAATTTTTGTATGCAATAATTGTAATTTCGATATGACAAGAAAAGAGGAATTTAAACTGATTTACAGTTATTTACAAGGAAAACTGACAAGCAATCCAGCTTACGAGTTCCGTCCAAAAAGAAAGGACAGGGAGAAACTGGACGAGTTTTTGTCCAACGACAAAGTAGGGAATCTTTGGGAATACCTTACATTTCAATTCAACCGCCAGATGTTTGTTCTTTCTTTATCTAACCTTCCAATAGTTCCTCTTATGAATGTCATAGGAAAAACAGCCATAGACAGATGGAGAAAAAGGACAAAAAGGGATATATACTTTACTTCTAAATTTGTGATGGAAAATGAACTTTTTAATCCTATAAAAAATGAAGAAGGAGGTGTTTCGGAAAGTTACCTGGACGAGCAAAGGAAGCTCTATTTCGATTCTCCTGAAGGATATATCCTATGCGACAGTTTCGATGGCTATTTGCTTGATGAAGAAAAATGCAAAGGTTGCAGATATATACGGTTATGTAAAGAAAAAGAGAATGAAAAGAAAGAAAGAACTTGAAGTAAAGATTGTTCCTTGCTTTTATGACACAAAAAGAGCAGAGCTTTTGGTCGTAAGGTATGGACGGTTCGGAAACCTCAAATGCCTAAAGAGCTTTGGTTTTATCTATCTTTCGGATAAAAGGAGTGAAGAAATGATAGATTGGGTAATTGAATTAGTAGAGAGGTTTAACAAAATACAAAAAATGCGATATGAAAGAAGAAAGAACAATGTATGATGTACGCTATGCCCTTACAAATGGAACTATAGACAAGGTTATTGTGGAGGGGAGTGGCGAGCTTAAGGATAAGGATTTGGTAATCGTCAAAGGAGAATGCGTTTTTTCAAAAGTAGGCAGTGACGTTTTCTTTACCGAAGAAGAAGCAAGGAAAAGAACTAATGAAAAGATTAGAAAACGGATATTGTCATTGGAAAAACAGATTGAAAGGTTGAAAGCTTTAAAATTTTGACAGTATGGGTAACTGGCAATATGGGACTACAAAAGAAAGAAAAATATGAAGCAAGACCTTGTGTCTGTTGCAAGCAGAGCCATTATATCTATAACAGGATGAAGTGGCTCTGCAAAGAATGCGACAAGAAAATAGGAAAAGAAAGAAGGGGCGATCTTAAATCCCTATTCATGGAAATATGGGAAGAAAGAGAACATGTATGTGTAAAATGTGGAAAGCCTTTAGGGGATGAACCGAAAGCCATTTTCTTTTCACACATACGATCACGCGGAGCGAGACCGGACTTGAAAATGGACAAAAATAACATTGAGCTTCTTTGTTCTGCTTGTCATAGGTTACATGAGTTTAATGAAAGAGAGATTTTATGAGAAAAATAGTTGCTGTTTCAATACTATCTTTATTCCCACTTTTCGTTTCTGATGTTAGAGTTTCTATTGTCAGTGACGAAGAAAAGAAAGAAATAATGGATAGAGTTGTTTGGGAAAGATTGGTTCATGCTATTTGTATGGTTGAATCCAGTTGTGATGATAATGCAAGGAATAAAACAAGCTCCGCTTCCGGTAGGTTTCAGATGTTGAAAATCTATGTGGATGAAGTGAACCGTATCGAAGGAAAACGTATTTATTCTTACAATGATAGATTTAATCCTATTAAAGCAAGAGAAATGTTTGATATTTATCAACAACATTATAATCCAAACAAGGATATTGATAAGGCGATTGTTCTCCATAGAGGAAAGGTTTCGGAGAAATATATTAAGAAAGTTAAAAGCGAAATGTACAACTTATAAATTTTGATACCATGAAAGTATGTTGGACAGAAGAAGGAAACTACTTCGAAGGGAAAGTGATTGATTCCTACCCTGTGGAAGATGGAACGATGTTAGTGGTAGAAGCAGAAAATGGCAGAAACCGATGGGTTCTTAGAGAATGGAATACATTAATTGAGATAGGAGAAGATGGAAATGCGATTAAATGAAAACATGGAATTGCTCTTGACTTCTATTTCCGAATTGCTTGGGGATATGAAGATGAATGTTTTCAAAGAGAAGCTGGAGAATGTGATTGCTTTTCCAAGCGACACAAGTGTAGCGGATTTCATAGAAGAATATACGAAATGGAGCGAAAAGAACTATTTCAAAAAAGAGAGACTATTTGTCTTTTCAAATGGGAAATTGGCACTTACAAGAATATATATCGTCTCTGCTGAAATGAAATATACGGATGAGGGGATGCCGGAGATAATCATAAATGAAATGCCGGATGCTGTTAATCTAAAGGATAACCCCTATAAAAACATCCATATACAGTATGAAAACGAGAATGATTGTTCTCGTGATTTCGATAGACTGAAATTAGTTTTAAACTGATAGAGCGTGGAAATATTAACAAAAAACTTGAATCTTACAGGAATGACAGAGTATTTCAATCAACATTTCTCGAAAAGAAATGGCAAGAAATTCACTCTGTGGGATATTAGAGCTTATAGCACGACAGGGAATGTTCCTGCTTATATAGGTGGAGGAAATCTGTATATCGATCCATGTGTACCGGAAGGAGGAAATGTAAGACTTTGGCAGCTTGTAAGAGATACAAATAGACAAAAATTTAGAAGATGAAAACAAAAGTGTATGTTAGCTTGCCTATAACAGGGTATGATTTGGAAGAAACGAAGAAATACGCAAATCAAGTCAAGAAATGGCTCGAAGAAAAGGGATATGAAGCGATAACACCTTTTGACGCTTGTAGTGAACCGGATAAGCCCTATTCCTATTACATGGGAGAGAGCATTAAAGCTCTTTTAGAGTGTGATGCCGTTTATTTTGTTTTTGATTGGGCTGCATCAAAAGGCTGTATGTCAGAGTTTGAGATAGCAAGAGTTTACGGGAAACAAATAATGATGTAGCGTTTAACCCCATTAGGGTAAACATTTTGTAATACGAATGTGAATTTAATTAATAAAATTTAAAATTTTTAATAACGTGAAAAGTGCGAGTAAATATATAATATGCTACGACATTGAGTCAGGTGGTATTCCTTCCGCAGAAAAACCGGCTTTTGACGCCATAGCATTAATAGAATTGGCTTTTGTTGTAATAGATATGGAGAAATTGGAAGTTTGCGACGAACTGTCTATGATATTCCCGCGTGATTACAAAGAAGGTCTTATCTATTCTTCAGAAGCAGAAGCGATACATGGGATAACAGAAACAATCCAAAAGGAAAAGGCTATACCTCTAAAGGATATATTCAAGAAATGTCAGGCACTTTTTAAGAAGTACAAGAACCCCAGACAAATGTGTACATTATGTGGACACAATATAGTAGGGTTTGATAATGCCTTTTTGGAGAACTTCTTCAAGTTCATGGGGGACGATTTAAAGAAGTATGTAAAGTTTTCTATCGATACAATGCAAATGGCACACATGTCTTACCCGGAAATAGAGAATTACCAACTTCATACTGTTTGTGAAAAAGAGGGCATTGATTTGGTGAACGCTCATCGTGCAGGTGATGATACCTATGCCAACGCACTACTTATGATCAATTTTGTAAAAAAGTTAAGGGGAGAAGGTGTATCTGACGGTGGAACTTCATCTGCGCGAAATCCCTTTCGAGAAAAATTTGCTTTGTAGAAATGGCAGTCATATATAATTCAAAAGGAGGAATACTTACCGAGCTACAGTCAAAAAGGTTGTTTACGACAGTGGACGACATTATAGACCGACTTCCTTCCACTACTGTGCGATCCTTGTTTTCGGGCGGCAGCAGAAAGGATTTGGACAAAATGCTGGACACCATAATCAACCAGACCGAGTATGCCATGAATTTTGGACGTTCGCTTGACACGGAAAAGCTGGGGTATGTGGACAATCTGTTTGCTTCAATGGATGAAAATCTAAGGATTCTGTCTTTTAATTATTTCAAGGCGACAGTCCTTTCTAATTTCAATATGGGATGGCGAAACTTGGAATGGGGGAATCTTACGCAGCTATTTCCTTGGAGTAGTTATTTGTGTTCGCGAAGTAGTGGAAAGTGCGAAGCTCCTGATACTTTGATAGTTATGGCAGATGGTTCGTTAAAAAAAGTCCAGGATATAAGAGTAGGTGACAAGGTGATGGGACAAGATTTGAAATCTCGCAATGTCTTGGAACTGCATCACGGAGAAACCTATATGTACGAAGTAAGACAGAAAGGTGGAGATAGCTATATAGTAAGCGAAGGACATATTCTTTGCCTTGCTGACGGCACTTATATTCCTGTTGAGATTGCTGAAATGAACCAAAGGAGAGGCGCTAAATATGAAGGTTACAGAGTTTCAAGAGATGGGAAATTCAAGAAAACGGAAATCTTTATAACCTTACTGGATGAAGGTGAGTATTACGGTTTTGCTTGTGACGGAGATCATAAGTTCTTGCTCGCTGACGGCACAGTAACGCACAACAGCTTCGAGTGGTGTTACGCATTCCCTTTATGGAGGTTATACTCCTATACACGTCCTATGCTGTATGGAGGGGATACGATAGACAATAAGAACCGGAAGGAAACCGCTATGATCACAAATACAATGACACTTGCAAAAGTACATGTGAACAAGATCATAGAGGAAATATCTACCAACGATATATTGAAGGAAAAACTTGATCCGAATGGTAAAGCTAAACTTGGAGAGACGGCAATAGAAGGTGAAAATGGTGCGATCCTTCATGTCCGTGGTAAGGATGGGTTTATTCGTGGTTTGCACGTTGGAGCAGCAATCATAGATGATATGCCAGATGAAAGTTCTCTTTACAGTGATGAGCAAAGAGAAAAGCTAAAGGAAATATTTAGGGGGACTATTACTCCTATTGTTGAGCCTTACGGATATCTGATTGTGTCCGGTACGCCTTATTCTACTGCTCCTAACGAATTGTACAATGTCATTAAGGGGGATAAGCGTTTTTATCTGTTTGAATATCCTATCATATTCCCGGATGGACGACCTCTTGCTCCTGACAGGTATATGTTTGAAGATATAAAAAGGAAAAGAACAGAGCTTGGTTCTATTGTGTTTGCACGAGAGTACCTTGTGATTCCTATTTCGGACAACTCAACTATTTTCCCATATGAATATCTTAGAAGGGCAACTACCGGCATGGATAAGGTTTCCTTTGCGGACAGTATAGAGTTTTATCCGTTCGAACTTCAAAGGGTGGTAGTGGGGTGCGACTTTGCCGTCTCTGGTAATATTGGTGCTGACTATACTGTATATTCTGTTTGGGGAGTTGACTTTTCAGGCAATTATTATCTTATAAACTATTTCCGTGCAAAAGGTATGTCTCACAATGAACAGGTGGACAAGATTGTTCTTTTCAATCGTTTATACAAACCTACCAAAATTGTGTGCGAAGCTAACGGATTTCAAGGAATATTGTCTGCACTTGCAAGAGAAAGAGGGCTTACTAATATCGAACAATTTACCACTACAGAAGGAAACAAGAAGGACTTGTACACCGGACTTCCTTCTTTGTCTGCCATGTTTGAAAGAGGGCAGATAAAAGTTCCTTATAAGGAGGGTGAGACAAGAGAAAAGGTAGAAATGATGTTCAGTGAATTTGCTTCTATTACTTTCAGAAGCGATAAAGGAAAACTGGAAGCAAGTTCAGGACATGATGATATCGTAATGAGCAATTTTCTGGCTCTCAACACTTTACGTGAAGAAGGTGAAAGCAGTGGATTTAGCATTAATTTGGTATAAAATTTAGTATCATGAATAAATTGAATCCTGGCTTTATGTCCGAAATATTTAAATTGATGTTTTCGGATGAAGTTATAATGTGTATAGCTTCGGAGCATCTGAAATATGAATTGATCCCTAAAGAATGGTCTGGATACAAATTCATACTAAGAGAAGCTGTCGATCAATATAGAGAAAAGGGGAAACTTCCCGCGCTTGGTGCTATCTGTCAAAAATTTTCCGATAATGACTTTGTGTTGGATACTGCAAAGGAAATAAAGAAAGCCAATCTGATAGATAGGGAAATCGCAATAGACCAGCTTCAATCGTTTGTGAAAGAGACGGAATTTGAACTTCTTTCCAAAAGGGTACATGACCTTTACGAAGAAGGAAAGAAGGAAGAAGCTATCCGTATAAACGCGGAAGAATCGCAAAGAATTGTGGAGATGTCCTTTCGCTCCAAATCAGTGGGTTTCCAGTCTGTTTTCGGGGGTTTCCAACAACGTATGCTTGAAAGACGCATGGAAGCTGCTACGATAACGGAGAAGCCGATAAAAATTCCTTTCGGGATCGACAGGTTGGACGATGTATCTTTCGGTGGCATGGAAATAGGGGACACAACGCTTTGGATTGCTCGCAGCGGCACAGGAAAAACGACCGTATTAAAATGGCATGGTTACTCTGCTGCTCTTAGAGGTGTTCCGGTTCTTCATATTCAGTTGGAAGGTGGCGTTAAAGCCTGTATGCAGATATATGATCAGCTTTGGTCAAACCAGTCCTATTCCAATATCAAATCAGGTAGCATTGATCCCAACGATAAGAAAAAGATTGAAAAGGCGATTGAAGAAATTAAAGAATCTGGTTCAGATATAGAGGTGTATGGTTTCAAGAAGTTCGGGCACGCTTCTATGAGCGATGTAAGGCAGTTATGCTACGATTATTTCAATACACACGGGCGTTTCCCGGGATTGGTCATTTTGGACTCATTGGACTTGGTAAAGACCGGCATTTCCAAAAAGATAGACAGTGATCCCGATCATAAGAAAGAAAAGCTACAGACTTGTGCGCAGCTTCTAAAGAACCTTGCCGACGAGATTGAAGCTCCTATTATCACAGCAACACAAACAAGTGATGTGCCTTTTGAAGTATGGAACAATCCTGACAAAGTAATAGACCGTTCCTATACGGAAGGAGACAAGACACTTGTAAAACCTTTTTCCTTTGTGTTTACGCTAAATATGACAATAGAGGAAAAGTCCAACGGCACGGCACGTATTTATGTGGACAAATTGCGTGACTACAAAGAAAGTCAAGAAGTGATAACGATTGCAACCAATTACGACAAGCGTAGGTTCTATCACAGGGGACGGACAATGGAGATGTACAATCAAATATCTGAAAGGAAGGAAGCGAAAAAGACGGCAAGGAAGAAAAAGTCTGACGAACAAAAGACGGAAACGATATGATACGGATTGACGAAGAAGAAGTAAAGGCTGTGTTCGGACTTAGAATATTCGGTTCGCAAGGGTGGCTTTCAAATAAAGGGATGCCTTGCCCCTATTGTGGGAAGGAAAAGAAATGGGGTGTCAAGATAGATGTGCACGGGGGAGTTTTCCATTGCTGGAAATGTGGAACAAAAGCATCTTTCAAGGATTTTCTGGAAAAGGTAGGAAGAAAAGACCTTATACGGATGGAATATCAAAATTCTATAAGCACGAAACTTACTCCTTTGAAAGATGAGAAAGAGGAAAATGAGGAAGAAGAACTTCCTGTTCCGAAACTTCCTTTCCGTCTTGAAAGAATAGTATCAGACAGTTATCTTGATGGAAGGGGTTTTAAGAAATACCATTACGATCTTTTTGAGCCTTCTGAAACAAATTCCGTTCTTGAAAAGAACTTGCGAAACTATATCATTTTCAAAATGAAGATGGATGGTAAGCTGGTAGGATGGCTTGGAAGGAGTAGGTATTCTAAAGAATGGCATAAAAAGGATTTGGAAAGGGCAAAGGAAACAGGAACTAAGCCTCATTTAAGATACGAAAACAGCGTAGGAACGAACTTCACGAAGATACTGGGAGGCTTTGATGAGCTTTCTTCTTCGGTCAAAGATGTTATCATAGTGGAGGGGTTGTTTGACAAGGTAGGAATAGACAACCTTTTGCAGCTTTGGGATTGCAACAGTTTGAAATGTGTTTTTACGTTTGGAAACAGCATCAGCAAGGAACAAATCTCCTACTTGGAAAGGAAAGGTATCAAGAATGTGATCCTTATGTATGATGATGCAACTGTGGAAGAATCGAAAAGCGCAGGACTTATGTTGGGAAAGAAATTCAATACAAAGATAGCCTATCTTTATAAACCAGGGATTGACCCTGGGGATATGGATATGGATTATTTGGACGATGTGCTAAGCAATCTCTACGATCCTATTAATTTTTATGTGTCCAAAATCAAAAAGTTGTGGTTGTAAGAATTAACTTTGTCGAAAATCATATATCATCATGGAAAAAAGCAGAGAATTGTCGGTAGACGAATATTTGAAGGTACTTCAACTGGAATACCTTACAAACAAAGTAAGAAGCCTTATTTTTGATCGTCCTGAATTTGTCAAGATGGTTTCTGATATAGCAGAGTTCAAAAGGGAAAGGATAGAACTTCTTTCCAAACGTCACTTCAAATCTTCTATTTTTATGTCAACGGAAGAGTTTTTGAACTTTTATGAGAACGAGTTCTTGAATCCTTTCGGACTTCCCAATTTTCAGTATAGTAATGATAGTAAAAAGCGTGCTTCACAGTGGTATTGGGATGTTGTTCATTTGCTTAAAAAAGGTCAGGTAGTGATCTATGAAGGAGAGGAATGTCCTATATTAGGGAATAATATGAAGGATCAGACGGTTTGCATTCAGATAGGCAAAAAGAAGAAAAATGTAAAATATTCAGAAATTAAGATACAGAAACTTGTAATGTGTTTTGATGGTAAATTATTATAAATCAATAAATTATTTCGAACTATGAATTTTAAAGAGTATGAAGCTCACGCAGCTTCAACAGCTTGCTATCAAAAAGAGGTAGCTATTCCGTATGTGATAATGGGTCTTACCAATGAACTGGCAGAAGTTTACGAGAAAGTAGATTGCGCAGCCGAAGCAAAGGAAATTGTAAAGGAAATAGGAGATGTCCTTTGGTATGTTGCCATGATAAGACAGGAACTTGATTTGCCGGAATTGGAATTTCCCGAAATCATTTTAAAACTGAATGGCGAGGATGTTTATCGTTTAAGTCCTTCTTATTTGCTACAACAAGTAGGCATTATCAACGGGCATGTAAAGAAATTCTTCCGGGATGATGATTACAAAGCTGGATTCCCAGAAAAAAGAAAAGAGGCGTGTCACAAGGCTTTGGAACAAATTTTACAAGGATTACAGAATCTTGCCGTTTACATTGAAGGAGATAAAGGTGACTATTCTTTAATGTCTATTGCAAGGGGAAATGTGGAAAAGCTGGCTAAAAGAAAAGTTGAGAATAAAATACATGGGGACGGTGACAACCGGTAACGATTATGGTACGTGCTGTTACTTTTTTAGGAGCTTCTTGCGTTGGAAAGACATCTGTTTTTGATCTTATCGAAAAGGATAGGTCGTTTGCCAGATTCGCCAAAATAGGCAGCATATCAAGACAACTTGTAAAGGAAGGGGGAATAGACCCTTCCTTTAATTCTGTCCCCAGTCAAAGAGCGATATTCGACAAGTATCTTGAAGTGCTACATGGAGAAAACTATATTTCCGATAGAAGCGTTATTGATGTTCATACTTTCACAAGGACACAGCCCTATTCGGTTTCGTTAGATAATGAATTAAGACGGCAGTCGGATTTGATAAGTCTTAATGAGTATTATCTTCCTGTTATCTTTTATTTTCCTATCTATTGGGATGTTGAAAGTGATGGAGAAAGATTGAGTGACGAAAACAGGAGAAGAAAATGGGACAGCGAGATAAGGAGATTCTTAATAGACAAGAGATTGCCTTACGAAGTAATACCAAATGACACTCCTTTTAATAGGGTAAGATTTATAAAGAGTGTACTTTCTACAAGAATGAATTTACGTTAAATTCATTGTTAAAATCGGCAAAACTTCAATTATTGTATGCAATAGTTGTATATTTGCCGATAGAAAAACGAAAAGAAGACAATATGGAGACTTTATTTAATGAGTTGGAAGAATATCTTTCTTCCAATACAATACAATACACTTCTGACAGGGAAAACTATACCGTGTCATTTGATGGAAAGACATACGAGTTTTTTCCTCCAAATGATGATGGATATTTCTTTGATGAAGACTTCCGGTGGGATAATGAAACTACCGAATACGATGGATATGTCTTTCGTTTTGGTGGCGTATGGTACACTATAGAGAAAGGACAGGAACGTGACCCTAAGCTGAATCGTGTAAAATGGAGAGGGCAAAGCGAAGTGGCAGGGCTTTCTTCCAATTTTTTGGGTGTACATGGTTCGTTTGAGCTTCTGAACGGAACAAGCCTATACTCCGATTGGGTAAAGAAATCCAAATTCTTAGGAATCGAACGTCTTGGTATAGTGGAAAAAGGGACACTTGCAGGGGCATTGAAATTTCAGAATGCTTGCAAATCTGTAGGGATCATTCCTGTGTTTGGGTTGGAAGTCCCTGTAAAAGATGAAAAAAAAGACATTTCGTTCACTTACAAAATTTATGCCCAAAACGAAAAGGGGTGGCAGCATCTTCTTGCCATCAATAAAATAATCAATTGTGATTCTTCCGGGAAATTCATAACCCCTAAAGACATATCGGAACATACGGAGGATGTGTTTATTGTTTTTGATCCAAAAACAATTGATTATACTGATGTTCCTATTCTTTTAAGAAACAAGCATAACGTGTTTTGGCAAGCTGATACAGTGGAATATGCAAAGTTCAACAGAGATACAGAATATCTTACAAACTTTGAAGCCTTTTATAAGTCGAAAATGAAGCCAGTTGCCCTTTGCGATGCCTTCTATATTGAACCAGAGTATTACATTTTAAGGGAAACTGTAAATAAAATAGGAAAGAAGGTTAATCATAAATCCTATAACCAGTATTTCAAAGACGAACCGACTTACATGGAAGAACTTCTTTCTTTATTTGGGGATCAGTCTGTAGGGGAAGCCTTTTATTTAAAGGCACGGGAAAACATGGATATGATTGCAGAAAGTTGCAACTTTGAAATTCCTACTGATAGTAGACATCTTCCTCGTTACGAAATGACAAAAGAGGAAAAAGAAAAGTATGAATCCAACGAAGATATGTTTGATTCCCTTATCTATGAAGGTCTGGAGAATAAACCGGAACTTTTAGAAGACTATTCGGAAGATGTACTGGTAGAACGGATTGAAAGGGAATCATCCATTATTAAATTTGGTGGTGTTATTGATTATTTTTTGGTTCTAAGAGATATTGTAAATTGGTGTAAGGAAAACAACATTTTGTTAGGTGCTGGTCGTGGAAGTGCATCAGGTTCACTAATTTCTTATCTTTTTGGTATCATAAATACGCATCCTTTGAAGTTTAACTTACTTTTTGAAAGATTTTTGACAAAAGGACGTTTAGGTCATTTTGAAAAACAGGAAGTTTATGAAGTAACATTGGAAGATGGGTCTAAAAAGATTCTTCCTATCAATATTACTACCAAAAATTTAAAAGTAGGTGACGATATATTGGTTTAATAGATAGAACAGAAAATATGAAAATTAAAGAGCTTAAAAAAATAACAGTGGAGCGATTTGTGTCTGGATCGCTCCCTGATTAATTGCCCCCTTGTTTTCGGACAAGGGGGAGAGTTAGACATTGATACAGATGTGCCGGGAGAGTATCGTCCGGCAGTTAAAAAATACATGGAAGAACGTTTTGGAAAAACACAGGTTTGTTCTGTAGGTACATACACTACCTTGCAGATAAAACAAGCTATAAATGACGTAGGAAAGATTTATGGAGCTTCCATTCCTACGCTTAGAAGAATTTCCAAAATGATAGAAGATGTGAAGACGGAGGAAGATTTTCTAAGACTTGCCTGTAGAAAGGAAGAAATAGCACAATTCGTGAACAAATATCCCGAAATGATGAATGTCGTTTTCCTTCTTCTTGGGCAACAAAAGGCAGCTTCCATTCATGCTTGTGCCATGATGATTTTCCCAAAGGAAAAGACAATGTATGAGTGGTGTCCTGTAAGAAAAGTGGACGACCTTGTCATTAGCGAATGGGAAGGCGGAGAAATGGATGAGGCAGGGTTTCTGAAAGAAGATATTTTAGGGATCGAACAGCTTGACAAGTTCAATGACATTTTGAATTTGATAGAAAAGAATACTGGAAAGAGAATCAATCTCTATATAGATATAGAATATAATGATCCAGAAGTGTACCGCTATTTTGCAAACGGTTGGCTTAGCGACATATTCCAATTCTCTGCAAAGGGACTTTCTTCTTACACGCAGAAAATGAAGCCTAAAAATATGGATGATGTAATTGCTGCACTCTCCTTGTTTCGTCCCGGTCCAATGGAAAACGGCTTTCACATGGATTATATTGCATTGAAAAATGGCGAGAAAGAGCCTGAATATCCTATTGGTACAGAAGAAATATTGAAAGATACTTATTCTGTCTGGATATACCAGGAACAGATCATCAAAGCAGTCCAAACCCTTGCTGGATTTACGGAAGAAGAAGCAGACATTGCACGTGCTGCAATTGGTAAGAAAAAAATGGACAAAATTAAGAAATTGCGTCCTAAATTTGTAGATGGATATGTAAAGAGATTTGGTGAAAAAGGGGTAACAAAAGAGAGTGCGGAAGCTCTTTGGGAGCAGATGGAAAAGTTTGGAGCTTATTCTTTTAACCGCTCACATTCAGCAAGTTACGCTATTAACGCTTACAATTCTTTGTGGCTGAAAGTACATTATCCGTTGGAGTTTTGGTCGGTTGCCTTGTCTCGTGCAAGTAAAGATGATTTCCCTCGTTACATTAATGAGATGAATCAAACGGAAGGGATCGAAATCAAACCTGTCAATATCAACAAATCTGATGTTGGTATCGTGGGTGATAAAAAGAGCAATAGTGTTTACTGGGCACTTAACGCCACCCAACAAGTCGGAGAAAAGGCACAACAACAGATCATTGAGGAACGGGGAAAGAATGGAGAGTATTTTTCTTTGGAAGAGTTTGTAGACCGTCATTCCTTTAAAGGTTCTTCTGTTAATAAGTCCACTGTTGAAAATCTTATTTATTCAGGTGCTTTTGACGAGATGGAAGAAACGAGAGAGTTTTCCAATATCTTCTCTGCAAGGGAATATATGCTTGGGAAATACCGAGAGAAGAATCGTATTAAGATAGATAGGGAAAAGGACGAATACAGCGTTGCTTTCAGCAAAAACAAGATAGGTAAGGATTGGTGGTGGCTTTTGCAACAGAAAAACAAGTCCGGTTTCGCTTTCTTTGATTACAAGAAATTGACAGAGGAATATCTTCGTCCGAAAGCAAAGACTGCGGAATATTACGATGTAGACGATTTGCAAAACTATGACGGTTCTACTTATAAAATGGCAATGGTGGGAGGATATGTGTTGGAAGTGGAAGAAAAGGAGACAAAAACAGGGGCATTTGCCAGCCTTCTACTTGAAAACAACTACAAATTCCTTCGTGTGGTGATATTCCCTGCCGACTATATGGACAAAGAAGAGTATATCCAAAGTTGCAAGAAGAACATCTTACTGCTTACTGGAAGGGTTTCTTTTGATAGGTTTAAAGAGGAATATGTGATACAAGCAAATGGAAACAGTCAATTTATAAAATTGGGAGTGTGATGGAAAAAGAAGAGAAAGAAAAGATTTTATGGGATTGTATTGAAAATCGTGTCGGTGAAAGGGCAAAAGATTTTTCATTTCCGATAGATATTTTTAATGGCATTTTAGATGCAATGGAGCAGTATGCTAATTTAAAGATGAAAGAAAATGAAATTGGTTAGGAATATTGGTGACAAGGCTATAGTCTTGATTTCAAATGACCTTAAAAATGAACTGGATATGGATGCTGTAACTTCTATAGACCATTCCAACCTGTACGGGGAGATAGCTACAAGTTCAGTCTTATTGAACAAAGTGGGACTTCTTCGTGCACAAGCTGAATCTGAATACGAAGCAGCAAAGTTGGAATTTTCTGTACATAAAGCACAGCTTTCTACAGAGATAAGACGGGAATCTATTGTGAATGCCGGGAAGGTCAAAGTGGAAGATATAGGACTTGTGAAACTTACAGAAAGTTCTTTGGAAGATATTCTTACTATCAATCCAGAGCTTAATGCAATGCAAAAGACACTTGTTAAGAAGAAAAAGCATTTGGCGGAAATAGATAGTCTCTATTGGGCGTTGCAGTCGAAAGACCGAAAATTGAACAATTTAGTTCCAAAGGTTACGCCGGAAGAATTTCTGGATAATTTAGTGGAAGGAGAAATAAATACATTCATAATTAAAAAAGAAAAGTAAAGATGAGAATTAAATTGACAGAAAATTATTTTATCGAACAGAGTACGAATGCACCACATTTATGGGATTTGTACCGTAAAAGAACAGCAAAAGAAACTGGAAAGCAATATGAAACAGCAGAGGCTTATGGATTAGATTTAAAGCAAGTGGCAGAGAAAGTTCCCTATTTTGAAATTCTTTCAAAAGAAGGGGAGGTTGTTACATTAGAAGAATTTGTAAAAGAATTTGAGAGCAAACAAAAAGAGATCGTTTCAGAGTTTCTAAAGCAAGTGAAAGAATCAAAATAATTTAATTATCAACATTTTAAAACATTAGAGTTATGAAATTTGACAGATCGAAGTTCAAAAAACAGTCAGTAGAAGATTTGGATTCAGAAGTAAAGCAAGCAGAAAAGACAATGCGAAAGGGTGGTAAATCTTATACCGGATTCGCTACCGTCCAAAAGGGAAAGAATACATTCCGTGTAGCTCCTTCAATGGGTAAAGCCTATGTCGCTTGCAAAATGTCAAAGCTCCGTGTGGAAGTTCCTACTTATGACGAGAACGGTAATGTAACAGGAAAGGAAGTAAAAGACAAAAATATCTTCTGTGCGGACGTACATGGACGCAACCTTCTTAAAGGAAAAGACCCTATCGTCCTTTATTGCGACTATGTGAGAAAGAAAGCATCCGAAGAATATCAAGATGATACGGAAAGACGCAAGTACCTCAACCCTATCATGGGTTACAAGAAAGGCAACAAGTTTGTATGGGGTATCAATCCTACGCTGGCTTATGTTTGCTATGTGTATCAAGGGAATAAAGATTTTGCCCGTTTGCAGCTTTATGGAACATGGATGAACCGTATAAAGGAAATTTCTGTAGAACAATCTGATGATGATACGGTTTCATTCGACATTTTCTCACAGATGGAAGGTGCTTATCCTCTTGTAATCACAATGGCAGAAGATGATAAAGGCAAAAAGACCTATTCACTTTCTGCCGGCGTGCCGAAGAAAGGTCAGTCATGGGATGAGTTTTTTGAAGGAACTGCTATCCCGGACGAAGACATGGAGTATTTCTTGAATGAAGTTCCTTCGCTTGAAGAAATTTACAAAGATTCTTACAGAGCAAAGGATTTTGAAATGGCTTTGGATGGATTGAAACGCTTCGATGAAGAAAATGGGTATGATATCTTTTCTGACGATGAGTTCTTGAATGAAATTGAAGAAATGGCAGCAATGCTTCCAGACGACAGTCAGTCAGAGGAAGATAAGAAAACCCCATTTGACGAGGACGAAGATGAAGAAGAAAAACCCAAAAAGAAAACTGTAGCAAAGAAACCGGCAAAGAAAGAAGAGTCAGGAGATGAAGAAGAAAAACCTGCGCCTAAGAAACAGGTTGCGAAAGCTCCTGCCGCCGAAAAAGCTGCAAAAGTAGCTTCTTACCCTCCGCTTTCCAAAATGAAAGCCTTTTTGTCGCAATATATTGATGAAGAGTATCCTGGCATGGAAATTCCATCCGATCTTACAATCACAGAACTTCGTGAATGGTATGATTTGGCGCAAAAGGGAGAAGCGTTACCGCTCCCAGAAGGCGAAGAAGAGGATACAGAACAGGAATATGAAACTGAATCTGACGATGATCGGGCAAAAGACGAACCGGAAGCCGAAGATGAGGGAGATGGAGAAGATGAACGTCCCGAAGAAGAGGAATCTCCTATTGATGAAGGACAGACGGACAATGATGAAAAGCTGTTGGAAGCCAAAAAACGCTTACAAGCTCTAAAAGCCAGAATGAAGAAGAAATAATTTTCTTTTCGTTTTTCTAATATATCAATCCGAAAGGGGATGGGGGACTTTGCGTTCCTCCCCTTTTCTAAACAATTTCGACTATGAGCAGCAAATATTTAGCTATAATTTCAACGGATCATCATCTTACTGCCGATAACGCCACTATCATAAAGGATATTCTTTTGGAAGAGCTTGACTTGGCAGAAAAGAAAAAGATACAAACCCATATATGGTTGGGTGATATTTTTGATAACAGAGTATCGCAAAGAGAAGTGTGCCTTTCTACATTGAATGATGTTCTGGAAGAATACGATAAACGTGGACACCATGTGATCTGCATTCCCGGCAACCATGACAAAACATCCTACACAAGTAAGAAATCATTTCTTACTCCTTTCAAATACCACCCTTCTTTTACTTTGGTAGAAGAACTGGACGGAATGCAAGTAGAAGGTGTGTATTGTTTTTTTCTTCCGTTTTTTACAGATGATATTCTTTTGGATGAACTGGAAGAAATAGGGGATAAAAGAAAGAAGAATATCCTCTTTGGACATTTTGCGGTCACAGGAAGCAAGAACATGGACGGATCGGAAGTGTCCAACCTTTTAAAACCTTCCATGTTTCAGATGTTCAAAAAAGTGTACTTGGGGCACTACCATAACTACCAACGGGTAGGAGAGAACATCTATCATTTAGGAAGTGTCCAACAAAACAACTTTGGGGAAGATGAAAAGAAGGGTTTCTGGCTTTTGGATTCGGATTTGAATGTAGACCTTGTTTCTTCTACAAAAGGGCAAGTGTTTAAAAAACTGGAAATTGATTTGGGGGAAACTCCCCACAAACAGGCAGTGTCACTTATCAAGAAATTCAAAAAAGAGAACCCTGCTGCCCGTGTAAGGGTGGAAGTCTGGGGAGAACAATCTTCACTCGATGCCTTTGATAAGGATGCCTTTACAAAAGAAGGCATAGATATCAAGAAAAAGTTTAAGGAAGTGGAAGAAAAACATTCTATGTTGGCAGAAGTAAAGACACTTGACAAAAAGGACATAGAAGAAAGGTTTTCCGCTTTTTGCAAGGAAAACGAATATGACGAAAAAGAAGGAAAAGAAATTTTAGACAAATTGATGTATGGCGAAGAAAAAGGAAACTAAGAAAACGGAAGAAGCGGTAGCAGAAGAAGTACAGCAGCCTAAAGAAGAAAAGAAGCCCAACCGTCTTGGTGATCTTATAAGCCGGATTGAAAGTAGGTTTGGAAAAGAAGCTATAGCAGGAAAGAAGCAAGATATAGAGTTCGTGCATTCAGGTTCTTTCCTGCTGGATGAAATACTTGGCGGAGGATGGGCGAAAGGACGCATAGTGGAGGCTTACGGAGGCTTTTCTTCCGGTAAGACAAGTATAGCTTTCCACCTTGCCACTGAAATCCAAAAACAAGGAATGGCGGTAGGGTATCTTGACACGGAGAATGCAGTTGATCCGAAATACATGGGAGCTATCGGTGTAGACCTTTCTCCCGATAAGTTCATTCTTTCTCAACCTTCCACAGCAGAGGAAACGTTAGAAATAGCAAAGGAAATGTGCAACGAACCTTCTATTGGATTGGTGGTGATTGATTCTATTGCAGGACTGGTTCCTACTGCTCTTTTAAATGGAGAGGCAGGAGACGCCCATATAGGTCTTACAGCAAGGCTTTTAAGTTCACAGGTAAATATCTTGAAAAACATCTGCAAGCAGACAGGGTGCATTCTATTCTGTATCAACCAGATCAGATCAAATATAGGCGGGTATGGAAATGCAACCACTACTCCGGGAGGTTTTGCCATACCTTTCTATGCAAGCCAAAGGGTTGAACTTGCCCGTGTAGGTTCTGATAAAGAGGGTGAAGTGTCCGTTGCCAATAAGGTAAAGATCACATGTCGGAAAAACAAAGTTGCTCCACCTATGAAAACTTGCAATATTGTTATCCGTTTCGGTGTAGGCATTGACAAGGTGATGGAAATGCTTAACATGGGATTGGACTTAGGTGTGCTTACAAAAAAGGGGACGTATATCTATTACGGAGAAGAAAAAGTAGGATTTGGTTTCCCTGCTGCGAGAAAAAAGCTGATCAAAGAAACAGAACTTTTTGACAAGATTAAAAAAGATGTCCTTTCAGAGTTCAGAAAGAAAGAGGTAACATTTGAAAACAAGGAGGTGGAAGATGAAGCCGGTCAAGATTGAAGCAACTAATTTTGTGTCATTCGAGCATTTTGAATACACATTTCAAGATGGAGTAACCGCACTTGTGGGATTGAATAAAACAGACGACAATCAAGGCAGTAACGGTAGCGGCAAAGCGTTGACGATGGATTCCGATATTCTTACCCCTAATGGGTTTGTAAAAATGAGAAATATCAAAGTAGGAGATATTATCCTTCACCCTTCAGGAGCTTGTCAAGTGGTGCGAGCAATCCCGTTTCATGATATAGATATTGCATACAAGATTACTTTTTCTGACGGTACGGAAGTAAAATGCAATAAAGAGCATTTATGGAAAGCACGAACAAACCAAAGCGAAGAATGGTCTGTAATTTCGCTTGGCAAAATCATGGAAAGAAGCAAAGATGAAGAAGTGTTTTTTGAAGTTCCTGGGTGTTTCGGTAAACCATCTAAAAAGATGGTTTCTTTTACTTGTATGGGTGCGGAAGAACAACAATGTATTACCGTTTCGGGAGAGGACGGAATGTTTATCACGAACAACTACACACCTACTCACAATTCTTCTATGCAACAGGCAGTTTATTTTGCCATAACAGGCAACAACTACCGGAGCAGTATTGACAAGAAACTGATTCGAAACGGTGAGAAGGAAGCGAAAGTATTACTTGATATAGAATGTCCCATAAGGAAAGAAACTCTCCATATTGAGCGCATTTTACCCTTAAAAGGAAGCAGTAAACTTAATGTGTCGTTGAATGGAGAACAGGTCAGTCTTGCTACTGTAAAAGACGGCAACAACTATATCCTTTCATGGATGGGTATTTCACCGGAAGATTTGAAAAGTTATTTTCTTATCTGTAAAGAATATTACAAGTCGTTCTTTAAAAGTTCCAATACGGACAAATTAGCTCTCATAAGTCGTTTTATCAATTATGACTTCTTGGATGGCAGTAAGGATATTATACAAAAGGAACTGGACGAAATTTCATCTAAGAAATCAGTTATCCAAAGCAAAAGAGATCGTGCGGAAGGGAGTGTAGAAGCATTGCGGCAAATGATAGAGGATGCCGTTAATTTCGACTTCGAAGCGGATCGAAAGGAAAGGATCGAAAGGGTGGAAAGTAAAATCAAGTCTTTAAAAGAAGATATTGATTCTGCTAAATACAATATTGACTACAACAAGAAAAATATTGACAAAGGAAAGAAAACACTTGAAGTCTTGGAAGAAGAACTTCGAGAAGCCGAAGAAAAGAAAAAGAAACTTCCTTCTACTAAGGAAATAGAAGATGTGATTGAATCCGTCAAAAAAGAACTTGGAAAAGCCAAAGAAGATCAGAATGAGATTTTGGAAACAAAAGAAGAGCTTTTGAAAATCCATGACGAACTGAAAGTGTCTCTTCGGAAAGTTCTTGTAAACCTTTCTGGGACGATTACATGTCCTAAATGCAAGCATAAGTTCTTGACACTTCAAGACACCACACTTGAAAAGGAAGAGAAGAAAAAAGAGAAAATAGGGAAACAGGAAAAGGAAGTTGTCGGGGAAATAACATCTTTGGATGGATCCCTAAAGGAATACGAAGACCTTATTTCCTCTTTCATTCAAGTGAAAAGCGAACAGGAGGATGAACTTGATAAAATCCGGGAAGCGGGTAAAGAAATTTCATCTGCTGTCTATAAGTACACAAGTGAGATAGAATCCGTAAAGTCTAACATCTCCATTCTTGAAAAGAGAAATGAAGGACTTTTAGAGAGCATAGCTTCCTATAAAGAGGATGTAAACCGCTTGGAAAAGCAAATAAAAGAAATCGAGAAGGAAACACCGTCCTCTATTGACACATCCTCACAGGAAAAGCAGATAGAGGAAACGATGGTTACCATTGCAGGATATGACAGGGAAATGATGGAATTGGAAAATGAAATGTTTCGCAAGAAGGAATGGATAGGAAGGTTCAAATCATTCAAGATGTACCTTGCAATAGAGCAACTAAAGAATATCCAACTTCGAGCAAACAATATTCTGAAAGCAGAAAACAGCGATCTTAGAATTGTCATAGAAGGATTTAAGACGAAAGCGGATGGAGACATAAAAGAAGAGATAACACCTTATGTAGTTCGGGATGAACCGGAAAACTTTTGGTATTATAGTGGAGGAGAACGTGCAAGAGTGGAAATTGCCCTGATTATAGCCATACAAGGGATGATAAACGAGACGAACAAATGGGGAGGATTGCAATTCCTTTCCATTGATGAAATTACGGAAGGACTGTCTAAAGAAAGTCTGTATGACGTGATAGAAGCGTTGGAGTTCATTCAGTTTCCTATACTTGTCACAACTCATATTTCGAATGAAAACGCTTCATGCAAAACGCTTAAAATAGTAAAGGAGAACGGCATAAGCCGTATTGAACAATGAGCAAGAAAACAGAATCGAAGTTTTATATAGGGATAGATAATGGTGTGACTGGTTCTATAGGCATAGTAGGGAAAGAACTGACTTATTATGAGTTCATGGAAACACCTATCACATTCGGACAGGATTACACAAAAGCAAAGAAGAACGTGTCAAGAGTGAATGTAACGGCACTCGCCGAAGTAATTCATACTCTAAAGAGGTGTGGTCTGTGTGTAGCCGTCTTGGAACGTCCCATGAAGAACCCGGCAAGATTTGATGCTACATGTTCTGCTATGCGTGCTTTGGAAGCGGAACTTACCGTATTGGAGCTTTATAATGTTCCTTATATGTTTATAGATTCCAAAGAGTGGCAAAAGGAAATGCTACCTAAAGGAATTGCGGGCACTAAAGAATTGAAAAAGGCATCTCTTGACATAGGCAAAAGGTTATTCCCGGAAATCAAGAACAAACACCCCGATAGGGACGGAATTTTGATAGCGGAATATGCAAGAAGGAAATGTCTTCTCTAAACAACCAACAGAAGGAAAGTGAGAAAATGTAAGAATATATTTTGACATGTAAGAATAAACTATTACATTTGCCACATCAAAAAGTAACAAACAAAACTATAAAACAATGGCTAATCAGAAGTATTTTAACATTTTTGTACTTTCCTTCCTTGATAGGATTGAAGGGATTGAACACGATTTGAGCTACTTAAAAAAGAGTGTGAAAGACATGGACAGCATTGAATCAGTGGAAGAAGCACTTCATATTTTGAAAGATAAAATAAAACAATTGCAACATGATAATAATTTTTTGCGAGAACGATAATTGCTCCCGAAAAGGAGTAAGGTCACCAATTGCGAATCCTAAGTATGTGTTTCGTGACGGAAAACTTGTTCCTATGAACATTCCAGTTTGTCCTGAATGCGGAAAGAAAATGTCTTATGAGGAAGAAAAGAGCACAGAAATGCCTAATCTTTCAATAGGCGAGTTTAAAATGATGTCTGATTCTGACAAGAAAAAGGTGTTGAAGGAAAGGTCTAAAGCACTTTCTAAAAAGGACAACAGCGAAGATAAGATACGTCACTATAAGGAAAAAGCAATCAGAAACATGTTGAACGTAAAGATATAAGGAAAGATGGAAAATCTATTGTATGAAAATGTAAAATACATCTATAGGGTGACAAAAAGGAACACTCTTGTGCTTGTCAACTCAAAAGGAGAAATGGAAAGATGTATATCTCTTACTAACTTCAAAGGAAAGACAAGAGACTTTTTTATGAATGAAGCGGAGGGTTACGACATTACAAATACTGTAAACAAAGTGAACCTTACCAATTACTCGGAAGCTACTGTAGAGAAATTTATCGAAGAAAGTGATTTTGTGTCTGTAGCGTTTGGACACGATAACTTTATAACTTACAGAAATGTATTGAAGCCTCATGAACTTGGCGAATGATTGTATTCTTGATAAAGTAGTAGGGAAAATGCTTGTTCTTCCTACCGGTGAAGAAGCGGAAGTGAGGTCTGTTCGAGTAGGAAGAGATTACCGAAGTATAGAGATAGACATTCTGAAAAACGGAAAGTTGAAATCTATTCGAATGGGTATCACAGGGTTTTTGAAAACAGCAATTTTAAAAGAGAAATGAAAAGGAATGTGTTATTGGTTACTTGTCTTTCTGTTTGTCTTTCTATAGGGTTGGGAGGCTGCAAAAACCGTGTTTCCTCAAAAACAGATTACACTTTTACCTTAAAGGACTCTTTGGTCTGGGAAAGAGAAATGACGGACAGCCTTGTAAAAGTTCCCTACTCTATCGTCAATATGGTAGTCAACCCTTCGAAAATGGAAGATGGGGAGAAGAAAGAGACAAACAAAGGACAAGCTAACCTTTCCATAGAAAAGAAAGGAGACACCATTTTCATAGAAGCATCTTGCGACAGCCTTGAATTGGTAGTAAAAAGCCTTAGAGAAAGGTTGTCAAAGGTATCGCGTGAAAATGGAGTATTAAAAGAGCAAGTAAAAGCTGTCCCTAACAAGATGCTTTATCTTTTGGGAGGAATAGCAATAGGAGCTTTCACTATTCTTATAGCATTGATTGTGTTACTCAAAACAACAAAAAGACTTTAAATATGCTTATACATCAAAAAGAACTGGAAGAAAAAATTGTAGAAGCCAATCGGCTTTACAGAGAAGGAAATCCTATCATGTCTGACAAGGAGTATGATAGAATGAAGGAAGGATTGGAAAAGTATTTCCCAGACAGCGATATTCTAAAAAAGGCTATCGTTGAAGAAAGTGTAAAAGGGGATCGCATGGAAAGACTACCTTTTCCTATGTTTTCTTTGGAAAAGGTCAAGACGGTGGACGAGATTGTAAGATGGGTAAAGGACGTATGGGAATTGTCTCCTAACGACCGTGTTGTCATTACGCCTAAATATGATGGTATTTCTTTGCTGGTTGATGAAACAACAAATGATTGCTGGACAAGGGGAGATGGCACGGAAGGACAGAATAGCCGGGATCATTACCGTTATGTAAATCATGGAAATCCTATGAACAAAAGGGGGTGTTTTACTTTCGGAGAAGCGATTATTCCTATCGGTATGTTCTTGAAAAACGTAAAACCTCTTGGGTATAAAAGTGCAAGGAATGCTGTTGCCGGCGCATTCAATGCAGATGATTTCAACGCACAAGTTCTTGGAAATACCGCTTATGTGAGATATGGCATTATGGATTCCGACAGAGATAAATCCATGCAGCTTGCAGAACTTCGAAACGATTACGGGAATTACGCTACACAGTATTGGGTAACTTCCGCCGGCGTGTTCGATGATAGCAAAACAGCCCTCACCTATCTAAACGATTTGTTTGAATCAATCAAGAATTTTAAATGTGACGGTCTTGTAATTGAAGTGGACGCCAAGAACACTCGTAATGCTTTGGGTAGGCTTCCTAACGGAAATCCGCGTTACGCGATTGCTTACAAAAACCCGGATTGGCAAGAAAGGTACACAACCAAAGTTACTTCTATCGAATGGGGTATTTCAAAAGATGGGAAAAGTAAGCCTGTAATCGTTTTTGAACCGGTTGAGTTTGATGGTGCTACGGTTACACGCTGTACCGGTTACAATGCAAAATACATTACTGATAATCATATTTGCCCTAATGCTTATATAGTGGTCACAAGAAGTGGAGATGTTATCCCCAAACACTTGGAAACGTTAAAATACAGTATTGAGTGCTTTGAGGGGATGTGTGACAGCATGATGTTCTGTTCTTCTTGTGGAGAACCTTTGAAATGGGATGCAACCCTAACCGACCTTGTTTGTTTAAATCCTAATTGTGATGAAAAAGCGATAAAGCAACTTGTCTATTTCTTTGCTACATTGGGTACGGAAGAAATGCAGGAAGCAACTGTAAGAAAACTCTATAAAGGTGGATTTTTCTCTATCGAGGACATTGTGAATGCAACGGAAAAGGAGCTTGAAAAAATCGAAGGAATAGGGAGAAGCCTTTCCAAAAAGCTACGAAAGCAATTTGATTCCTATGTAAACGATGGTGTTCCTTTTGCAAGAGTTCTGACCGCTTACAATGTATTCGGTGGTGCGATAGGAGAAAAGACTTGTCAGATGATTTTCAATAATCTCACCAAAGACCAAATAGATTACCTGTTTGAAAATGGGGAAGTTCCTACGAAAGACTTGCTTTCCATTGACGGCATTGCCGATACTACCGCAAAGGCTTTCAATGACGGATTAAAAACATTCTTTGATCTTTGTAGTGGTACGCCTGTTTCTATTTCTTTTATCCAAGAAGAAACGGTGGAAAACGACAATCCCGAATCAGTTTGCTTTACAGGATTCAGAAATAAACAGTGGGAAGAACGTCTTGCAAAAGAAGGTCACAAAGTTGTTTCCGGTGTATCCAAAAACACCACAATTCTTGTAACGAAAGACAAGGAAAGTTCTTCATCCAAAGTGAAGAAAGCAAAGAATTTGAACATTCCTATTTTGACACCGGAAGAATTTGAAATCAAAATAGGATGGAAAGAGATATAGAAGACTGGATCAATGACTTCGAGGATGAAGAAACTTATGATCCTAATGAAGACGATCAATTCGAGTAGTTTAATTTGACATAAAAACGAATGAATAAGATTTACAGGGAGGTAACTTTCAACTTCATGAAAGTATTGAATAAAGCCGGGTTTAGGACAAATGCCAGAAGTTTTATTTCCATGCGGTCTGTAGACAAGATTATCTCCCTACTCTTTGAAGTCATATTCGACAAACTGGAAAGAGACGGAAAAGTCAATATCAAGAATTTCTGTATCATTAAGAAAATCAAGTGTAAGAATGACAAGTATTATTTTGAATTTATAGACAATAGAAAGAAATGAATACTAATTTTGAAACAAAATTTGGAGGTGGTAAGTCAGCAACAGTAGAATGGTACACGCCACCTTACATTATAGAAGCGTTAGGAGATGATTTTGATCTTGATCCTTGTGCTCCTAAAAAAGATTGGTACACTGCAAAGAAATGCTTTACCAAAGAAGATGATGGACTTGTACAGAATTGGAAAGGGTTTGTGTTTCTTAATCCACCTTACTCAAACCCTACAATAAAGCTATTTATGGGAAAATTATCAGAACACAACAATGGAATAGCTCTTATTTATGCACGAGTAGGAAACACAATGTTTCATGAATTTGTATGGAATAAAGCCTCTTCTATTTATTTTCTAAGGAAAAGAATCAAGTTTATTGATGAACACGGAAAAGAAGGCGGAAGTCCAGGAACAGATAGTTGCTTTGTTGCTTATGGGAGTAAAGCTGACAATATTCTCAAAAATTTATCATTATCAGGTAAATACATAAAATTGAATCAATGATGTACTACTACAAGGAAAAAGACTATTGGTATTTTGCCGGATTGGATAAGGAAGCGTTACTTAGGCTTAAATTCATTTCTTCTTACAAAAGAAATTCTGCCAACAAGGAACTGTACATCAAATCTGATCCTGCTAAAAAAATTCTGCTCAAAGAATTTGTATCGGATTGCGGAATAGAAGAAGTTGATCCTCTTTCTATTGTTCGTACAGGTTGCAAAGCTGAAATAAAGCCTTTTAAGGAACTTTTGTCAAGAAAGGATATAGAACTATTGATAGAAGGACTTTCTCTCTTAAAAAAGCCGAGAAGCTATCAAATGGACTATCTTTATTACGCTATCAATCACGGAAACCATGTAAACGGTTCTTCGGTCGGAACAGGGAAGACCGCTTCGTCCATTTTCTATGCAGAAATGCTTGATCTTTTTCCTTGTATGGTAGTCTGTCCGGCTTCTGTAAAATCCGGTTGGTTGAGAGAGTGGAAAGAAACGAACCCAGATAGACGGGTATCTGTCATTTCCACGTCTTCTCCGCCGGAAGATTTTGAAGCGGACGTGATAGTGATAAACTATGACATACTTGGGAAAAGGGTCACAAAAGAAAACGGTAAAACATCTCTTGAAATAAGATTAGATGGAATGAAAAAGAAATCATTCTCCCTTGTGATAGCAGACGAAATCCATTTTCTCAAAAACAGAAAGTCCATCAGAAGCAAGTCTTTCAAGAAACTGGCGCATAAAGTTCCTTCCGTGATAGGGCTTACAGGGACACTTATCATGAACCGTCCGGCAGAGCTTCTAAATATCCTAATATTAATAGAAAGGATAAAGGAAATTGCACCAGACGACCAGTATCATCACTATTTCTTCGAAAGGTACTGCAACATGAAGGAAACGAATTTTGGTCTGGATATTTCGGGAGCATCCAATATAAAGGAACTGAATCGTCTCTTGAAAGAATGTTGTTATTTCCAGGTAAGCAAAAGAGATGCGCTGAAAGAGCTTCCTCCTATTTCGGAAAATGTTGTGGAATGCGAGATCACAAATAAAAGAGCCTATAAAAAGGCAAAGGGTGATCTTTTGCAGTTCATTGAAGATAAGTTTAAGGACGAAGAAAAGGTTGAAAAAGCTGCAAGGGCAGAGTTCCTTGTAAAACTCTCGACATTAAAGCAATTATCCTTAGAAGGTAAAGAAAAGTTTATAAAAAAATGGGTGGAAGAGTGGATGGAAGCAAACGAAGAAGAGAAACTTTTGGTATTCGCTTCGCAATCCACAATCCTTACAAAGATAGCCGAAGAGTTTAAGGAAGGGCTTCTTGTTACAGGAGGCACTACCACAAAGAAAAGAGATGAAATTTTGCAAAAGTTTTTTTCACAAAAGGAAAGTAGGGTGCTTTTTGCGAATATAGGCTGTCTTGGTACTGGTGTAGACGGGCTTCAAAAGGTTTGCTCCAATATGGCTATCTTAGAACTTCCACCGCGTCCGAGCGACCTTGTGCAAGTTATAGGAAGATTGGAAAGAAGCGGACAGGAGAATCCGGTCACAATTCAATACCTGCTATCACCAGAAACGATCGACCAGGACTTGTGGGAGATGTTGAAAGGGAAAAAAGATGTTACGGACATGTTGAACAAAGGATTTCAAGACGATACCAGTCTTATGATCCTTCAAAAGTATAAGAATGAGCGATAAACGAAAGGGAACACGGATCATTGAGGTTTGGACGGATGGAAGCTGCAATGCTAACCATCCCAAAAAACTGGGAGGTTCTGCTGTTTACATCAAATGGAAAGACAAGGAATATCATATAACCAAAGGACGTTCCTATACTACGACAGGAAGAAGAGAAACGGAAGCGATTCTTCTTGCACTTCGAGCGATAAAAAAGAATTTGAATGTAAAGGCAACCTTCTATATCGACAGCCAATATGTCGCCAATCAGTTTCGACACAAGTTCATTGACTGGGCAAGGGAGAACCTTCATGTAGAAAACCAGGATTTATGGGATGCCATATTTTCGGAAATGATGCTGCATAGAAAACTCCGCGTTTCTGTAAGATGGATAAGAAGCCATCAGAAAGACTATAGTGACCCTATTATATGCGGCAATTTCATTGCAGACTATATGGCTAATTACAAAAATTTTAAAGAATATGAGAAAGAAAATCATTTACAATAACTTGATCCCTTTTAAGGGATTTGCAGCTATAACAATCTTTCCGTTCATTTTTGCAAGGAAAGAATACGAACCTTTAGGGATGAGAACAATCATACATGAGAACATTCATCTAAAGCAGCAAATAGAACTTCTTATAGTGTTCTTCTATTTGTGGTATGGGATAGAATGGCTTGTAAGATTAATTCAATACAAAGATTCTCATGAGGCTTACAGAAACATTTCTTTTGAGCGAGAGGCATACAACAATGAATATGATGATGAATATTTGGGCGTAAGAAAACCTTACGAATGGATTCATTATTTAAGAGGATAACAGAAGCAAACGAAAAGAAGATGTTATGAAATGGAGTAAATATCAGTTGGACATTTTTGATGCTTACGAAAATACCAACAAAAACATAGTGATTGATGCAACTGCCGGTTCTGGCAAAAGCAGAACGCTCAAAGAGTTATGTAATCGTACGCCAGAAAACAAGTCTTGTCTTTTTATGGCGTTCAACAAGAGCATAGCGGAAGAATTAAGATCGAAACTCCCTTATTATGTCGATTGCTATACTTTCCATGCGCTTGGACTTCGTACAATGATGAAAAATTTCCGGTTCAAAGCAAAAGTGAATGACGGCAAATGTTTCAAACTCTGCACGAAGCTGTTTCAATACAAAAAGATGGAATTTAAAGAAAGAATGAAGTATTTCTTTGCACTCCAGACATTGTGGAAACAAACAAGACTGTCTCTTTGCAAGATAAATGAAGAAAACATTGTTCCTATTACGATAGAATTTGATCTGGATTACGAAGAAGAAATGATTCCCGACCTTCTTGAAATTGAAAAGGCATGGAGAAATGATTGTACAAGGATAAACAACAATCTTGCTTTTGAAATAGATTTTGTGGATATGCTTTGGATTCCTTACACATTTTTAGAGCCGGAAAGTTTTCCGAAATACAATGTTGTGATGGTTGATGAGGCAAACGATACCTTTCTATTACAAAAAGAAATCATGCAAAATTTAATAAAGGCAAGAGGCAGATTCATTGCTGTAGGAGATAAAAAACAGATAATTTATTCCTTCATGGGTAGCGACTTGAATGTGTTTAATTCCTTAAAAAATGGTTCCAACACGATTACACTTCCTCTTTCTGTCACATACAGATGCAGCAAAAGGATAGTCGAAGAAGCTAATAAGGTATTCCCTGGGACGGAATGTGCGGAAGGTGCAAAAGAAGGTGTTGTCAGAAAAGGTGAGCTAAGCGAAGCCGCCAACGGAGATTTCGTTTTGTGCCGGAATAACCTTCCTTTGGTGGCAGCTTTTTTGCAATTTCTTAAAGCAGGAAAGAAATCATCTATAATGGGACGCGATTTTGGAGAAAATATTTGCCGCCTGATGGAAAATCAAAATAGTCTTGATGATATGTATCTTCTATTGGACGACAAAGAACAAAAACTCATAGAAAGAGGCATTAATCCTGCCTTTGTGAAAAACCATCCGTCTTACGTTTCTTTAGAAGAAAAGGTAAAGATTGTGGAATTGCTGTACGAATCGTATCAAGAAAATTTTTCTTCTTTGAAAGAAAAGGTCAGAAACGTTTTCTCTGGCGATAGCAAAGGCATCATCCTATCCACTATTCACAAAAGCAAAGGACTGGAGGCTAACCGTGTTTTCTTTTTGAATCCAGAGCTACTTCCATCCAAATATGCAAAGACACCTAAAGCATTGTACGCGGAAGAGTGTCTTAAATTTGTGGCAATTACAAGGGCAAAAGAAGAATTGGTTTATTGTCATATTGATACCGATACTAATCTCAATAAGTAACAAAACATCACAAGGTGAAATGTGACAGTAATATTACTTTTAACAAGTGTTTGCACTTTTCACCTTGTGATGTAATAATATATTCTTACATTTGCAGCGTAAAACAACAATTAAATTTTAGATTATGGGAATTTTAGGATGGATTTGCACGACAGTTATGTTTGTTGCATTGTGCGTTACAGCTCAATCAATGTTCGAAGATTACCTTTCTTACAAGAGTGAAAAATTTGATAACGACGAAGAAGATGAAGAAAAAGAAGACTAAACTGTACATCATTGTACCTCATGAGAACGGAAAAGTAACCCTTTTTTCGGCTGACAAGATAGAAGAACTTGCTCCTTTCCTTCCTTCGATGGAAGCAATAAAAACAAACGTAGAACTTCAAGTGGCAAAATGGGAAAAGGATCGTTCCTATAAGCCGCAACCGCTTACACTTAGTGTTCCTTTAGATGTTTTTCTGAAAGTGAAAGCTATTACAGGTGGGAAATGGAATGAAATACCTGTCAATCAAGGATGCAACGGTGTTCCTTCGGTACTTTTAATCCCACAGAAAGATGATGAACATAGTTGATGGGATCGTAGGGAATACTTTCATTGCTATAGACAGTGAAAAGCAAGCAATGAGATGCGACCAGATTCAAGAAGAAGGAAAGCTCGCGCTGACTGTTTCTTTGAAAAATACCCATAAGTTTGGAAGAAGTCTTTCAGAAGCTATAAAATATGACTACTCCTATGTTGTGGAATGTATTTTGAGCACAGGCGACAGTTTTAGAGCCACAAGCGGGCTTCTTTTGATGGATATGTGGGGAGACTGGATAACAGTTCTAAGATCGGAAGGAATACCGCTATTTTCTTATGATTTTTCCGAAGATAGTAAGCAAGCGAAAGACTTTCTTTTTATAGAAAAAGTAAACTTCCTTCCACTGCCGGAAATTATTTTTAATCTTAAAACAGACGACCCTTCCCAAAACTTCGTTGTTCTTCCTAAAGGAAGTGACGGATGTGATTACACAAAAGGGATAGTAGTTCAATCGTTATTTAAACAGTGATAGCATGTATTTTGAATCAGTTGTAAATTATTGGACGGATAACCCGGATGGTTTCAAACCTCCAAGAATCCAGGTAAAGAGACATCTTCTTATTAGAGGTTACACCTATACAGAAGCAGAAGCAGTATCTGTAGAATGGGGAACGAAAGAAACAGAAGAGGAAATAAAGATATCACCCATTAAGGAGCTATCCATTTATACAGTGATAGAAGATGATTCTGCTGGCAAATTCTTTAAGGTTGATGTTCTTTACCCGGAAGAAACACCTAAAGGAAAAATCAGAATGCAAAAGGTCTCTTTAATGGTCCAATCTGCGTCAGATGTGGAAGCAATCTCGATTGTAAAGAAGTATTTCTATTTTCTTCCTACAAGAGATGAGTTAGTAATTAAAGCCGTTACATTAACGGAAATCGAAGAATATCTTAAAACAGACGAATAAATGAATGTACTTAGTTTATTTGATGGAATGTCATGCGGACAAATAGCATTAAAGGAATTGAATATTCACATTGACACTTATTATGCTTCCGAGATAGATAAATTTGCCATTATGCAAACACAACTTAATTTCCCTAATACAATTCAAATAGGAGATGTCAGGAAAGTAAATGTATTGGATTTACAACCCATTGATTTATTAATAGGGGGCTCCATGTACCAATCTTTCGTTTGCAGGGACAAGAAAAGGTCTTTGTACAAAAGAAAATATTGAAATCCTATCGCTCGATCAATACATTGAACTAAAAGAACAAGGCTTTGAATTTGAAGGGCAATCCTATTTATTTTGGGAGTACATGAGAATACTTACAGAAATAAGAGAATACAACCCCAATATATTGTTTCTATTGGAAAATGTAGAAATGGGAAAGAAATGGGAGTCTGTTTTTAATAAAGCCATTGGAACACAAGGTATCCATATTAATTCATCTCTTGTATCTGCTCAAAGCAGGAAAAGGATATATTGGACGAACATAGATGGCGGAAACATTCCGCAACCTAAAGATGAAGGATTGTTTTTAAGAGATATATTGGAAGATGAAGTGGATGAACACTTCTTTCTTTCTGAAAAGGCTCTTAAAGGGATCGAACTTCACAAGAAAAGAAACAAAGAAAAGAAAAACGGGTTCGGTGCAGACATAAGAAATCCTTCTGACAAACCCCAAACCATACGAGTAGGTGGAAAAGGCGTATATGATTTGGTAAGTATTCCTTCAAGAAAAGTAATCCAGTTGAACAAAACAAATGAATTTGGGAAACAACCAAGACAACAGAACAGGATATATGATCCACAAGGAATATCCCCTGCGGTTTTGGCAAACATGAGTTGTGGGAGTCATGCTGTGTTAGATAATTTCTGCATACGAAGACTTACTCCTACTGAATGCGCAAGATTGCAAACCATTCCTAAGTGGTACAAATGGCAATGCAGCAACACCCAACAATACAAGATGCTGGGTAACGGCTGGACAGTAGAAGTTATAAAGCATATATTCGGTTATATGATAGAATAAAAACAGTTTTGTATTTTCCATAGTAATTTAAGTTAGATGATTCGCAAGGGAAAGATGGTTTGGGAAAATAATCTTTCCCGATTTTTAACTACATAAAACTATATCAATATGAGCAAAAGAAATACAAAGTTTCAAAAGTTGGCGTTGCTTATTAATTCAATAGATCGCCCTTTTGAATTTTACGACCTTGCAAAACATACTTTGTTCTTTGCTGGCACGCTTAGAAAAACAATTTCCTATCTTTGTAAGGCAGGATACATCGAAAGGATTGAAAGAGGACGTTACAAACGATCCAAAACAATACCAGACGATATGAAGATCATAGATTTAGAGAAAATGGCTTATAAACGAGAATAATATGAATTTGGTAACAATAATACTTTCAGTTGTGACAGCATTCCTATTGATTACTGTCATTATCCTTTTACTTATGGTCAAGAACCTAAAGAATTATTTGCTTTATATCGATTCCAGAATTGATTCTGTAAGGCTTAACTACCTATTGGGATTGAGGAACAATCTGATATCATCAGAAAGATTTGAAGATGTAGGGCGCATCAATTTCTTGATAAAGGACGAGTTTGGTATAGAAGATTTTGAAAAATTTTCAATAGATAATTTGATTGATATATTGTAAATTAATTAGTTATGGAAATAAAAGTAAAAAGAATTACACCTATTGATTATCCATACACAATAGGAAAAATGTATATTGATGGAGATTATTTTTGCGATACTTTGGAGGATACGGACAGAGGATTGTCCCAAGATATGTCAGAAGAAGAAATAAAATCAAAAAAAGTGTACGGACAAACCGCCATCCCTACTGGTAGATATAAAATTCTTATGAATGTTGTTTCTCCAAAATTCAGTAAAAAACAGTTTTATATGGATGTCTGTAAAGGTAAAGTTCCCAGGTTGGAAGGAGTAAAAGGATTCTCTGGAATTTTATTGCATTGCGCCGCGACAGCCGACAATGTGGAAGGTTGCATAGGCATAGGGTACAACACTATCAAAGGACAGCTTACCAATAGTAAAGAAGCATTTGAAAAGGTGTACAAAAAACTTTTTTCTACTAATGAAGAAATCTGGATCACAATATTATGAAAGAAGATTTGTATAAAGATAATAGAGATGAAAAGGGAAGATTTTTAAAAGGTATTCCTTCTAATCTGTGTGCTAATGAAAGAGCTAAAATCATCCAAAAAGTTATTGAAGCGAAAAAGAAATCTCCTGGGTACATTGGAGATTTGAAAACAAAGTATCCTTATATTTACAACTCATGGAGAAGTATAAACTATACAGAAAAAGGCAAAAAAGCTGGTGTTTGCGAAAGATGGAAATCTTTTAAATTGTTTTTAAAAGATTCTCTTTTGACATATAAAGAAGGGTATGTCTTTAGAAGAAAAGACGTACATAAACCTTTTTGCCCTGACAACGCTATTTGGGTATCTAAAGAAGAATATCAATATTTTTGTAATAAAGACAATTGTGTTAGGTGATTATATGCTACTTTACACTAAAAAGTAAGTAGCATATATTTATACGGAAATCCGTACCGGGTTCCACCAATACCCTCTACCTTCTGGTAACATCGTTACATCAAAGGATTCTTTTTCTGATTTGCGGATAATGTTAAATGCTCCGTTGATATCGGCGTTAATGATCTTACCAGAAGAAGTTTTAAACAATCCTCGTTTAACCCTTCTTCCTTTGTAAGGTTCATGTTTGCAAATCTGTTCATCGTCCAAGAAGCTACATTTTGAAGTATAAGATTCTTCAACGATCTTAACATTAATACCTTCTAACATAGCTTTATAAGATATCATTGAGATAAACATATTAAAAGGAGTAGAAACAAAGTTCTGATTATTACGTTTTCCGATATTGATCTCTTGTTTCCAGTATTTGTTATGACCAATTATGATCGTATTAATACCATTGGAAACTACGTGATTAACCAATATCCTACTTGCCTTATGAAGATAATCTTTGATCTTATTATTCCTTTTGTTTGTTAATGACCTGATTTGTTTTGAAGTATGTTTATTATCTTTTAATTTTGATTTTAAGTATGCTAATCTTTTATTATAATACTGGTTGATAGACTTCAGCGGTCTACCATTGATAATAAAACAAGAACCGGTGTTTGAAACACAAGATGCTAAATTATCTAATCCTATATCTATTCCAAGGTAATTCCCATTGTCAGGCATAAGATTCTTTTCCTTCTTGTTGTAAACTATTTCAAGAACGATATACCCGTTCTTAGGGACGAATCTAAGTTGTTGAATATTTTGTTTATTGGTTCTTGTTGTAAAGGAGAATTGTTTTGGTAACTTAACAACACCTTGCTTTATCCATTTTTGAGAAAAAGCGATTGTTGTAAAAACAGCAGTATATAAACCATCCTTGTTAAGATACTTAGGTATTCTAACAAATTCGGAATACTCACCTCTATTCTTTTTATTTAAAAGATTGAAGAAAGATTTAAAGTTTCTATCAACCATCATCAACACTTGTTGAGCAACCGGTGTTGGTAAAGCACGATAGTCAACATCGTTTTCTGTTCTTAATTTCTTTTCAAGAGAATAATAGTTAAGGTATTTATATTTTACAGTATTGTCATCTTTGTATTGAAAGTAATGTTGTCTGACAACATACAATCCTTTATTGTATAAGTTTTTACACTTATGCAATAGGTCATAAAGTTCATTGTAATAAACCGAACTTTGTTTGATTGTATGTTGTTCGACTAATCTCATGACGCAAATATAGAATTATTATTTATATATAAAAACAATTTGATATATTTGCGGCGCAAAATTGCATATAATCACATCTACGTTAATTATGAAAGGGAGCTTTGAACTTAAACAATCAAGTAGGTTCTCCGCTCCCTTTCTCTTTGTTTAAACAAAATATTTAAAGTATGTATAACGAAAAGAAGAGTATTCCGGTCTTTTATTTCCCTATCGAAAAGCCAAAAGAAACATTGCTTTTTCAAAAGGACACCACAAAAATAGTAACAATTCCCAAAGATTCAAAATATCCTGAACTACATGGAGAGTTGTTTTTAGGATAGGATGCTTTAATCATAAGCTCTGAAAACCGTTTTCCTGTTTGGAAGGATGGAAGGATCAAACCTTGCTTTCAGTCTAAACAGGATTTCTTTTTGCAATATTTCTTCCTGCATTTTCATTTTTATCCTTGTTCCTCTGTAATCGCACAATATCCATTCCTGACCTTCCCTTTTTAGAAGAGACAGACTTGCTCTTAATCCTGTGTTCACAAGAAAAACCTTTACAGAAGGACTTATTTTTACCTTTCCTCCTTTTTCTATTCTTGCAAGATACCTTTTAAGTTCAGGTAGCAACTTCTTTCTTCCGTCATTCTCCCCATTCTGTCCTTCCAAAAGTTTTATACCCCTTTCCAGCCATTGCAATTTCCTTCCTATTTCGTCCTCTTCCATTTCCTTTAGCTTGGACTTCACATTTCTGTCTGTAATGGGTTTAATAAGCAGTCCTCCCCAATAGAAACCGTTTTTAGGACAAAGCTCGTTAAACCTTTTTAGACGGTTTAGGTACACGTTTATTTTCCTGTCCTTAATAGTCATTTCCTATTTGAGTTTAAGAGCTTTTAAGCGTTCTTTCACAGATAATTTCACTTCATCATCCAAATAGGTTGCCTCTTGCACTTCATAAGGTGACATTTCATCCAGGAACTTTTGGTTCTGCTGTTCCAACTCGTCCCAATTGGCAGCACGGATCAGATCGCCTGGCAACATAATTTTTTCTCTTCCAAGAATCATTTTATTAAAGCCGTTGAAGTCCTTATAATAACTTGTAGCAAGCTGATGTACCAATACTGTAGGATCAAGACCAGATTTGGCAGCGACAAGACCGATTATAATCGAATTGACGGGAAGTGTACGGAACACACGGGAAACGTTTTCCTGTCCATGCAATGTGGCCGTAATATCTATCTTTCCATCCACAGTCAGTTTTAGTTCGTTTCCCTTCACTTCCTTCCGGGCCTGCTCAAGCATATTTCTTATTTCCCTTTCAAAGATCAATGCTTTATCCTCCAAACCTTCTTCCAGGTACTTATGATACCTTCCCTGTAGGTCTATGATAATGGAGTTGATGATTTGTAGTCTCCCGGCTTCCGTTGCGACCTTATATTGATTAGAAGAAGCAAGAAACACGGCACGCTTACTTTCTATTTCTGCTTTTTTTCTTGCAAAGATAGATAGAAGTTCCTTTTGTGTCAGGTTGATTTTCTTTTCTTGTTTTAGGATTTTCTGGACATCTTCAACGCCGTTCATTTCCCCAAATAGTTTCACAATATAGGAAAGAATATCAGGCGTAACAGACGAAAGCATTTCTTTTCGGTAAATGTCGTTGAAAACCGCTTTTTTTGCCCTTATATCCTCTATGAGAGGCATTATATATATTTCCTTTTGTCGTTGTGCCTTTTCTGCTGTTGCTTTCGTTCCTCCATGCCGGACAACGAAACCTTTTGCGGAATAACTTTTAAGATCGGCCGTAAACTCTTCCCCTTGGCTACCTTCAAAAACAAAAAACCTTTGGGGCGATTCCGACAATGCCCTTTCCGCCATTTCAAGAGCAACAAAGGCATCCTTTAACTCTTTAGAGGCTGTTTGTATTACCTCTGGCGCGTTCTCTATTATTTCCAAAAAATCTTTTTGTCCTATTTGGGGGAATGATTTTAGTTCCTGATTAATTTTCTGTTTCTTCATTATCTATATCCTCCAGATTTGATTTTGTAATTTCCGCACTGTTGAACTGAAAACATTCCGATTTGTCCAGATAGGGACATTCGTTTATAAATTTGCAACCTTCGCACTGAATAGAAGGCTTGCTAACAGACTTTTGTAACTTCATATTGATGAATTTTTAATGTTTTGTTTCCGGCAAAGTTACAACAAAAGAGATACAAAACAAGTCCCTGCCTATACATCACGTACCAGCAGGGACAACAACTAAACTAATTACTAAATACTAATAATAACATAAACTAACATTACGACAAAGGTGGTTTTCTACTTTGTTAAGGTAAAGATAGTTATTCTTACCGAACTTCCGGGTAAAATGCCATTTGTTTTAATTGATACATTTTTAGCCTTTTCCCGCTCTCTATTTTATACCCTACATATACCAATTTGTATATGAACTGGTAAAAGTTACCCGGTAAGAACTTTTGTTTTTGAGGTTTTAATATGTTTTTGACAAAATAACCCTTATAGAAAAACCCTTGTATTCTTTCTGAATCACTAAGCAAAAGTGTTTTCACAATATCTGTTTTTTTATCCAGATAGAAACAATGCTCACATGTACTATACTTCCATGTAGTAAACTTTACTCCGTCTTTGGAAACATAGTGTAAAGTTTTGCCTTTCCTTGTGTCCATGTATTTTACATTTCTTTTAAAACGCTTTGTAAAATACTTTCTCCATCAAACTGGCATTCTATCTTTTCCCCATCATCACAAGAAACAACGATTTTCCCTATTTCGTCATACAAGACAATGCTTTGTATATTCTTTGCCGTTCCTATATCTCCATTTACGACATACGTTATTGAACTTAAATCGAGAGAAACAAGTTCCAACATATCGTCCGTGTATTGCACGGTAGGCTTTGTTCTCTTTGCTTTACTTCTTTCCTTGTCATTTAAAGAGCTTTCTTCCCCATTTTGGACAGGTGATACTGTTTTACTTTCTTCTGACTCCAAAACCTTTAGATTAATCATTTTCCTAACTTCGATCTTTTGCCCGTCAACGACGCAAACAAGGCCTAAACCTGGATCGTTTGAAACAAAACCAGTATAAGTAGGTGCATCAGCATTACAAGAAAGATTAAATTCTACATAGTCGCCATCTTTCGGCGTATCTTTATATATTGCGTCCAAGTGATTTTTATAAGTTTTCGACAATGAAGGCTCGAATAAATGCAAGTACGCTTCACAAATATTTCGGTATTCATATCTATGTTTTGCGTCGAGAGTAAACACAACAACGCTGCCCTGCTTGATGCCAACTTTGTAACGCTTATTCATCTTCACAATGCAAAATTTATAAAGTTCTTCTTCAATCTTATTTATATTTGCATTTACAGTTTTCTCTATACTGTTGCCAATTATTTTTACGTCAATATCTTTGCCGACAACGGTACGTATAGTCATTCTATTATTCTCTGTTTCTAAAAGCACATTGTAATATAGTTCGTTTTTACAAACAGGTTCAAAGCATTCTCCGCAAACGACCCTAAAATTTTTAGTATCCAAATTGTTTTTGCTTTGGTTATCGCAATTGTCCAAAATCGCACTGGTACTGATTGTTTTTATCTTGGTTAGTTTATCTGGTTTACTCTCAACAACACTGTATTTATCAAAATATTTATTGGTATCGTAACTATATACACAAAAGCATATATCAGCTACTTTTGTCTCAAAAGACAGGAGGTTATCAAAATATAAATTACCGTTCCAATCGTTTAAACATTTTAAAACATCAACAAACCTATAAAAATAATTGCCTGAGAACTCGCTACTTTCTTTTAGTTCAAAAGAAAATTCAGAAAATTTATAATCATTATCTATGTTGTACGCTTCGTTGCATGTAACAACTTTTATTTCCTTTGATCCTTTGATGGCTTGAATCATAAAATAAAGCAACCCGAAGTTCTTGCATAGTTTTTGCTGTGTTTTAATGCAATCTACAAATGATTTCGCATCTTTCAAGGAAATGTTCATTTCCTTGTACAGTTTTGGAAAAATTGATCTGCAGTCTACAAACTTTTCTATCTTTTTGAAAGAATAAGACACTACTTTATCTGTAGCTGTATTTTTTACCACAACATTATATGTTTTTTCGCCTTCGGTAACTGTGAAATTACAATTTCCCGCACCGATATTTTTAAGCACGTCAAACGGTATTAATATATCTTTAGTTTCACCCAAAACATTTTTAGCATCAACTCTTTTTGCTTTCAACACAAAACGATTCATTGCATATATCGTGCTATCCGTTAACGACAAATGCGCGGTATTTTCTATATATCTACCCACGATGTTCTTTTTCTCTGTTTTTACAGATATCAAAGATTTGATATCTTCTCTGCTTAACTCTATTTCAAAAAAAGTTGATTTTTGTCCTTCTTTTATTTCGGTTTCTTTTGTAAACTCTAATTTGTCTTTTGCTCCAGATAGTTTTTTAAACCTTTCCAAATATTCAAACACTTTGATAATATCAAAACTACATTTAAAATTTCCCTTTTCTATAGAAACAACGTTATCGGCGACATGACAAAAGTAAGATATTGTATACTTTTCGAATGAATCTACTTTAGTGTAATACGGTGATTTTTTCAAAGTTTTTACATACTGATCTGAAAAATAAGAATTAACGCCTATTAATTTGCCTTGTTTTGTAGCTTCTATATTCTTTTCGATAAAAGAATAAATATCCTTTATTGTGTACGTTCCTGGATCAGCATTTTTAAAAAGTTCTTGAAAATAGACTTTTGCGATAGCAAAAAGTTCTACAAAAATATCCATAAATAAAGTATCTGTGTTATTATTAGTTGCTTCCATGTTTTTATATTTTAAATTGTTAATAATTAATTGTTTATATTGTTAGTAGGGATAGTTTTTACTCTATCCCTTTATCTTTATTTACAATGTCAATGCCTTCAGGCAACACGTTTGCGCAAATCAAATCATTAATCAAATCAAAAGGTACTTTTTTAGTGTAATCTAACCAATTAAAACAAAGCTCGTTTTTGTAATCATAAAAAATTACATTATCCCAGCTTATACCAAAAGAAACAACTGCTTTTTTAACAACGTATATTTTTTGCGCTTTTGCAAGCGCTTTATTTCTTTCTTCTTCGATCTCTCTCAGCTCCTTTTCTTTTTGCTCTTCTTTTCTTGCTTTGTCCCTTAATTCCTTTTGTGTCTTAGATGCGTAGCCTACTTGATGCAAATTTTCCAATACTTCGCATTCTTTTTCTGGGAATTGCTTATATACACGGTCTTTTCCTTCTATTTTTAATTTGCCGCCATTTCTTTTCTCTATTTCCTGGATAGCTTCACTGGCTAAAATTTCCCAAATTTCGGCAACACCCAAACGAAAGACTAAATAATAAAACAAATCTTTGTTATCTGAAGCGTTACGCAAAATTTCGATCGCTTTCATATCAGAAATATTGTACATTTCCGCTATTTCCTTGTCTGTTTTGCCTTCGTTGATATGATAACGAATGTTATCTATATATATTGGTTGCCCTAAATGATTGCAAGTATGCAGCTTTTCAAATATAGAAAGCTCAGGTTTTAAGTAGGCGATAATGTCGCCTATCGCGCCGGAAATCAAAGTATAATAATGTCCGTTGCCCTTCTTTACTTTGATTTCTCCGGTAAAAGAAAACGTTAAATACCCGTTATTGCAATCATCATTTAATTTTACCAGATAATCAAATTTATAACTACCAGGATAAAAACAAGTACTACCTATTTTTAATTCTTCTCTGAAAGATTTAAAAAATGATCCAGAAAAACCAATTCTATTCGTAAACTCTTTTTTGTTGTTGTTTACTGTAGTTGTCATAATGTTTAATGCGTTTTGTCAAGGTTTGCGCACCTTGTTTAAAAATTAGTTTAGTTAGTTGCTTTATTAATAAGTCAAAATTTGCACTTTGTACCCGTCTTTCCCGGAAATTGATATATTTCGCTTGTTGCTTCTACATATTCGCTTTCGATTATGTCTGGACACCCTTCTACAATTCCATCAAAAGAGTAGGTGTTGAGCTCCTCGATAAATTCGGTACAATCTCCTTGTAACAGCGTTAACCACTGCCACTGTTACCCAAAGTTGCCATAACAACGGAGTTTCCGTTTTTCAATTCTGTGGCAACAAATGCTATAATTTGTTCCTTCGTTTTCATATCTATATTATTTTACAAGATAATAATCATTTGAATATTTTAGAAAAGCTATTATATCGCTTTCCGTCCAAAATTCCGTAAAATCTGATTTGCTTTGAACGGCAGAACGGTATTTATTAATCAATTTACCGCCTTCAAAAACTCGAATAGTGTAAGTTCTTTTACTTCTATTCACTTTAATGGTATAAGTTCTTTTTGTTCCCATAACGTTTAGTTGTTTTTTTCTTTGATACAAATGTAATACTTTATTCTTACATAACAAGAGATTTTGAGTTAATAAAGGTTAATTTGTATCTTTTTCTTTGTTTAGTTTGTTACTTTTTGGTAGCCCTTCTATGCCAATATAAAGCACTATCAAAAAGATAGGGAAAGATAATATAACATGTATAATGTTATCAGCTTCTAAAGTCAAGCACAGAAGAGCTAAAATTAAACTTGCCAAAAACATTCGAATAATAGAAAAAACCATTACTTTCATATATTTGTTATTGTTTATCTGTTTTATTTATTGTATCGTTAACACTTATTTTTACCGTCTTTTTAAAGGAAATACCGCGCTTTGTTGCTTCGTAGGGTGTGTACGTAATCGTTTTCCCTTCTTTGTCGTACCCTGTTATCCTTCTACGATTTGCGCCGTTACTTTCCCTTGCAAACTCTTTAGCTTTCTGGAGGGAGGCAAATTTTTTGCCTCCCACACTCCAATAATACACCCGTTTTCCATGATTTAAAAATTATATTTTTTCTTGTATGTTGTTATTATTAATTCTTTTCTTTGATACAAATGTAATACTTTATTCTTACATAACAAGAGATTTTGAGTTAATAAAGGTTAATATAGTAGGAAAATGAGTGTATTTATAATAATAGTTTGTTACTTGGTGTATCGAAATGTGCGAAATGATAGCGCGTTATCGCGCGAATGCAGCACTTTTCGAAAGAAAAAGCAGTATTACCCTACCAATTAAAAAGACCCCTATAAAAAGAGCTTAAAATAGCTTGATACACAAACAATTGAATATCAATAAATTAGCTAAAAATCGGGGAAACTTGTGCAAGAAAATAAGAAAAAGTAACGCAAAAGCAAATAAGAACGTGTGTAGAAAGATATGTAACTATGAGTGTTTTTGGAAATTGAAAGGAGATTAAAGATAGGCAGAAAGGGGTATGTACGTGCTCCATTGCTGGAAATGCTCTCGTCACCTCGCACTCTCCTACTTCTCATCTATTCCCTTTGTCCATGCGGTTTTTGGAGTGGTTGGTAACCTTTTTTTTCGCCTTCTTTTATCTATATACTTATACTATCTTCTTCGTTGGTGGGTGTACTGATTGTTTTTAAAATGACATCTATTCGCTGCAACGCTCATATACGATGTCATTTTAGGAGCTATAAAACCAGCTACAAATCTATTTTCCTATATATATCATATATGATATATATAGGAACTTGCAATGCAACGGAGACTATCTTCTGCACTTGCACAACGATATATCCTGTAGTGGTGTACACCTTCATATCTTAAATCGTTCCTATCCCATCAAAACAAGTAAATCTAAATAAGACGATTTAAGGCACTTTCTTTTGGTAGGTGGTAGTGGAGTACCATTTTGACAAGAAAGTGTAAGGAAAACAAAAAGAAATAGGTTATGTGGGGGTATTTTGTTTATGTAGGGTATCTTTAGGGACTGTTTGAGGACTCTCCATATAAAGCCTGCGTCTCTAATACCTCACAGGACAAAACTTCCAAACAGTTCCCTTATAGGGATTTTGAAAGAATGTGCTCATATTTATCTCTTTGATAATCAATAAGTTATAGCACATATATCAGGATATACAGGTATTTATGCTGATAATGAGTGTTCTTATTGCTATAATTCTGCTTCTCTATATATACAGGATTTTTGTTTTTGCTTCCATATGGTTTTTCTTTGATAGGGGGGTATTTGTTTTTCTATATATAGTTTTCTTCTTTGTTATTTTGAAAGTGGGTATATGCAGAGATTTGGTTTTTCTTTCCTATAGGGGAATTTTTAGGGGTTGTCCATACCTATTCTTTTTCGGAAGGGGAGTCGGCTAAAGCCGCCTTTTTAACCCCTTCCGAGAGGGAATCGCTGCGCTCAATACATAAAAATGACAATTTGTAAAACCAAACAAAACAATTCCTATCAAAATGATATGATAAAAATGAAAATTTTCAAACTCCAAACCCTATAAGGGGGTAGGCAAAATTGAAAAATTGCAAATGTCTGATTTTTAAATGATTGTAAAATTTGGTTGATTTTAAAATAGCGTAAAACTGCCTCTTTTTAAATTTTGACTATTTGTAAACTTTTTCTATGTGTATTCTTTCAAAACGATACACTAAAATTACCAAAATCAGCCCAAAATGTAAGTATATAATATTACAAATCACAAGATTCTTTCTACTTCCGAATAGTATCTATGGGTGCATTTATGATGATGAAACAGACGTTACTTCTTCTGATGAGAGCAAATCTTCCTATTTTAACAGGTGGTAACACTTTTGCTGCCTATTTGTAATAGTATATTCTTACATTTTTAAAAAGGTAATTAACATTTGGGTAAAATGATACTGATTTTAGAGTAAGAATACTTATTGTATATTTTTTAAATGGGTATTAAAAATCGGCTTTTGATAGTTTTTGAAGATAACATGTTAAATATTAGTCATTTATAAATTTTCATTCTTTGAGTGCGCCCTATATACGAAAAAGTTTGACTTATTGTAATTTTTACATGGAAAATAGACTTTGTTTGTCACAGTATAGTATTACATTTTTAAGAAAAATGATTTTAACATTTCAAGTAATGCTATACTGTGAGAAGATTGCTATATTTTGAGATAACATTCCAAAAACTTGTTTAGGATATGCAACTGCCCTGCCGGAGTTACCATGGGTGTCGATACGGTTATCGTACTTCCGTTTGGTTTCGTTATAACTCTTTTCTTTATTTCAAACAATCCTGCTTCTACATAACGTTGCATGGGCTGATTGTAGTATTCTCCTTTTGTTCCCAAATAGCCTTTCTTCCTTAGCCATTTGAACAGCCGGTTCTGTCCTACCTCCATTCCGTTTTGACAGATTATCTTTGCAAGCTCCGCAACAAGACAGGATCGTTTGGATTCGGTTACAGCCATTGCGAAGATCACTTTTGGAGTATCTTCTTCAATTCTCTTTTCCATTTCCTTGTTTTCGATAGACAGTTCTTCTACTTTTGTTTCAAGTGCTTTCTTTTCTTTTTGTTCCTCTATCCACTTTTCCGCTCTTTTGATAGGGTCTTCTATCTGATAAGAAGGCAAAGATGATCTTTTTATGATTTCTTTCATCTTATTGAAAGCTGCGATATACTCTAATTTAAACTGGATTGCCTTTTCTCCCGTGAACCCCATAACAAGAAGAGTAAACCCCGTTTCTGTCATTGCGTAGAATTTTAATTTCTTAGAACCACCGTTTGATATTTCAACATCTTCTTCCAAAAGCTCAAAATTGAGTTTTCGTTCATTTTCAGGAAGTTTGCTTAAAAGTTCTTCTATATCCCTAATAACATTAGAGTGCCTTTTCCCAAACTTCATTGCTACCAATCTACTATTGGTCAGTGCTTGATTTTCTTTTCTGTAAACTAATTCATTCATAATTTTAAATATTTGATTGTGAGCAAAAGAAAACGGCTTTGCCCTTCCCGTTGCAATCAAATAAAGTAGAATAATCTTACTGTATTGGAAGATACAAAGCCGTTGAAATATAGTTTAAGTATTGGTTATCGGAACAATACTCATTACTACAGTAAGACTACTCATTTCTATTTGATTGCATCACAAATATAGCAACAAATCTTTGATCATAAAAATGGATTATCTTACCGTAGTATAACTTTTAGAAGAATAGGGATTATTTCGTTTCTTATCCTGCTTTTATTCCCCATATATTTCATTCATGATCTTGTTTGCTTTTAAAAAGTTATTCGTTTTCTTCGTAATCACATGCCGATCCTACAAGATCAGCGGTTTCTTCACCAAAAGGAATGCAATATGCCCAGCATTTACCTCCTACGGTAACATATATCCTTTCTCCTGGCTCTGTACTGATAATATGAGAAAACCAATCTGCCACCCATTCTTTATTTCTGTCTTGTCTTACAAGAACCTTAGCAAAAGGACAGAAATAGTAAACGAATTTCTTTCTCGCAAGAGAATAATGCAGATGCTTTTTATGATTTTCCTGATTCCAGATATCAATTTCGCTTTCCGTAGCCAAACGGGAAATAGGCAATATTTGTCCTTCATTTGTTTTAAGGGAAACGCCGTTCATGTCCACAAAACCAAATGAACAAAATTCTTCGTTGTAAGCTACTTGCCCTGGCACAAAAGGAGAATTTATTTCTATATTAGTAATATCAAACTCATCCCATGTTCCTGATGTTGACGGAAACAAAACTGTCTGTCCCTGTTCTGAAAGTCTGCCTAATTCATCCAATTTCAAATATTTTGTAAAGCCGTTTGAGGTTTCAGTTATCACAACAATACAGTTGCCCTCAACATGATCGAACAAAACTTCTCCATGTGTAATCGTGTACAATTTAGTGTACTTTGGACACTCTTTTATTAATTCAACTATATTCATATTGTTTGTTTTGTATCTATGTATTTTTCTTAAACTCATTCTACCCATTTGGCATTATCAGGCATTAACTCCTTAAATTCTTCTGGAATTTTCCCTTGATGCCACCAATCATTGGAAATGATTTTTCTCCCATCATTTGAAATAGCCTCCATTATTCTTCCTCCCATACCCATGAATCTTCGTGTTTTGTTGTTTGTATTGGGAACAAACGGGTGAACTATCCATGATTCTCCATCTATAATCAACCAATTGGGATTATTCTTATTCTCTTCATATAGTCTGATTCAAAACGCACAAGAATAGCAAACTCCATCTCGTTCCATAATAGATCGTATAGGACATTTGCAAAAATGTTCGGGATCCATGCTATGTATATTATTTTGTCCCGACCCATCTTCATGTTTGCATTTAGGACATATTTTCTTCTTTTCGCTTTCCATATTGTTTATGCTGTTTTTAAGGTAATAGATCATCTAAATAAGCCCATGATTCCATTTCATCTAATCTGCATAAAATACATCCTGGACGGCTGGATATAAAAGTTCTGTTCTCTTCCAATATACCCATAATTGGATTCTTTGATCCTATTGTTGATTTCTTAGGGAGAAACACAATAAAACAGTGGCAATCTGGAATTACTGTTATAGAATGCCACACAGAGCTGATGCGCCAGTTTGCACCAGCTTTGAAGGCTTTTTGTAATTCTGTTGCCATGCCTTTATCTGTCCAGATATCATGATCTTTTCCTTGATAATGCTTTGCTGCTTTTTCGATATCTTCTTGTTTCACACTTTATCTTCATATTGTTTATGGTGAACCTTCTCTCTGTCAGTGTAGTAATCTCTTTCTATTAAGTCCATAAGTTCGGACATGCTTTCAGAATTATCGTCAGATGATTTTCCTTTGAAGAAATATCTCATATAGTCTGACAATTGATTGGCTGCATTACGAAAATTCCTTTCCTTTTCCTTCCATTCATCAGTAGGAACAAACCCTCTTTCCTTGAAATGGGCCATGTACAGATCAAGATAATAGACAGACAAGTCCGCCATATTAAGTGACAAATTGAGTGTTTTCGCAGCCCAGGAAACAAGAGATTTTTCCATGTTCTGTTCCTGGTAATAGAACTTGTCCTTTGATTTTATATAGTCCATTTCTTCCTGGAGCTTTAATCTTTTTTGGTTCAAATATGTGACTTTAGCCCAGTTCCGCATACTTCTCGCTTTACTGATTTCTCTTTGAATTTCCCTTAATTCAATAGAGACTTCTGTTTTTGTTCTATCTTTCGTTTTCATATTTTGTTGTTTTTGAGATGATTATATTATTCTACATCGAAAAGTTGATCTAATACCAGTAATTCTACATTCATATTTTCGTCTTTTGGGAAACGAACTTTTATATTTCCAAACTTAGATGTCTTGAATAAGATGTAAGGATTTCTATCCTCGGCAGTTACCGGTTTGTATTCTCTGATCTCTGACATTTTGAGATACCAGTCACCTATTTTTACGAATTTGGGGAATACAGAACAAAGATACTGTTTTACAGGAGACATGTCTTTGTTCTCTTTAAAAGGAATGATTTCTTCTTTTCCTCTTATTCTGATTGAAAGAAAAGGACGAATGTTATCTGTTTCATTTTGAAACTTGAAGCCTGCTACAGCTTGTTTGGGTAATCTTCTTCCCATTAAGATAAAATAGCTCATTGCGGTAAAATTTACAGTAGCAAAACAAAAACCGGCGGAAGTCTTGTGCGGAACATTCCGCCAGGAAACTTAAAATATGAAAAGATTAACAGGTTTCTTCTCTTGTACCAAGAAGGTGTTCATTTCCTTCGTACGGAACACAATGATCCCACAGTCCTCCTAAACAGCGGTGCTTATGGGATTCCATGTCAAAATAAGAATAAAAATCAATTGACCACACAGTAAAACAATCGTTGATTGATGCCATGTCTTTTACAAGAACTTTCTGAAATGGCTGAAATTTCGTAACTGCCGGCACAGCTTTGTAAATAGGTAAGATAAGTTTACCTTCTATCCATAAAGGAACGAGATTCCTTGTGAAGAATTTGGGATCATTCACATTCACTTCTTCTTTTGAAAGGTCTACTTCTTCAAGTTCGTACACCTGATCTTCCAACATCCAACTATGGAACCCAGAGTCTTTCTGTGTCTTCAAAGAAATACATACTTCATCTATCTTTTCGATACAAAAGAACTTGCCACATAATTTTTTCATGTTATTTGTGAATGCAAAAGGGCCTTCGACAGTCACAGAGCCATCTTTTGTTTTGTTACTATTGTACCAGTCAAGAGATTTGACCTTAACAATATCACCTACTTTAAATTTCATTTCTTTCATTGTTTTCTTCTTTTTCGTTATCACTAATATTTCCATTATCATCTTCTTTAAATAGTTGTTTTATGTTCACGCCTAAAATTTTTGCTATTCTAATCAATGTATCCATAGTAGGATTTCCATTTACAATGGAATAAAACGATTGTCGAGTTATCCCTAACTTTTCGGACATTTCATTGACTGAAATACCTTTTTTAAGCATGACTTCGCGTATCCTTAATTTATTCTCATTCATTTTTTTGATTGTTTTTCTGTGGCAAATGTAATAGTTTATTCTTACATGTCAAAATATATTCTTACATTTTCTTCAAAATATTTTTAGCGTAAGAATAACACTTGTTATCAAAATAGTCAGTATCAAGATGTAAAACTCATTCTCATAAGTGCAATATTTCGCCATTGCATCTATGAGAAGATATATCATGACCGACCGTATCATACCAGATTCTGTTTTTCTTTCCTTTCGTTCCATTCTTCAAGAAAATCTTCCACACTCACAATCTTATCTCCTGGCAAGACTTGATCTTTCGTGATACCATAAAACGCATTCCCTTCCACCTTTATATAGTCAGCATAATTCTCCATTGCTTGCGAGCAATACAAAGGCTTAAAACCAGCATCAGCCAGGATAATACAACTCTCATACCTCCTGTTTTTGATTACAAAATCTTTACTTTTTCGTTTCATAGGTGTAATAATATGTTTTGACAACAAAAGTAAATGTAAGAATATATTATTACAAACATCTGAATAAGTTTAACGTATGTTAATACATTTGCAATTGAAAGAGCTTACATCTATTTTTGAAGAAAAAATAAAATCATGACATATCAAGAACGTTTAGAAGCAGCTATCAAAAAGCTACAAAAGGTCTATCCTAATGCAACGGTAGAACAAACTATTGATCAGAATGGGAATGCCATTTGGCAAACAACCATTCCAGGGGAGAAGATCATTGAAAGTATGAATGTAAATGCTTTGGAAATTGTGGTCAACAACCTTTATGAAGCCTATCGCGTAAAGGTTGGGGCGAAGAAATAGTAAATCGAACTTATTTGTCATATTAAGTTAATCAATGACATTGCGGTTAAACAGTGTGTTGAAAGGGGTACTTGTGAAAGTGCCCTTTTCTTTTTATCTTTGAGGCAGTTAATTAACTCAAAAACAATTTATCATGAACAAAATTTTATTGACATTGGCTTTTCTGTTCTCCTATGTCGCCTGTATTTTTGCACAAGGGGAACTGCTGGAAGAAACAGTTGATTACGCTGCAAATTTCGCTACTTTTGCAGGAGTAGTGGGTGTTACAGCAGTCGTAACCGAATTTATCAAGAAACTTTTTAAAGTAGAACCTTCTGAATGGGTACAACGGATTATCTCTTGGGTAATCGGCATTGGACTTGGAATGTTTGCATGGGGATTTAATCTTGGAATGTTTGAAGGTCTGGATTGGTGGCAAGCACTCTTATGGGGATTCGGAGCAGGATTGGCATCGAACGGATTTTTCGATACCGGACTTATCGAATGGCTTTTTGGATTGTTTACCAAGAAAAAGAAATAATTATCTTCATCACACACTTCTTTTTTAGTTTTTACTGGTTCAGGCGGGGCGAAAGTTCCGCCTTTACTATACCATAACATTAATATATACAGCTATGACGATAGATGAAAAATATACGAAACTGAAAAGCATTTTCTTTAAAGATTTTGTAGTAGCAACAGAGAATTACAATTGCCGAGGAACTAATATCCCAGCAAGTAAAGTGACAAAGAGCGATATAACAGGTCTGAAAACCTTATATTGGGGAGACGGGACGATCAATATGGCGGAATACCTACATTATTTATATGTAGAGGCTGTGCTGGGGGATAAATCTTGTGTGGATAAAATTTACTGGTGTCTGAAATCAATAGAAAGACTTTCTTTGAGTGCTTATGAAGATGAAAAGATGAAGAATCCAAAGGTATATTTTAAATACGAGCCTGGATTCTTCCTTAGAGATGATATATCGGTAAATTCAAAAGACCTTTTTGATGCTTTCAAAGTGGAAAGCGGTTACTCGAACGGTATCGAACTTGAAAATGAAGACCCCTGTTTTTCTCCTTTTGTCTCGCAAGACCAAATTTGGAACTTACTTCCATCTCTTACATTAATAGCGGAGGGGATGGAAGATCACAAAACAGGCATTTTAGCAAAAGAAATACTGAAAAACATCCTTTCCTATGTTTCTGATCACGGACATACCATTTACAATCCCTATTTCAGTGCATTGAAACATTTTTGGACGTACCTTCCTTCTATGAACACAGAAAAAGTAAAACCATGGGATAGGGTGTATGATAGGAACATTCATTTGAAATACACAATCAAAGTAAAAAGAGGTGCTAACAACTGGTATTTTGCTTATGGATCCAGAAAAACGCTCAAAAAATTCATTCCAGAAGCTAAATTGAACGGTTTTCTGACTTTTTTGTACGGTTTATGGTATATTCCATTCATTTTTCTTGCTGATAGGGTATATTTCCCTATTGTTACACGGTTCGGAGTAAAAAGAAAAGACAATTCCTATTATTGTATGGCATCTGCCGGTGATGTTTGGTATTCTGGAAGGAAAAGTTATCTCAAAAGGGTATGTAAGAAGTTCAATAAGGATAAGGAATATACCTTTCCCGCACTTGCAGAGTGTATGAAACAGGAAAAATGGCAATATCTGGACTTGGAAGAAATGGAAAAATGGCTGAATGAGTATGAATTTGACGAAAAATCGCTTGAATCACCAGTGAAATTTCTAACTTTGTACTGTTACTTGAAGTTGTCCAAACAATCAATTGCTTAAAATCTTAGCCACAGTGTTTTACCCCGCCTTTCTTCTTTTGAGAGGCGGGGATTTTTATTTCCATTCACAAAAGTGTAAGAATATACTATTACATTTTCATATAAATTAACAATAAAAGCCTCGTTTTTGTACAAAATGATATTACTTTTGCAGCATATTCAAGTGACAAAACAAATAGAATTATGAAACCTTTCAATTTAGAAGAAGCAAAAGCTGGCAAACCAGTACGTACATGGATGAGTAGGTATAAAGTGGAAATCATCTCTTTTGACGATCATCAAATACCAAACATGCCTATCTTAGCAAAAGTTTTTATAAACAATCAATCTCCAGTTCTCTTTCATTTTAAAGAAGATGGAACCCATTTACTCCATAACGGATTCTTTCTTGTGATGGACGAAGATTTGGTAGAAGAACCTTCTTTTTGGACTTCCACTTGTACCGAAGAAAACGCAAAAATCAATTACACAATCAAAAACAAATAAAAGTATGGAAAAGAAAATGACTGAAAAACAAGAAATTTTGTTTGAAATGAAAAAGAAAAAGCCATATCGGGCTTTCCTTGCAGCTTGTATGTGGGCTGGATTCGGGCTTTATTACACTGGTAAGCCTGTTATTGCATCTATCCTAACTATTTGTACCTTGTACAATCTTTTAGGGGCTGTAATCACCTTATTTAAGGTCGATCTGGTAAATTGTGTTGAACACCTACTTTGGTTTACCGGATTTTGGATTTTCTCAATCCTGATAGCGGTTCCTTTGGCAGAGGATACAAACAACAATATCAAACGTGAAATCATTAAAAACAACAAATAACATGAAAAGAGTAATTTTTATCAGTGTATTATTTACACTTATTTCGATGTGTGGATGCAAGCAGGAAGCCTCTAAAGAATCAGAAATTACCAAAGAGCAAGAAACCTCCAAAGAATTGAACATCTATCAAATTATGGATATTCAATTTAAAATATTGGATGCTTCTTCTAAAGATTTTTTGGTTGAAGAAGCTGATAAACTCATTCCAAAAGAAGCCTACAGCGAAAGGGTTGCTATAGAGACTGGAGGAAAAGCTATAAAATATAGCCTCAATACAGGTTATAAATTAAGTGTAAACGAGGTTTTTGATGAAAAATCAGGGATAGTTCCTTATACAAGTCTCGAAGCAAAGTTCGATATTTATGATATGGAAGATACAAAAACCTTTATAGATGGGATTCTGGATTATCTGAAAGAAAAGAAAAGGTTAAAGAAAGAAGGGATATCCGAGGTTGTAGATAAACCAGATTACAAACTTATTGCCCTTATTTGGGACGGTGGATTCAGTTCAATTGAAATGAAACAAAACGGAGCAATTGGATTTGACATTATCTTTATCAACTATTACGACATGAACAAACAAAATAAAAAGTAAGGATATGGAAAAGGTGGTCACATATTACTTAGACAGAAAGGGTAGGGTGTTCTTACTATTTACTTGGAATGGAAAGGCTTTAGATGCTTTTAAGTCAGGTTTCTTCCCTAAAGATATGCCTGTAGAAATGATTCCTAAAGAAGAAAACATATCTGGTGAGAACCTCCTTATGGTAGAATACTTACCAGGAAGAAAAATCCTACTAAGAGTGGGAGATGGCATTTTAAGAAGCTACGAATGGAAAGGTGTCAAGAAAATGTATAGAGATAAAAACTATACAAAACAAAACACCTTCTTCCAGCAGAAAAATTGGAAGAAGATAAACAACCCTGTAAAAATAGAAAAGATAATAGCTATAAGAGAAAAAGGCAAAACAAAAGTAAAACCTGGCATGATAAGAGTTACCGAATATCGTCCAAAATTTGTATCTTTGAAGCAAAGAGTAGAAAACGAAAACAAAGATTTGGAATTTTAAAATCGTTTGTCATGTGAACAGCAAGGTGAGGGTGGTTGAGAAATCGTCCTCACCTACAAAAACAATACACATAGTATCCCAAATCAAAAACCTTAGCATTTTCTTCAAAATTCTTAGGTGATTATGTGCCAGCTTATACCAGTACAATTTGACGTTTCACCACTCCGGCTACCGCCGGCAACTCCACGTCCCCTTCCCAGTTCACCACCGGTGTCTTGTTAATATTTTCTTGGCTTAGAAGATTCTGTTTTTCTAACCCAAATTTTTTAATGTTTTGTGCTGCAAGCAAATCTCTATCGTTTTTAGAACCACATTCAGGACAAGTCCAAACACGATCGGAAAGTTTTAAATCCTTATAAATGTGTCCGCATGAGCACATTTTTGAAGATGGTTCAAACTGTCCTATTCTTATAAGGTTTACTCCGTTCCATTCTGATTTATATTGCAGCATCCTAAAGAACTCGCTCCATGATGCAGAAGCAATTCCCTTAGCAAGGCAATGATTTTTCAACATGCCTTCTACATTAAGGTCTTCAATAATAATAGTTTGGTTTTCGCTGATTATTCTCTTAGACACTTTGTGTAAAAAGTCACTTCTTCTATTCCTTATTCTTTCGTGACAAATAGCAACAGCTAATTTTGCCCTTTTGTATCTATTGCTTCCTTTCTTCTTTCTGGAAAGTCTTCTCTGTAAACAAGACAATCTTTTAGATGATTTTTCAAGATATTTAGGATTTTGAAAAACCTGCCCATTCGACAATACAGCAAAATCTTTCAATCCTACATCTATTCCTACCGACGTAGTGGAGGTAATAGGAAACTTTTCAGGTAAAGAATTTCCATCTTCTACTAATATACTTACGTAATATTTCCCAGTGATAGACTTTGAAACTGTTACAGTTCCTATTTTACCTTCAAAAGAACGATTTTTATAAAATTTTACCCATCCAACAATAGGAAGTTTGATTCTACTATTATCAAAGTCAATTCTAACAGAATTAATATTTTTGAAAGTTGGTTTGTCACGATGTTTAGACTTGAACTTTGGGAAGCCAGTATGTTCTCTAAAAAATTTGGTAAAAGCACTATCCATACAGCGGATAGATTGTTGTAAGCACTCATTAGATACCTCATTAAGCCAAAGATGGTTCTCATCTTTTTTGAGTAACGTTAGCTGCTTACATAAATCAACTGCTGACATAGATCGTTTTTCACCCTGATAAGTTTTGATTTTCAGATCAAGAGCCCAATTATAGACATACCTACAGCAACCAAATGTTTTCTCCATTTGGGTGATCTGCTCCGGTGTAGGATTTAATCTATATTTGTAGCCTTTGATCATTGTCTTATCAGTTTTATGATACAAACTTATATTATTAAAGTAAGATACATACTATTTTACTTTATGTTTTTACAACATGATTGGTGCGGTATGGTATATAATTACCTTTTACTATTCGATGGATGGGTAGCGGTCAAATTGATTTGCTACCCATTTTTCATTTACATGTTCCTTTTTAATGCCATCATTTCCCCTCCATTTCCTTGTCAAAATGTTTTCATCATAACCACCACATCCTTAGAACCTTACAACAACAAAATGTTGTTTTCAGTTTCTATATGTAATTTCATAATAAACCCATTACGATTTATCTTTCAGCTAAATCTTTATTATGACTTTTTCTATCTAACGATAAATCTTATAGATATAAAAATTAGTCATAATAAAATGGGTTATTGTGAAATCTTGCGTTTCACAAAAAGCTGACGCTTGTTTGTGAGAACGGATTTGATCTCCAAATCCTATTAAGTAGGGATAAGAGTAAAAAGAAAAGAAGGAAATAATACTCCTACCAAGAGAAAAAAGATAGAGAAAACAAAAACGAACAACTTCCTATTAAGAAAAGAGGAAAATAGAAATAAAGAACAGATGATACTCCTACTAAGAAAAAGAGAATAAAAACACGTATGCGCGTAAGGAAAATTAAAACCAAGACAGGGGGATGGAGGGTGGGGAAGAAACCCTACGGGCGCGCGTGAGCGAAGCGAGGCGTGCGAACTGGTGGTTGTGACATGGTTTGTAAAAATACAATTGTTGAAATTTTGCGGAGACGAAATATTTGCTTATCTTTGTGGTACAAGAAACAATTTGTGAAAATTGTTTTGTTTGCACGGTTCAGATGCTAAATAGAGTTAAAAATACAGATAAAATTTTCTTATCTTATTTAACCCAACAGCAAAAATTGTATTTTTGCTCTTGTAAATTTTTAAACATAATATCATGTTGTTGGGAAAAGAACCAAAAAACAAACATAGCAGAATATTCTTCATAGAAGTCCAAATGATAAGATGGGCTTATGAAACTGAATTAAAGAAAGGTAAAGTTAAAGGGAACATTACTTTTAACCAATTGCATTCTATTGTTAATAGACATTTTCCAATAGGAAGAGTTCGTCTTGCTTCAATTTTAGAAGACAACCGTACCCTTATAAAACTTGAAGATGGAAAACTAAAGTTTATAAATAGACACAATGCTTACTCTCTTGTTGAGAAGTTCCCTACCATTTTTGCAGATTTATCTCAATTGAGAAGGACTTTCTATTTGAAAGATAAGAATTTGAGATGTGATTTTGTATTCATAGCTTTTCTTATTTATGCGGAGATGAAAAGAAGGTATTTTTCTTTAGCCTCTCATGAGAACAATCTTCTTGTTGAAAATGGAGAAATCCGTTATGGGAGAAAATTTTCTTCTATTTCTTTTATGTCACAAAAGACAATGGCGAAAGAATTAGGCTGGTCTACTTCTAAAGTAGCTCAACAGATAAAAAAGATAAAAAGACTTTTTGGATCGAAATCTTATACTTCTGATACACAAAGGGAAAGACAAAGAAGGAAATATCCCAATTCTCAATCCTATTCTTTGAATTTACCTCCTTTAGAGGATATGGAAGCTATTGTAAACAGAAAAATGATAGCTTTGTCCAGGCTAAAGAAAAATGCTTTTAGAAAGAAAATGGATAAAGCTGAATGGACACACGTAAGGAATTGTATTAAAAGAAAAAATAGCAATCGATATAGATTTATGTATAATACGCAACACTGCAATTCTGACTGCTATCTTGAAACTATAGGTATCATAAATAGGATAGACAGTCTGCAAGATAAAGGCAAATACAAGTCCGCTCAATTCTTTTTAAAACTGTTGACCGGAGAGGAAATGGTAAATCAGAAAAGAGTTGTCCCTACTTTTGTTATAGATAAATTCAAAAAGGCACTAAAGAAATCTAAAGCATCGGAGGCAGCTTGATCATGGAAAAGATTTTAATTGAAGTCGAAGGAACTATTCATACTTTTGAAAGCATTAAGGAAGCTGCAAACTATAGGACTGATTTTTTAAAACGGATGGAACCGTCTTTAGGTAATAGTCCGAATGAAAGACTTTATATTTAGCGATAGTTTATATTTCTGTTCTTCCACTAAAAAGGGACGTAACAAAAAAGAACATCGCCAAGCGAAGAAAGAAAAACAAGAATAAGAAAACGCACAGAAAACGATGAAAAAGAAAACATTATCTGTCAAGGATAAAAAGAACCTAACAGAAGAAGAAAAGAAAGACGTACTGTCTTTTTACGGAGTTACAAAGGATCAACAAGAAGCTGTTCTTGACAGCTATCAGCATGATCCTGAAAGATATTTTGCTACTATTCGGCAGATGCCAAAAGAGGAACAGGAAGTGTCCCTACTGATTGCTGCTGCATGTGGCATTGACATTAACAACTTTTAACTGTAAAAATTTCAATTATTGCACACAATAGTTGTATATTTGCAGTCGAGATGAGATAGCTAAAAAGTTGAAGATTGGGAGTGATTCGCGGTAACTTCCCTTCTTTTCTTGAAGGCTATGTGATTAAAATATAAACAAAATTCTCCCCTGTAAGAATCGTTCCTAAAAAATAAGTCCCGAAGTAGGGCAAATGGCGGCTTACAGGATGAATTTTGTTTTTAAATAGGAAATTTCAAATATTCTATTTATATTTGCGCCATGTATTTGGTAGAACAACATATTATTTCTGTAAATGATAAGAGATACAAAGATTTAGATCGAATTTGTTTCTTGTCTAAGAACTTGTATAACGCTGCTTTATATACAATAAAGCAAGAGTTTCTTTGTACGGGGAAGTGGATAAGATACACTTCTCTTGATAGAAAATTAAAAGATGAAGATAATTTTGATTATAGAGCTATAAGTGCGGCTTCATCTCAACAAATTCTTATGTCTTTAGACAAAAGTCTAAAATCTTATTTTTCTGCTATCAAGTCTTGGAAACGGGATAACAAAAAGTTTACCGGTTGTCCTAAGTTTCCAAAATACAAACACAAGACTAAAGGTAGAAATGTGTTCCCTTACTCTTATGCACAGTTTAAGCACAGAGATAATTATATTTTCTTTCCTAAGAAAGAAGGTCTGTCGCCTTTGAAAACAAATTGTAAAGAAGGTTCTGTTAAACAAGTTCGATTTGTTCCTAAACCAGATTGTTATATTATAGAGGTTGTATATGAATCAAAAGTAAAAGAACAGCTTCCTGATAACAATAGGGTTATGTCTATTGATTTGGGCGTAAATAATCTTGCTTCTATTGTTACTAATGTAAGTAAGAAAGCTATTTTGATTGATGGAAGAAAATTGAAATCCATAAATCAGTATTACAACAAAAAGAAGTCAAAAATCCAACAACAGCTAAAAAAGACAAATGGAAAAGAAAATTCGAGGCGGTTAATGTCTCTAACAAGAAAAAGAAACAATAAAGTGAAAGATTATCTTCATAAAGCAAATAAAGAAATTATCAATATTTGCTTGGAAGATAATATAACAACGTTGATAGTAGGACATAATGATGGATGGAAACAAAATACCAACCTTGGTAAAAGAAACAATCAGAATTTTGTAAGCATTCCATTTGAAACGTTTATATCAATGTTAAGGTATAAATCAGAAAGACAAGGACTAAGGTTTGTTGAAGTAAACGAATCTCATACGTCAAAATGCAGTTCTTTTGATTTAGAACCAGTGGAACATCATGATCCTTACGTTGGTAAAAGAGTAAAAAGAGGACTTTTTAAAACAAAAGATGGAATTTTGCTCAATGCAGATATCAACGGAAGTTACAATATCATGAGAAAAGTAAAAGGGGATGCAGTAATGCCACCCTATACAGGATTTGGGTATAATCCAGTTAAGAAATTTATTAACTAATAAATACTTAGGATGTCGTGAGATGAATGGTTTTTCGTGAGAAAGGCTTCTTTTGAAGTAACATTGCTCTTCGCGCATAGGAACAATCAAAAAATTCAGTTTAATTTACTTCCTACCTTAAAAGGCTAAGCCGTTACCTTTGATCGTTGGGTGGAACGAGAACGGCACTCTCAGCAAGTATCAGTACGGTTGCCACCCCAACAAGGAAAGTGCTTGCTGAGAGTTTTTTTATTTTGAAAATTGTTCGATATAGGAAATTTTGGTTACATTTGTGTGTTGAATTTCACCTAATTAAATTGTGCACGAAATGATTAGAGAATATCCTATAAACGAATTTAAAGACCTTGCAGAAAAGAATAACTGGGAGGTTTATTCATTGGAGCAAGTCAGAGACTTTGCTTCTGATGTTGTTAAAAGCATTGATCCTACCGAACAGGAACATGGAGCTATTGACTTCGTGTCTTTAAACCGTGTTGTTGTAGTTGACGAAAACTTCAACAAATCTGTTGTATATTATCGTGAACCGCAGATTGAATGGAAGGACGCAGATCCAGAAACAATTGAAAAAGCCGGAGCAACCGGACTTCCCATAAAGAACAAGATCGGTTTTTACAAAGATACCCCCGAAAACAGAAGAAAAGGTATTGTGGGTATGCCCTACAAGAAAGATACCGAATATAAGAAGAAAGCAAAAGAAGATTCCGAAAAATCCGAAAAGAAAGAAGACTAAGCCTTGTGAAGTAATGGAAAGAAAACAGAGAATACATTATATAAAGGCTTACTTGGGTAGCTTCTGTTATCCATTACTTGTCGCTATACCTTTATCTCCTATTGTGGATTGGATAGAAAAATATCTATTTAGGGACTGGGAGTTTTTAAAGTTTCTTGTCGTACTTATTGTGATTGACACTCTTGTAAGCTGGGTGTTTCATCTAAGGAAGAAGGATTTTTCGTCCAAAGGATTCGCAATGATTATGACAAAACTTTTTGTGTATAGTTGTTTGCTTATTGTGGCTCATGTTTTGGGTGGGTATACGATAGATGGACAAATCACCACTACTTTTACTTGGTTTCGGTCTTTGATGAGCACGGCTCTTATCGTCAGGGAATCTGTTTCCATTGTTGAGAATGCAGGAAAGATCAGTCCTAACCTTGTCCCTTCATGGATCAGGAAATATTTAAGGGACTTTGACGAAAATGGATTTTTAAAAATGAAGGACAAGAGCGACAACCGTCCTTCTATTTAGATAGGTAATTTTAAATTTTTGAGATATGCGTTTATATAGATTTATCAATACAGATAAGAAAATTGACGTAGTTGTCGTTACAGATGGTTCTTGTGAACAAAAAAGA